AGCTATTGCTCTCTGCGCCGTTCATCTTATACTGCGTCGCGTAGGTCGTGTGCATTTGGAATGTCAGCGGAGCTTTACCAGAGCCGTCCGCATAATCGTCGTGGTTCTTGCCGATAATGTCGATTGCGTAGGTTTTGTTGTTGATCGTCATGCTGCAGCTGTCGCCGACGTTCCATGTGTCAGGAACTTCTTTGTTATGCACAGCGGCAATGATGTCGGGCCAGCTGTTCTCGGAGAATACAGCCTTGATTGAAACGACGCTAATCGCTTGCGTCGTGGTCGCAGTAACATCGAACTCTGTAAAGCTGATTGTAATCGCGGTATCACCCGTCGCGGCGACCGTGGGCGAGTACGTGAATCCAGTTGTCACTTCTCTGGTCGCGCCATTGGAATACGTTGCTTCCAGTACCATTCCGGAAACGTCAATGGTCTCGTCCGCTTTATATTCAGTCATGGTTGGTGGTGTCTTTACCGCAATGCTGGAAAGCTCAATTCCTCCAGATTTCTTATAAATCGTGTTTACAATCATATAGCAGCCTCCTGAATGCTAACCAAGATATTGATATCGCCGGTTGGGATTGTATCGCATGTAAAGGTCAGAAAGTTTTCCGCCTGCGAGCGAAGCCAGACACCGGCTTCGTAGTATGTGTCCTGCATGGATGAAACAGGAGCAGCCTCAATCAACTGCTTCGTTTCATCAGCGGAGATTCCGTCAACAACAATAGATTGCTGCATTGTAGCGCTGTCCCACGCGGAAGCCGGAAGTGTTGCCTGTGCGATCTTCACCATAGCAAGGATGACTTTTTCCTTCGTCGGGACTGCTAGATCGTTATCGTATTTTGAAAGGTTCTTCATTCCACACCTCCAACCATCTGCATCAAACAGCACCCCAAAAGAATTTCTGAGGTGTTCTTTGATGCCCCCGGATTTCTCCGGGGGCTATAACGTGCAAATCAGCCGATTGCAACGACCTTGTAGGTGCCAGCCGCCAGAGTGGTAGCAGTGGAATCAGTCTGGTTGATAACAACAGTGATGCTGTTGTCCTCGTTCAGAGAGACATCCGCAATTACCATGTCGTTGGTAGCAGCTTCGTACACCTGAACCAGCATCGGGAACGTGGGGCCGTTAGCCTGTGCCGCAATGGTCCACGTATAAGCGCCGCCTGCAGCCGTCAGGACGGGGTTGTTAGTGCTGTACTTCTTGAGGTGTACCGGCATAGCCTGCCAAGTCGGGGCAGTATCTGCGCCGCCGGAAACCAGAATCTGACCGGCTTCACCGGCCCCAGTGGGAGCAAAGAAGGACGGGTCCTTCGTAGCCGTACCATTGAGCGTGATGGTGTTGTTGGTAGCACCTTCGGCAACGGCATCCAGTTTAGTCTTGTCTTCCTTGCTAAACTGCGTGTAGGTGGTGCCTGCGCCGATGTCATCCTGCGTCAGGACAACGACACCAGTCTTGCCGTTGACAGAGTTGACGTCAGACGGGTTGCAGAGCACGTAGGTCGTGCCGCCCCAGCGATACTGCTTGTTCTGGTAAGCACCTTCCGTCATGACAACGTAGATCTTACCAGTTTCCGGAGTCAGGGCTTCGCCGCCAGCGGTCAGGGACAGCCAGTCAGCTGCAAGCGGGGTCTCGCCGACGATGTAGGCTTCCACAACGTCATCGACGTAGCTGGGCAGCTGGGCAGCCGGAACAAGGCCGTCAGCACCGAGGGTCGCAACGCCGTTCGCCGCGCCTTTCTCGGAAGCCGGAATCTTGGAGTTGAGCTGTTCCTGCGCGTCAGAGGTGAGGCCGGTGATGTACTGTGCGCCAGCGATCTCCTTCGCCTCAATGGCAGTGACGTGGCCGGCAGCGTCAACAGTGACGCCTACAGTGTGCGTGGCGTCGCCGTATGCGCCTGCAGTTGCACCGGAGAATGCGTGACCGACGGTGATGGTCTTCTCCGTAGGATCAGCAGCAACATGCGTCCACTTGTCACCAGAGGCCAGCGTGAAAGTGTCCGTCTTGGAGCTCGCGGAAACGGTAGCTGCAGCAGTCTGACCGGCGACCTCAGTCGTATCGTTCTCGCTCTGCTTCGGGACATTGATGTTCGACCATGCGTTCTGGTTGATTTCGCCGCCGCCAGCAACCGCGTTCTTGACCGCAGTGTCGAGGGCTGCCATAGCCTGCTGGATTGTCATGTCCTTTGCGACATAACCATCGTCAACAGGCGTATAGCCGGTCAGAGTCAGTTCGACGACATTCTTAGTGGTTACAGTGCCGGTGGAATCGAGGCCAACGATGACTGCACCGGTGCTGCCTTCCTGGTTGTAGACAACACCTACGGGCTTCCAGCGTTCGCCATCAAACTGATAAATGACCTTATCAGTGCTGTTGGTGTAAATCTGACCGAACTTCGGGTTCGCAGGCGCAGTAGCCAGCGGCTGAACGACAGCATTCTGAAGTTCATTTTTGTTGAGGTCAAGATTTACGAGGAAGGTTCTTTTGCTCATTTTGCTTTCTCCTTTGCGTTAATTTAGATATGCAACTCCAGAAAACGGAGATGCAAACAACAGAATGACATTGTTGCTATCCACATACTGAACTTCTCCAACAACCTCAGAGCCGGCGCTGTCAGCAACCGTTACAGACGGATATTTACCCATATTATGAGCGATTTCCCACTTCTTTTCGGCGGTTGCCTGTGTAAATGTGAAACTCTTGTCTCCACCCCCGCCGGATTCAGCCCCAAGATGTTTCAACGTTTTATCCGGTTGGATTATATAAGCGTCAGCTGAAGAATCCGTCAGGACATGAATGATCTGGCTGTAAAAGTACAGTGTGTCGGTCGAGCCAGGAGGACCAGCAGTTGCAGCAGCAGCTTGCGCTTCTTCGAGCGATGAGAAATACGAGTTGTATTCTGCTGGAATCGCAGACGTCATTGCGAAGGACACGCTCATGCCAAGTTTCGGAACGTTTGGAAGTGCCATCTTTGTTCCTCCTTTCTCAAATGGTTACGTTGTAGGTGTTCTTTGTGTCGTTTGGAGTTGCAAAATCCAGGGTGAAGACTTTGTAAGGAATCGAGAGATACGATGCCGCGCCCTCGACTTCTACCGTTGCCTGTGTAAATGCGGTCGTAATGTCGGCGTTCAGGCCATTTACGTCCTTGATGCTCGTTACATCTCGCAGGGTTGCCGGGTATGCAATAATGACCCGCAGTGCGCCAACCGGAATCGTTACGCTGAACGTCGAGCCGTTTGTGTATGCTCGGTTCGATTTCTGCGCAAGGCCACGAATCACAGCACTATCCGTTGTTGCTTCCTTGTCGGTCGTCGTTCCGTAGAAGGAATTGCGGTATCCGGTGATTGCACCGGTAGTGGCAGATTTCGTTCCACCCTTGATTTGACCAGCCGGATATTCCTGATCCAGTGCGGTAAATGGAATCTCACCATCGCTGTATGTGCAGTTGAGCGTAATCTTGTAGTTTGCACCATCTGGTACGATATAGGCCGCAAACGCGCCGCTCTGCGCCGCGATTTGTTCAGATGTAACGTTGTTGACAGCGGACCAGCTTTGTGCAACAACACCTGTCGGCTTTGGTTTGTATTCGTAGGCCCCCGGATTCAGCGACCCATTGTATGCAGGCGTGACACTTGTTCCGACTTCATATGCCCTTGCCGTAGAACTCGATACACTTACAGATGGCTGTGTAATCGTCGGATTTTTATCCTGGGAAAAAGCGTCAAGGACTACTGCCTGCACACTTATGTTTTCTGCGGGAACCGTGACTTTACCGTCAACAGGCACATATCGGCCAAACTGTTCCGTGAGCACAAGATCTTTCGTGAATAGAACTTGGTCTGCCGTCGGGGTCTCACCCGTACCGCCGCTGCCCGGCTTATACCAAAGAGCGCCGGTCTCATCGACTCCGACTTGTGCCGTCATCTCGTCGGTCTTCGGAATCGCCTTTACGCCGCCGAGCGCTTCTTCGCTGGCGACCGGAAGCTCATAAGCCTCCGGTTTATCGGTCAAACTGTTGTACGAGCCATCAAAGTCCGACGTGCCAGCGCCGATGTTCTCCCTAGCCTGTTGCTTCTCTGCGTCAGAGAGTGCCTGCGCCGTTGTTTTTACCGCGTGCGTCTGAACTTCGCCGGTTTCGCCGTCCACAGATTTGACCGGGATGCCATCTTCCGTGATGTATCCAGCTCCGTTTTTGAGGTCCTTATTGTCCGTTGGAACAGTTATGTCAACCGTCTTATTATTGATTGACTGTTCAATCCCATTGACCGAGATGGTGTCGATTTTACCGCCGTTCTCCGAAACGAACTTCGATATGCCGCCAGTTTCCGCGACCGTCCCATCTGGGTCATAAGTGGCCTTCAGCATATCTCCGCCGCCAGCGTTTGCGATTGCGTCTGCGACAGCTTTTTCACTCGGTACTTTGTCTGCGCTCGTTCCAAGCTGTTGGGTGATGTCATCCTTCGAAACCGCACCAACATCAGAAGCATTGAGCTCGACTGCCCCCGTTTTCCCGTTTACGCTGGTTACGGGAGTGGCAGTGGTTTCCCATTCTGTCGGGTTTCCATTTTCATCGACGCTCTTTACTACCGGGATTTGACCAGGAGTAGCACCGGTGATGCCAAGGGAAGGATCTCCGCTTTCGACTACGTAAGTGTCCGGAAGGCCCGGAAACTTTATTGTTTTTAATGGAACATTCGCCATAGTGCGGCCACCTCTTTCTCATTCCCAAAAAATACTTATATTTCCGGCTCCGTCGTCCTTCGCTCCAGCTCCGGGAATGCTGGTAATCACAACGTTCCCGTCGCCAAGGTCTGCCGCACCAAACGTGCCGGCACCAATGTTTTCTCGCGCCTGCAGTTTCTGTTCTGCGGTCAGATCTTGTGCTTGATCGTACAGGACAGCGCCGGTCCCGGCCTTATCTGCGCCGATGTTCTTACGTGCCTGTTCTTGCTGTTCTTCCGTGAGATCTTGCTGGATGTCATATCGTACTGTGCCTTCTGGAGTGACCGTAACGCCGGCCGCGTTGATTCTGATATAAATCAGCCCGGTAACGCCGCTGTTATCAGAAGTGTTTCGGTTGACACTGCTACCTGTCGAGCTGTCTTTTCCGATGATTCCTCGGCTCAAAGCTTTCGCCACGTCAATCGACTCGCCAGAACCGCCAAAGATTGAGCCGTCCGAGAACTCCACTCTTGCCTGCGGCTCAACATAGCCGCGCATGGCAAATGTCTGTTTTTGCGTGAGCGGCATCATCCACTTTCCGTTTTCATAGGTGACGTTTCCTGGATACTGCCTTGAAAGACTGCCGAGGTTCAAAACCACGGTCTTCACGATATCTGGCGTAATGAGCGTCCCATCCAATGCCTGCAGCATAAAAGGGACTGCGTATTTATCTCCCTGTGTCATTGAAACAGCCATCAGATCCCCTCCAGTTTGATTTTTGTGCTTACGCTCTTATCGCCATAGGTTGCTGTAACGATCAGCGGTTTTGTATCTCCCTGCCAGCATGTAATCGTCACAGAGTTCTCGCTGATATCCGCACTGTACGCCATTGTGTCCGGACCTTCGAATGTGTACGTGACTATATCTTCCGTCTGCTCGCCGAGGTCAAAGTATGCTGCCGTCAGCGTGCAACTTTCATAGGATTTCAGCCGTTCCGGAGTAGTCCCAAGGAATGCGATTTCCGGCTCTTCCGAAATAGGCTCAACCATCAATTCATAATCCATAAAAATGTCCTGATTCTGTGCCAGCGAGCATCGGATCACACATTTTCCTCCGGAGACGGCCGTAACGAGTCCATCCGGTCTCACGATTGCCACCTCATCATTCAGTGACGTCCAAATGTAATTCACCGGGTGTGCTTCTGTGCTCGCTGCGTATTCTCCGCAGCGGATACTTGTAGCGGTCAGCAAGCCCTTCTGGCCGGCTTTTATCTTTGGTTGTCCGTTCACTCGAATTTCCCAAGAAAACGTCTTGCCGCCCGCCACATGGCGCTCCATGTCGTCTATTTCTTCGTTCGGTGGATCATATCTGGCCGTGAATTCAAGCAGCCGGACAGAATCATAGTCGCCGGTGAATTCCTGTGCATAGTCACCAAAGCCTGTGATGTGATAGGCAGCTGACCCCAGAATGATTCTGCTGTTTGTGTTCAGTTTCTTCGTCTCTTCGTTTCGCTGGCATGTGATATTGACATAGCCCTTCGTGATAAGGGCATATTCCTGCATGTCGCTTTCGTTCGCGGTCAAGATTGCCTTTTCAACGCAAATTGGCTCTTTCAGGAGATTGCCGTACCAGTCCAGATGGTTCCACGTCGACCGGCAGCGCTGTATGACTCCGCCGCCAATCGCGTTTGAGATGTTCTGTGGATTCGTGACCAGCCAGATACTTCCCATTGCCTCGATTTTCGTTCCTTCTGGAACGTACTCGATGCTTTCGTCCGCAAAGATGATGTTCTTGTAGTCATCCTGTTTCCGGAGCGTAGACGCTGTTTCCGGTGCGATATCCGCCATGCGGATCATCGTTGTTTCCCATTCATACGGCGCATCCGGGTTTAGGCCCTGCACGCGGGCTGCAAAGAAGTCTGTAGCGTACTTTGCGTACTGATGTACAAATTCTGTGCTGGGGTCTCCAAGGTATTGCCGCTGTCGGCCAGCATATTGCGCCGGAGCATTTCGAATCGCCGTCTTCAGTCGGCCAGACACAATCAGGCCGTTCGTGATGTTGTCCGAGATCGGCATGATATCCAGCCACCTCTTTCCGAATTTGAATCAGAGCATCGAGAATACGCGCCGCATGGGGTTGACTCTGCGCATGTAGGCACATTCCTGCTCATATCCGCGCAACTCCGAATAGAAGAGCTGCAGATTTTCTTTGTACCGTGCCGTCGACTCCTTCATCGTTGTGTTCTCGTTCGGCGTGTTGAAACTCTTATCCTTGACCTTCGGCTGGATGTTCAGCCACTCCCGGTTGAACCGGTTATCCCATGTCACAGCGATTGCCAGCCCGAGAAGTCTCTTTTGCCGGAATGTCAGGTCATGAGCGAACTGACCATCCGTGTAAAAGTCCAGCCTGTACTCCACGTCGGCGCTGTCCTGCTGTGGGAATGTCACCACGCCGGTTTCTGGGTCATACGTAAAGTCTGTATATGGGAAGAACGCCGCATCTCCGTTTCGTGCATACTGGACGCTCACGCAGTTGCAAAGCTCATAGCCGATTTTTCCGGTTTCGATGACCGTCTCTTGCGTTGTGCTGATCTGGTCGCTTGTCCACTCAAAGTCAGCGTACTGAGGCTCCACGAGGCCGTCTGTCAGGTACACCAGTAGTTCAGGTGGACTTTTCAGCATCGGGATTGCCATCCCCATCCAAGAACTCATGCGACGGAAAAAGAGTGCCGCGTCAGTTCTCAGGTCGTCTTGCATCCGGTCATCGCCAATTACGACCATCGCGGAGTTCGTAATGATGTCGCTCCAAGCAGTCCCCATTATTCCCAGTCCTCGCTTTCATACGAGTCTCTATCCAGGACTGCCCTGTACTCTTCTCGAATACAATTCGCGGCGGTTTCATCCTGAATCAGTTCCAGAAGTTCCTCAATTACGCCGCAAAGCGCTTCGATTTTTTCCTTGCTGTCCATGATGTGACCGCCGCCTTTCCTATATCATTAAGCCGTGACAGTGACAGTGCATTGTGCCTGTCCCGCCAGATAGTTTTCATTTTCATCCTGCGTGACAGTGATAACCGTCTCGCCGGCAGTCTGCGCTTCAACAGTGACGTTCGAACTTTCATCTACATCACCAAGCGCTGCGACCTCTGGTGCGCTGTTTTCGACGCGCATCTCCCCGTTGGAGCTGGTCGTGATTTTAAATGTATCGCTCGTTCCGGCCGACATCTCCAGTGCTTCCGGACTGACGCTCAGTCCAGCAGCTGCCTTCGCAATCGTCCATGGAACGATAATTGTTCCCTTGTAGTCCCCCTTGCCGTCAATGCGCAGAGAATAGGCCCCGGCATTCGTGCCGGTATTGTCTGCGACGGCATAGTTTGTGTCTTCCGTCAGCGCATTACCGCCGAGTGTTACGCTTTTAACCTCTTTGGTCTGCTCGCTGCCGGTATAGGTGAGTGCATCTCCGACAACGACATCGGCGTTTTCCAGACTCAGTTTGACGGTCATAGATTCTTCGAGGTTGTAGAAGAATCCAGCCCGTACTCCATTGGCCGTGATGATATAACCGCCAATCGCCAGCTCATATTCGCCAGCTTTTGTCTGTGGGATCTCATATCCGCCACGAGAGATCTTCGCGCCCGAGACAGTTGAAATCGCTACAACGCCGTGTGTTTTGTTCGCCATCCCCCACCGGACGTGCAGATAAGTAAGCGTTGCAGCCGCGTTGAAGACAATGTACTCAATCGGGCCGTTGTATCGGACCGTGTAGACCGTTCCTTCCTGCACGGCGGTCAGTTGCGTCTCTCGGTTGAGTTTCACGGTAAAAGCTGCCGCCGATTGCATTTCGACGCCGAGGATATCTGCTTCTGAGCCGCGCCAATCGAGGCCAAGGAAGCCATTCTGTACCGCTGTGCGGATATCTGGCAAGATGTTCATATTCGCCGCGTATGCGGACGCAGGCACAAAGGAAAATTCACTATAGACAGGACTACTCATGTTAAAACCTCTTTCCTGCGCCCGGATACGGCGCAAAGTTTACTGCGCGTCGCGCGCGTTCATTTCTTCAATGATGGAGACGAAATCGCCCTTCGGATTCTTTGCAGTCTTACTCAGCTCGTTCAGCTGAACCACAATGTTGCGAGTCACATATGGGCTTCCGCTCTGGTATGCCTCGGCATATCGCTGTGCAACCATTTTCTTGTGGCCTTCGCAGAGGTTCGGGTAGATCTCCAGCATCTTATCGCCGAGCTCGACCATCTTTGCAAACGCCTGTTTATCCAGCAACTCGCCATCCTTATAGTCAACGCCAAGGACTTCACGTTCCTCATCTGTCAGGCCGGACACGATAATGAGCCAGCGTTTCTTGAGGAAGTACCGGTTGAGCTCCGTGAGCACTCTGGACAGATCCTTCTTGGGAACATAGAAGCTTCCGGTTTTGCCAGTGACCTGACCATACAGGCCGCCTTCGCCGAAGAAAACCGTGTTGTCTTCCGCGACTTCGGCCTGCCAGAGGAACTGCACCATTTCCGTATCGCTCGATACCTGTACGATCTGCGGCACGACTGCGGGCTTCGCTTGGAAATCAGCAGCTGCTTTTGCAACCGCTTCCGCAATCATCTTCTGGACATCTGCCATCGTAAAGGTCGGTTCTGCTGCAATCGGAGCTTTCTTTGGAACTTCCACAGTCTCGCCTTTCAATGTGGGGTCCAGAGTAGTCAGCGGCGTTTCGCTGCCATCGTGTCCGATTCCGACCACGTCTTCTGCGTTAACAGTCAGAACGTTATCTTCGCCAGATGCTACTTTCTCCGCAGTGTTGGTCGTCTGACCCTCTTCCGGGACATCGAAAAAAGCGACTTCTTCCTTGACTTCCTCTGCTACAGGTGTCTTCTTCGGTCTTCCGGGTTTCTTTCCAGTGTTCTTGCTTTCAGCCATATCGCACACTCCTTCCAGATTTTATGGCTATTCCTCCACAAATGTTGGCTCCGACCGGACTCGAACCGTCTCTTACAGCACCATGCGGAGCCATATGGTGCGGGACGGGCTGGAGGTAAGACCCGCCCCGCAAAAGGAGGAACGCTTAAATCGTGAGGTGCGCAATGCGATTGCTGAAGATGGAAACCGAATCGAGAGCGATGGTAAGATTGATTCCCACAGAGAAGTCAGATGCCCGCGTGGGATCAATCTCGAGGGTGATGGGCGTCGCGGAGTTGTAAGCGATGGTCATCGGCTTTCTGCTGTTCGCGGCCATCATCCAAATGTCGTTTGCAGACAGGATGGTGGTGGGAGCAGTGTTGAGGTTGACCGGGCTGACAGCATCACGCAGCGGCATCAGGCGCACACCAAGGAACTCGCCCAGCATACCGGTGCTGTTGTAGCGTTCGCCGAGCAGCATAGCCAGCGCAGCGTCCATGTTGACGTTGGTGGAGCCGGTGGCCTGCGTCGGCAGGACCTTGCCAAGAGCGACCGCAGAGCCAGTGGCGAACAGGTTGGAAGTAACCGTGTTGTTGAGGGCAGCGATCTTATTGGCAGCTGAGAGCCAGTTCTGGTTGGAGAACGTGAAGTTCAGGTTGGCCGGAATCAGGGTGGTGTCTGCGGCAGCCGCAGTCAGAGCGGCATTCCACATGCCCATCGTCTTGGCGTACATACCGGCAACGATGTTGGCAAAGAAGACGCCGAAGTCCTGATTGTTGCCCACCAGCTGGAACCACTTCGCAACGATCTGCGCGGTCTTGGGCTGCGGATTGAGGGTGTAGTCCTTGGAGTAGAAGCGGTTGCTGGGAACGCTTCTGGACGCGCCCCAAGAGGAATCCTGGAACACGGGGATATCGTTGGAGCCAACGGAGATTGCGTAGCTCTCGCCGAAGCCGACCTCAACGACATCTGCGAAGCGATCAACAGCCTCGGAATAGACGGAAGCGATGATCGGGGTCACGATCTCCTGATAGATGCCCTGCAGGACGCGATAGAACGCAGAGTTGCCATAGAAACGCTGACCGTTGCGCTTGAAGTCCTCAAAGTCAACGGGGGCAGCTTCGCCGGTCTGTGCGCAGCAAATCTTGGCTGCATACATCAGGTGCTCGCGCTGGAACTTCTCGTTCAGTTCCTTGTAGCCCTTCGGAGTCAGCATGTGCTGAACACCGGCGGAGCTCAGGCCATTGGCCGCCATGATAGCAGACTTGCCGTTGGCTGCGTGCTCATAGAAGAGGACTCTGCCCTTCGACACGATATCGGCGCGCTCATCGTTGGCCGCATTGACCATAAAAACAGACGGAGAAACGCTGTTCAGATTGATTTTCGGCATGTTAATTCACTCCTTCCTTATGCGTAGACCTTGCAAGCCTGCACGTCGACATACTCGAAGCTGGCAGTCGTACCTTCGGTGAACTTGCCGGTGTCGAGCAGTTTGAAGTACAGCGCGCCATTTGCAGTCGGAGCGGCTGCGGCGGGCTTCAGCTTGCCTGCATCGATGGTGAAGAACGTGTTGGTGCTGATTTCAGCGTTGACGTTGCCAATGCCGAAGCGGTACGCATGGTCGCCGTCGAAGACGATCTTGGTGAACGTGCCGTCGCGGCCAGCGGGAATGCCAAGGCCAAGAGTCTCGGTGCCGACAGCGTACATGTTGCCGTGCTTACCCTGAAGCATCTGAACTTCGTAGGTGTTCGCGGCATAGACGACCTCACCAGCATTGGTGGTGGAAGTCGCGTCATTCATGTACCACGCGTTCTCGTTCTTGACACCGGTGAATCCTTCACACGGAAGCTGACCGTTGCGAATGACCAGACGGCCGGCATCGCAGTCCGCATCAGCGCTGGAAGCCTGGTATCTACCGGTGACATTGATGAGGTCATCGCGGAAGTTGTTGGTCACGCGAGCCTCGAATGCAGTTTTTTCAGTAAACATTTCGTTTCACTCCTCTCTCACTTTTCAGTGGCAGCTTCGACGCCCCACTTGGCGATCAGACCAGCCATCGTACCGTCATCCGCTGCGCCGCTGTTCTGATTGAACTTGTCCCATGCGTAGACCGTCTTGTTCCGGTTTGCATTCGCAGCATCCAGTCTTTCAACCGCTTCGCCGCAGACGGCGTAAACAGCCTTGGCGACTTCTGCTTCGCCAATCCAGTTCCGGTCCTTGTCGCACTTGTTGGTGTAAAGGCCGGCTTCGATATCAGTCAGGATGGGTGCGATCTCACTCTCAGCGACCTTCTGCTCACGGTTCGCATTGAACTTCGCAAGAGTTGCCTTCGCCTTGTCCTTGGCCGCATTCAGACGACGCTTGTCCTCGAACTCCTGCATGGCATTAAGCTGTGCCTTGGCCTCGTCAAGTTCTCTGCTCAGAGAAGTGACCTTCTCTTCAGCGGCGTTCAGGCGAGTGGTGTTTTCCATGCCGACCAGCTCCATGAAGTCCTGAGTTTCCATGGTGATGCAGTCCTCGCCCATCTGCATGGCGGTGTTGACAGACATGTTCTGGTAACGTTCGGGGACGATGGTCTCGGCCGCGTTCTCGATGACGTAATACTTGTAAGCGCCGTCTTTCGCCATCAGGCAGACAAAGACCTTACCGTCCTTCTCGCCTGCGGCCAGAACCTTATAATCCGTGAAACGCGCTGCCAGTTCCGCAAGCTGTCTCTTGTTATAAGTTTTCAAGTCTTTCACTCCTTCGTGTGATAAGCTCCCGTTATCCGGGGCGTTGTTTGTATCCGGGGCCTTCTGCAAAGATGCCGCCTTGAGTTTCAAAGTCTTAAATTCTTCATCCAATGCGGCAAGTCGAGCGATGTTGGCCCCCGGAATAGCCGGAGCAACGCCCGTGCCCAAAATTGTGACCCCCACTCCCGACCAGACATCTTCAACTTCGATGTCTCCGTCCATGTGGTTTTCGTCTATCAAGGTCTCCACAGACACATCCATGCGCCCTGTTCGCACGATTTCGTCCACGGTTTCCTTCGCGTAGAAAGCGAAGAGCTTTCCACGGGCCACAATCCAGGTCTGACCATCCCTCTTTTGGAGGGAGAAATCACGTTCATCGTCTGACAGCGTTCCGACAATGCGTTCCGCTGTCCCGTCCGTGTAGGAGTAATACTGCGCACCCGTTCTTGGATCTGTTTTGAGCTGGTGATTGTGCCCGTCGCCGATTTTCCCCATGACATAGGCAATCAAAATCGGCCGTCCTACGAACGTTTTGTAGTATTTTTCTAAGTTCTGGTAGCTCCATCTGTTACGGTTGACGCCTTCGCGCATCAGCCACAACTCAACTCCGAACTCGTAGGGATTCAGTTTTTGGAGAACTTTGAGCTGTCCAGTCGCCATGATCTTCTGATTCTTTGTCAGTGGCATTGTCAGTCACCCTCTTCCTCGAAGAGTTCTTCAATCCAGCCATCAAAGCTGGTCGCGCTCATCTCGTGTTCGGAGTACATTTGCCACGCATACAGGAACTTCTCGTAGCTGGCACTGTTCTCCATCTGGAGGTTTTCGAAGCCCCGTCCGAGCGGATAAAGCCCATTTTCATCGCAGACCTCCACGCATTTGCGCAGGGCATCTTCGATTTTCTGAAGCATGTCGATGATGGACCCAAACACACCATCCAGATCGTCCGGCCGGCCATCATACTCGGCAGTCGCCGGATAGACTTGCAGGATATGCCGTTGATGCAGCAGGTCCCCGACAACATCGAAGCGCTGCGGCTGCAGGTGGGCCAGTTTGTGAATGGCATCTGCTGTATGCGGCATTCCAAACTCGATCAGCACCCATTCCTTCAGCGTGTCGAGTCCGCGCGCCGCATCCTGATACGCGCCGGTCACGTCCTTTGCGGCATCTCTCACGGCAGCGAGAGCACCGTTTTCAAAATCAAACCGTTCTTTCAGTCGAGCCATTTCAGATCTCTCCTTTCCGTGAAAATGAAAAAAGAGCTAACGGCACATTCCTGTGTCGTTAGCTCCACTAGCTCTTCCACGCCGCTGCTCCGGTGTGGGATTCTCTATTAACCCAGCCTCGCCTACCTCAATACCCCGCGCATCAGCGCAAGCCTTCGGTTCGGATGGGAGAGTCTTTTACAAGGTCCCGCTTGGAAAGGACTTTTACCGTATCTTCTACGATGCGGTAGCCGTCCTTCGTGCGTTGTATCCTTATATCTCTGTTATTATTAAGCGCCATATTGATAATGTGGAGGTCTTCTTTTCGTACAAATTCAATCATTTGTCCCTCCGTATTGGTCAATCATGGTTTCGCTACCGTCAGTTGTCGCACTTCCGTCACCTTTTGGACGCCCTGGGCTCTGCGGTGGTAATCCAGAAGATTCTTGCTTCATGTTGTATGTCGATACGAGCGGAATACGCTTATCCAGAATCCCACTGTTATAGACCGCATCAGACAAGCACATATCGTCCAGAATGGAGCGGTCAAGCAGCGCATTGTAGATGATGGTGTCCGGAAGGATGCCATGTTCCATTCCCTTCATGCACCGATCAAGCATCTTCTCGTCTTCCGAAATGTCTCCGAACATGACGAACTTCCACTCGTACCGAGGGTTAAGCTTTTTGATGATTGCATTCATCATCCGCTCATAGCCACGATAGACTGTCTGCATGAACTTGCTTTCGATTTGAAGCGAGATCTGAGCAGTTCCAGATTTCGGGTCATCTCCAAGCGGGATAATCGCGCCCATGCCGGCCTGACTCATGGTGTCACTGTAGCCCTGCTTCACAATGTCCATTGCGGACGGGGCTTCGGACAGACTTTCCAGTTTCATGTTCTGCGCAGGAGCAAAGTAAATTCCCAAGCCCGATGTGTTGTTGGCCTGTAGCATATCGTACCAAATAGCCTCGAAGAACAGCCTTCCGGCGTTACTAAGTCTATATTGGTCTTCACCAGCAGCAGTTTTTTCATCCCGATACGGAATCTCACCATGCAGAAGACTCACCAATGGGTTCTGAATCAACTCCAACTGAATCTGTTCCATCTGCGCGAGCTGGATCATATTGAGGAACAGCCCCGCAAACGGAGAAATCGCTGTGCGGCTCACATCGTCGGCCTCGAAAGTGAATACTTCGTCCACCGGCAGGTACACCCAGTAATACCAGCGACCATTCTGATAATAGACATCCGGCTTCCCCGGCATGTCGCCCTGCGCTTGGATGAGCTGGAACTTCTGCATGTCAATGCGCGTCTTCTGCGCAAAGACCATCGTCGAGCCAACGCCCTTCGGCCGCTGCACAACGCTGCTGAAGTCATACAGGTACGGAGTAAACAGGTCTCCGAACTGCTCCGGGACGCATCCCGGCTGCAGGAAGTACATCATATTGAAAGCTACGGTGTACTTCGAAACGCTGTTGTAGCCTGTGATTTTCGTCCAATCGCTTGGAAGCTGCTGCATAAAGGCGTAGTTGACCTTGTTGTGGCTCTTATCTACACTATAGCGAGGATAGTAGAAGACTTTCCCTTCCACTCCGACCTGACCTACGATCTGATGGGCCGTTTCCTTCGGTTTAAACTCTTCGCGCAGCTTTTCAAGCAGTTTCCACTCGCGTGTGAACTCGTCCTTCTTGGTATCGGCTGAGTCCACCATTTTCGGCATCACATAGCTGTGATACGTCAACATGTCCTGATAGACTTTGCGGATGTGGAAAAGCGGGTATGCCGTGTACTCCAGAATGTGCGCCACCTGACGGAGCGGCTGTTCGCTCTCATACGGCTTGGTGAGCATTTCGCCGACTTTATCCTTGGTGAAATTGACCGGAAGCGAAGAAATCTGCTTCACCCGGCGGTTCTGAATGTAAGGGTTCGCCATTCCGTAGCGGCCCGAGTTTATGCCGGAGAACGCTGACGTAATGGCAGACATCGGCATTCCCTGGTTATCTGCCGCGAGCTGACGGAACCGATTAAAAATCTCGGGGAAAGACTCATATTGAAGTTTACTGAGCTCGCTCGTCTCTATCGCCATGGTCTTCCGCTCCCTTCTTGTTCTCACCGGCCAGTTTCTTGCGCTCTACTTCCAGAGCTGCAGCGAACTGGTCAACCATCCGGCTCAGGTTCGCCATTGCCTCCGGCTTCTTCTTTTCCAGCCGTTCCCGCAGGAGTGTCGCCGCGCAGCTCATGATCCAGTCCACATCGGCCGTGCTGAGGCGCTTCAGGTCCTCTCCGTTTATAGCAAGGCTTTCTTTTGGTTGTTCCCCTGCCGTGTAAATCAGGATATAGCCAGGAGCAATCCGGCTGAATCGCTCCATCATGGCCGTTTCCACGGATTCCTGCGTAACGCGCAAGGCGTACAGGCTGTAGACTTTTTCCTCTGCCATCAGAATATCCTTCCTCCGCGTCTCTGCGTCACAAGTCGGCCACCGCTGCCCTGTCGTCCTCCAACGTTCCGAACCGTGTTTTTGTCTTTGTATCTTGACAGTACGGCATCCCAATCGCTTTTCTTCTTGACCTCGCTCAAGGCGAGCTCACGTTCAAGCTTCTGGGCCAGCCGCAGGCCGTATTTTATAGCTGACCAGCTGTCTCTCTGTATTGCGCGGGAAATACGCTTCTCGCTGAATCCAGCGCCCGACGGAACCGCCTTCAGGTTCTGAATCTGTCCAGAAAGTTCTCGGGTCTTCTGATACGGCCGTGCAATCTGATAATCCAAATCATCGTCCTTGATCTTATGAAGCCGTTTGTAGGCTTCCACGCCTTCGCGGGTGTTCATCGTCAAGAGCTGCACATTGTGGTTATCAAACTGCGTCTGTGCATACCGGATCATCTCAACATCTGGATCTGTGACGCCGCTTCCGCCGGCTTTGATGGGGTAAATGATAGGCAACGCGCCATCAAGCTCCAACGCCGTATATTCGGTATGGTCCAAAATGCACAGTGGTGGTAATCCATCGCCGAGGTCTTTCATCAGGTCCTCGATGACCGCCTTGCCATACTGCCATCCGTCGATTGCGATATAGGTGGTGTTCCCACCATCAAAGCAGAACCGATACCACACATCTTTCAGTTTTCGAGCCTGTTTCATGGCATTATCGGGTGGCGGCCAATCGTCCAGCCACACAAGCTGTTTCAGGTATCTGTCCCGCTTCAAGAAATCATCCTGCTTTGTGAGTTTCCAGACGCCGACGGCGCATTTGGCGTTCTTCTTCGCGTCTTCGTAGGAAACGTCGTAACAGACGACGTATATTACATCCTTCGGGTCTGTCTTGCATCCGGGGTACTTGCAGCAGTGCTGCCGCTCCATAGACTGCAGGCAGCAGCTCTCAGAAAGGCTTTCGTCCGAGATAATGGGATATTCGTCCGCGCCGGTATATCGACTCTCCATCTCACGCATCCAGCGCTCCGGGGTCAGTTTCGATCTCAGTTTCTGCGCCCAGGAGTACGGACGCATCTGCTGCAAAACGACGCATTCCCAGCTCATGTCATAAGCGAACGCGCTTTCTCCGCGATACATTTCTTTAAGGGTATCGCATCGAACCGTGAATGACGGGTGCTGCTTCCGCCCTGCGCTTGTAATAGAGTGGTTTTTATATGCTACGAAGTTCTGATCCGGTCTTCCATCTACATTGTGCCGAAGACGGACCGCCGGAAGAACGATCGTCGAATACTCGGTAAAATCAAACGGTGGATTTTCTTCCTGCGCAAATTCTTCCGCTGTTACATCGTGAATGTTATCGCCACGAAATGCGGAGATGTAGAACGCACTTCCCAAGTCTGTCTCAATTTTGAAGTCGTCCTTACTTTCTGCTGTCACACGCCATCCTTTTGCTAGTGCAGGATAGTCGTGTGCGATCTGCTTGAACTGCTTGCTTCCAATAAGTGCCATCTGTTTGTATGAAGGCCCATAATATGCGCTTTGCGTTCCCGGCCAAACCAAGCCATTCAGCATTGCATACTTGAATTTTGTGCTTGTCTTTGTAATTCCGCGCGTTCCTGTGAATGCCACATCTGCGTTTCTCGCGTATGCCCGCATCATCAGGCGCTGCATAATTTCTTCATTCGCATAATCCGCATACTCGTCGCGGAACAGGTCGCAGCCCTTATCTGGATACCAACGAATTACCCAAATCAAGAATGCCCACCATTCCGACTCGAATGAAGTATAGTCGCGCTGTTCGACCTCGCGCTTTTGAATCCACCCGACGCCTTTTATAGACTAGCCGGCAGACCACACCTTACCGTATCGTCTTGCCAACCTTCATCACCATCCTACTTCTTCGCACCGTCTTTCAGCGGCGGCATCCGTATCAGCCCCAATTTGTCGTAGGCTTCTTTTTCTGCATCGTTTGGTTCTTCAGCAAACTCCCCAAGGTTGTCATGGATTCTCATCTCATCCGGCAGCATGGATAACTCAGGCATACCGTCGTTTTGCCGCATCCGATTTTCGTTGATGAGGATCATTTGATCTACCGCGTCTGCAGTATATGGATATCTCGGCTTTCTGCCGAAGAAATACTCAAACATTTCATCCGGGCTGCATTGCTTTCCGTTCTTCAGTAGACCGGCTTTTTCCAGTCGATCTGTGATTTCATCCAGACGGACAACGTCTGCAGGGCGGACGTCCTTCTTGCGGAGGTTTTCGCTTGCAAGGTTTTCCTGAATCATGCCAGACAGTTTCTTTGCGGCATCGAACTTTCCTGCGGCCGTCATGTCGTTCATCTGCTTCATCCAGCGGGCAACATTCCGAAGGATAAGTTGCTGCTTCGCGCTCACAGCATCTTCCCCGCCGAAGTCGGAGACGAGGACTTCAAAGATGCGGTCGAATTCCGCGTAATCCTCATTGGTGTAATCAGTCCCCCAGTCCTTCCGCTGCCTCACCGTGCCGGCTTTGGCTGACTGCGCATTCTTTTCAGCGTAAACAGCCTTCGTGAACTCGCCGTCTTTCAGGCCCTCGCCGAATATCTTCGTGATGTCGGTCAAGCCATCGAGGAAGCCGTAACGCTCGCCGCTCTTGCTGGCATCCAGTTTCTTGATATGGAGGTTATCGAGGTACGAAAGCCACTTGTCGCGCCCCTCATCGCGCGGCACGCAGTCGCGCGCAAACGGAACATCATATTTGACGCAGCAATAGAAATACGCAAGGCTTTCTGAAGTCTTTTTTGCAAGCTGCGCGTAGTATTCTTGTTGTTCCAGTTCGCTGACTGCTTCGCTCATTTTTCCTCCACATACGACAAAAAGCGCTGGCTTGATACCTCTTCCAAAGGAAAAGCACCAAACCAGCGCATACATTTCTCTGTTTATTTTGCTTAATTATACCATACAATCAGCAAAAATGCAAGAGAAGTTGCAAAAGTTTGTTTTAGGCTGTTTCAAACGCGGCTAAAATGGCCTTTACTGTTTCATCGTCAAGCGTTCCTATCTCCCCCGGATTGACAGGTTCTGTGTTGTTATCCAAGGCATAATCGATGTGTATGAACTCCACGACATGATGTTGTGTCCCCGCTTCCCCTGCATCCATTCTGGATGAAGCAATGGGGGTGCTACACTCAAACTTGCAATCAACAAGTTTGTTTACCGAAGGGGCTACTGTGTTTTTCATTGTGTTTCCACCTTTCTATCCAATGATGTTTTTTGTTGGGAGCTTTTTTGTTTTAACTCTTTCCATTGGGTTCACAACTTTGCTAACAAATTTTTCACCGTCCCATTGCTTAACCGCGTAAGGTTCAACTTTTAGTTGAGTCTCCGACACGGGAGAATCCAGAACAAAGTACCCACCACAGTATTCGCATTTAGATTCCCATGGTGAATGTGGTGCGCCGCAGTTTGGGCAAACCGTTCTATGAAGGCTCTGCGCGGTTTTATCCGATAGTCCCTTTATCGGATAAGCTTCGCCATCTAAAGTGAGTGTCCCAATCAGTTCGCCGATTTTCGCGTAAATCTTCTGTGGTGTTTCGTTCATTGCATCGTCGCGTTTCTTGTTAAGTTCTCGGATGCGCCGTTCTGCGTTTGAGTAGAAGTCTTCAAATTTCTCGTCATCGTCCATGAACTTCTAACCTCCCCGCGATATACGACACGCGCAAAGCAGTTGCCGTCAGCACGCCGATCTTTTCGTGTTTGCTGTCATTGCTCAGCACGTCTACCTCGAACGTGACATCATATGTCCCATCGCCGTTGTACTTCTGCGAAACGAATCTGTACTTGGTTCCTTCCAGTATCTCCGCGAAGTTGACTCCCGGCCCGATTTCCTTCAAAAAATCAAGTCTTTCTATCATCGGCTCCGCCCAATCGGAGAATTGCCGCATATGCTCAAGCGCTTCGTCCGTCTGCCGTGCAAATTCTGACAGTTCCCATTCCCGTCGCTTGCTTTCAGCGTTCCTCTGACGTTCTTTCTGCTTCCATCTGGCATCACGCCACCTCTGGTCATGCTTCGCCATACGGTTCCTCCATCCCGTCCGTCAGGATTTCAATCGCTTTTTGCGTTCTATACACAATTTCTTGGATTCTAGGATCTTGAAGTCGTCTCAAATCTGCAACAGCATTGGCATATCTCACAATGTCACCATGTTTTACAACGCCCGGAAGCATAAACACAGCATATTCCTCTCCACGCGCTTTAACGCGTTCCAAAATATTCTTGATGCACTTCTCGTCGATGTCAAAGCCCTTTTTCACCTCATAAACACCGCCGGTGATTGTGTTGCATACAAAAATGGTCTTAGTTTCATCTTCTCTCATTTGTTATACGTCCCCAGTACGCCGCGCTCTGCCTCCTGCATTTCTGCAAGTCTATAAGAAATCTTTTCGAGTGCGTTGCTGACGAGTTGACCAAATGGTACAGAAACCGTGTCAAATTGCTCCGGTAATAGTCTCATAGCAAGCTGCAGTCCGGAAAAGACCCCGATGCGGAATCCAGCAGGTAGTTGCTCGTCTTTCAAATTTATATCGGCAATAACGTCGAGGTTTTTTCGATAATCTTCAATAGTCATTTCAAGGCCGCCTCCGTCCACGGGCCAATCTTTGTGAAGTCCTTATAGTCATCGCCACTGAATGCATTGTAGCATCCGTATTCGAATTGGACCGTCGTGCCTGATACGGTGTTCGTTGATATGACCACGCCGTATCCATGTTCTTTGTGATTTACGACCATCCCCGTCATAACGTTCTCCCAGCAGAACGGTCCCGGATTTTTCAAGAACTGCGCCCACGTCATCCCTTGTTTGTCTTCCACGCCCAGTTTCTCCCTCCTGAATTCCCCGATAAACTCGATTCCGGTGTTTTCTAGGTTCCATCCGTTGTTGTACTTGAGATCCATGAATGTTCCTCCGCACATATCAGGGAAGAATATCTGCACCGATGGCTTGCAGATTCCCAGGACTTCGCCGATTCCGAGTTCCTTGTGCAAAACCTTGTCTCCGCAATGGATTTTTTCAAACGAAAAATCTTTCAGGTTTGCCATACGCGCCTCACTTATTGTATGTGCCGAGTACGCCGCGTTCTGCTCGGTCATCTGCCCTCTTTGCCATCCACATGAGGGCTTCTTCGATATGCGTGATCGCGCAGGCGTTCTCCCGCGTGGCAAATTCTCCCTTGTTGAAGGCCGTCAGCCTGTCACGCACGATTTCCAGGAGATCAGCGTCCAAAACTCCATCTCTCGCGTTCGGGTCGTTTCGCGCACCTTTTTGAAACCGTATCTGTGCAATCACACTTTTTCTGTCCACATCCATCACGGTATAATCGTGATAGCCCCCTCCGGGTCCTTCGTTATCACTCCGAAGGATGGCGTGCGGGTTATTGTTCTTTTGAATCACGGATAGCATTACCATATCGTTCCTCCCATTTATCCAACGGTTCTTTCAGAATTTCTACCGATGCAAGTTCACCGTCTACGAACTCACATCCGCAGAAGTTGATTTTGACCACAATTTCCGCGAAATTCGGGTTTATGCTTTTTAGTATTCCGACGATCTTACCGTTGAATGTCACAGGGATCGCATTCTCTGGCCGATAGTCCGCAATCGGTGCTGCTGGTGCAAGATCAAGCACCTTCCGGCAATAGAGCACATCCCTCACTTCTACGCAGTCCGGCAGTTCCCCATACTTATCTTTCAGGCTTCCTATTTTTTCGTCGATTTTTTCGATCATCTTCGTAGCATTTACATATTTATCCACGTTCAACCTCCGTTTTAGACGCTTCTTCAAGCAACCGCTTCGCGTATTTCATCGATGTTATTGCCAGAAGTTTCTCGATTCCTGCTGGCTCTTCGCGTTCCGCCCTCTCGATTGCGCTTTCCAGTGTGGCAATCAGTTGTGTTGCGTTAATGTATCTATCCATGTGCTGTCAATCTCCTTCCCGTCGAATACCGCAACAAGTGAAATGGGGCCGACTTCAATTTTCTCAATTTTCAGTTCGTCTGTAATACGATCATCCACAACGAAACGGCCTTCCTTGTTTGGCTTAATGATATTGCCATCATCCAACAGCGCTGTTACGTCAATTTTTGCTTTGTATAGCCGCCCCGGCAGTCCATCACTGAATCCAACACGGCCAGCGTAGTCAGAGAACGTATTGACACCATATCTGATTTTTATCGTGAAGGATTGCCGGTTTTCTTCCCGCTTATAGTTTGACGCAATGCCCATGATGTACGGCCCAATGCTTTCCACCGGAAAGTCAAAGTTTTCTTTCGGTGGGAAGCCAGCATACTTTTTAATTGCCTCGCGCAGTGTCATTCAAATTCAAACCTTTCTTCCACACCAATGATTTTCGCCCCGCACTCGCAGAGTGGATACCTTTGCTTCAGATTCCGTGCGTCGATATAGTTGAAAAACCATTTTTTCTGTCCGCACTTTGAGCATGTCTTCCAATACCGCTGCACACCCGGCTTGCACTCGTCCGTGACGATCCAGTTGGCCGTGCCCATCGGGTAGTCGATGTACCCCATCGCCCATCCACCTTCCCCGAAAACGACAATGCTACCGTCTTCGTCATCCATGACGGCAGAAAAATGGACGCCGTATGCGCATGGGTTCACTTTCAGTTCCTTGTACCGGCTATTCTCGCTGATATCAGCCTGATTCATCGGCGCAACTGCAGGTTCTTCATTGACAGTCTCATCATATGGTGGTTCTGACATTGCACGCACTTCCTCCATGAGAGCGTCGAATTGTTCCTGCGACATTGCCTTGATTTCATTGAAAACTGATTCCAGGTCCATCATTTCGTCCTCCCTGACAATTTTAGTGGCATCGTTCATGTTCACGTTCTCTGTCCGCTACATCACTGACAGCGTCAATGCTTTTGAACTCGCCGCATTTGTACAGGCTATACACGATGCGTCGCCACTCGACTTCCGAAAAGCGCTCGCCTTTGTGCTTTTTGCACCGGTGCGGATAGAGATACCCCTTCTGGCATTCGTGGAATGCGCAGGTCGCGCAACAGTCAATCATTTTCGTTTCTCCTATTCCAAACTCTATTCCATGCCTTGATCGCCGCCCGCTTCGTGCCCTTTATCGGCCCATTTGCCCCGCAGTATGTACAGCGGCATTGATACGTTAGCGGTGGCAAATCCCCAACAATAAGGTGAATTTCCTCCAGAACAATCGGCCATTCCACAGAGCACGCGCTGCAAAATGGGCAGTTACTCGGTTGCTCCATCTACATACCTCTCATTCCACGCACGGATAGCCGCTTCAACGTATGGTGCGAAAAGCTCCGTCTGCCTTTGGCATACTGGAGATTTCGCGTCATATGTCGGTCCCCATGCACAGCTATACGGATTAGGGTTAATCAACGGCTCCGTTCTGATAGGCTTGCCCCGGCTTGCGCACCGGTTGCAAATGATTTGTACGCGGTACACAATTTTCTTGTCGCCTCTGTAATTCTGACCTGCGAAGCGAGCATCTTTGAAACTCACCCGGCCGCGCCCGCCGCAGAACGGGCAACTACGAATTTGTTCCATCATCGTACCTCCGGTTCCACGCATCCACGGTTTCGACGTATGGGTTAAGCGACCATTTGTGCTTAAACTTAAATGTCGTTTCGCACTTCTGGCATTTTACATCCAGCGTCATGACCTTTTTTCCATAGTTGCAGGTTCCACCCCGTTCCTCGACTTCTCCACCGCAGAACGGGCAGCCTTTAAGATCGTTCATTTTCCCTCCTATTCCACACTTCCGCAGCTTCTTCCGGTGTGTCGAACCAGTTTGTACATGGTTCGCATTTGCACACGTCCCCGCGATTTTTACAGGCCACAAGGAATCGATCGTGCATGTATGGTTCACTTATCATCACAGCTTTCCCTCCGCAGAATGGGCAGCACTTGAGATCAGTCATGTTCTTCCCTCGCTTTGCATGGAAGGAAGCACGTTTCGCACGGCGGTACTTCGCACTCACCGCTCCGAATAAAAGGACATTCCTTTACTCCACAGTTCATTTTTCCTCCTGGCCTTTTCGGCGTCTTCCTGATTTAAGAACACTTTTGTTCCGAAATCTTCCTCTGTGAACTCCCAATGTGCGCCGCCCCAATCATCATAGACGCACGGCGCAACAACCTTCGCATACAACCTATCGGAAGCGCGGCAGATCATGATGCGTTTGCATTTTGTTTCCTCGATTCCACCCAAACTGTCTGTTGTCAGAACAAACAGTTTGTCGCCCGGTTTGCAGGGAAGAATAATGTTCATTCCGGCTTTGTCGGCCTCGGCAAGCTCCTTTAGCCGTCCGACCGTCATGTTTTCCGCAGCCTGCGCAAAATCCCACAAATGCCAAGCATTTTCGCCCAGTTTGCGCAGCATTTCCGGCGTCCAGCCGGTGTCCTCGAATGCCGCCACGCGCTCCCATACTGCTTCTTCCCACTTGCAGACGTAAGCGCAGTTCCCGCCGACTTCGAGGCATTCCTTGCTTTTGAAATGTGTGCAGCATACGCCGTTTTCGTGGCTTGTTTCACTGCTCCGTAATGTTAATCTCTCCAAAGTTCCCTCCCAGCACCTCATGCCGTTCGATTTCCGCGTTGATGCAAAAGACATCGCTGTACGGATCTGCATCTTCATCCTCGCAGACCAAAAGTGTCTGCTCTGCCGTTCCGACGTGTTCTCTAACGATGTACCAGACGCCGAGATTTTTCTTGCAGTAACCGATGCGGATGATTGTTCCGTCGTTAAACCACAACCGCACATCCTTGTCGAAGCAGTCAATACTACCATCATTGTAGTTGCTGTTTTCGATTTCGACCGTATCGTCGCTATAACCATAGATTGTTACCACTGGTTTGTTTCCCTCCCTTGTCCAGTTCGGATTGCTGGATTCCACCTCATATGGGCCGACATTTCGGAACCTGTTCTGCAAATCGAGGTTAAACATATCCGACGGTGTTACTTCCACGACTTCGCTATCGCAGACCGTTTTCGCGTGCTGCTTGTCCTTGTCGTGGAATTTGAGGATGAAAGCGCCGGTATCAGGTGCAACGCCCATGATCTCCACGGAGAAGTTCCCCAATACTCGGTAGAACTCATCCTGCTCGATTATTGCCCGCAGCACGTCCTTGTGAAGTTCAAGCTGCATGTCGTCGCAGATACGCGCACACATGAAATCTTCCATTTATTTCTCCCTATCCAATGCCGATATTCTACGTTCCTCTCGAATTAACCACGCTAATTTCTTCGCTGGTTGTTCCGCTATGAGCGTCCACAGTTTGTGTTCTCCGCAAGGAAACCTTTTGAATCCTTCTATGTCGATTGGTTCGTCCGATTCAAGTTCGAATATACCTTCCAAATCAAAAACCGTTATCCACTTCCCAGCATAGAATCTGTTGCGCCATTCGTTTTCTTCCCCAAGATATGTCACATCATTCGATTCATCCGTAATGATTAGTCTTCTTCCTTGGATGGAAATGATATCTCCAGAAACGTGGTTTTCTTCGAGCCTATACAGCATTCTCGGGTCAAAAGCAAAGGGATTTAAGCTTTTGATTGTGACACTCATTCTGCCGTCTTTGCAATGACCGCTTCGCGGACTTTCGTGCTCTTTGCCATCTTTCCCGCAAGGATTTCCGCTGCTTGGTTGATAATCGCATCTCGGTTCTCTGCAAGCGTGTCCGCTACGAGATTCTGCGCCCATGTAGACAACGGATCACTGGCAGAATTCGCATTTCCGTATCGGTATGCTGTGAAAACTTTATTGATGATTGCCTGTTTGATCTGCGCTTCGATAGTCTTAACGCCGCTTTCCATTATGGTACGCTTGATTGCCTCGTCGTCGATGTTGATGCCAAACTGTACAATATGCTCCATTAACACTCCTCCGCATTCAGATAGTTGATGATTTCGTTGATTTTGACTGCAAGATCTGTGACCGTTAATTTTGTGCGTTTCAGTATATCAAATTCACCGCGTTCAGTTTTTACATCCCCGTCTGTCGAAATCGTCACCTTCGTTGCTCTTGCTTTTTCAATCTTTCCGAATTCAATCGGTTCGATTCTCTGCGTTGTCATTCTCTCTTTCCGGAACGGGTTGTGATACATGCCAATTTGACGGTAGTGCCGCCACAAATCGGATTCGCTTCCAGCAAAGAAGCCACGGCCGCCGCTTCCGATGGACGGGCGCGTGATTTCCCAATCGAAGGTGAATTGCTTCTTGCCGTCAACAGGCACTGTTTTCCCAACTGTTTTTACTACACCGACCATCCCGTGTAAACTTTCCACATAGTCCCCGACTTTAATTGTCATATGTCTTCCTCCACATGATAGATATTTGCTCCATCGATCAAAATTCTCGTTGTTCGCCCGCATTTTTCACACATGACCGTTATATCCGCGTTGTTGGCAGAAAACGTGACGACTCTCCCTTTCCGCGAAACGGTCAGCAGATATCCCTCGTACCCAGCGATGATGTTTCCACATCTACACCGGATAAGCGTCTTGCAAGGCATATCTTCTGGGCTGCGGCGAAAATCCGCATATTGCTTAGCGCAGGCAGTGATTTGGCACTGTCCAAGGTCCGCCGCGTACTCACACGGCATGTTTTTATTGCTGCAAAATTTGCTCATTGCAGTTCCTCCACAAAGAACCATGACTGAGGTGGCTTCTGCACATAGCATCCAGAGTCCGTGCATTTCTCGCAGTCCGGGATGGCAAACCCGAGATCTGAATACGCGCACTCCCGAAACCACTTTTTGAAGGTGTTGAGCGGCAGCGGTTTATCGTAGAGTTTGAAGTCCGAAATATGCCAGCCGTAGCCGGTCCCCTTTAGGTAGTTCACAATTTCTTCCCGTGTCAGGCAGGCTTGCTTTTCTACGTCATCCGGCGCATGGTTGAGGGGCGCAAGCTCATAAATCCGGTCGCAGGTGAACTCACCAATGACCTTGCCATTTCCCGGATATAGCCCGCCCGCATCCTTCGCGGTAAAAACGTCTGTTGGTTTTTCAGGAAACAGTTTTCTGTCTTCTGGATGCAATATCCAAAGCATGTCAGGTCCATGTGTGCAGTAGATGTACACCTTGAACGGCGTTTGCAACTTTGGGCGAGTCTTTCGCACCTCGATAGTCTTTTCTCCGTTGGCAATTTTCGAGCACCACTTTGGTCTGATGCTGATGAGCACTGCTTGGCTCATTCCTTCACCTCCACGCATTCGTTCCACCGAATGTTTACCCTGTACCCGTTGACGTTGATAACGTATCCATGGTACTTTCCGTCGTATTTTTCCGCTGCATACAGCGCACCGATTTTCGGCCGCATCTGCTGAAAAATCGGGATATCCTTCGTAATTTTTATCGTGACCTTCTCATGTGCCAAGTCGCCCGGCAAGCTGGTTTCTTTCCGCTGGCCCCACATTCCGTTGCGCCGCGCGAAATTGAAGCAAGTCTGACTACAGAAATAACTTTTTTGTCCGGGTTCCCTGATTCGCGTCACACGCTTCCCGCACACCGGGCAGACAAACTGCACATTTACCGACATTGGTCTTTCTCTTCAGCGGGTTCCTCAAACGACCTGTACTCAACCTTCTCGGGCTTCCCTTCCCAGCTCCATCCGCAGTTGAAACACTTCTTCTGCGGAATCGGCGGGAACGTAGCGATCACGATATTCTGCAGTTCTGCACCGCATTTAGGGCAAGTTTCAATGAGAATGCTCATTCAGCGTTCCTCCGTTCATAGAAGAATTTGTTATACGCATCGTAGCGGTCTTGGATGTGTGTCGTCGCAACCGCACCGGCTGTCTGGTCAATCAGGACATCAAAAAAGCATTTTCCGTCTCCACACGGATTCATTTCTGGGCAGCCCGCACGGTAGACACAAGCGGGGCAGAGAACGTCCGATATTTCAGGTTCGATCTCGTGGAGCGCTGCCTTGAAGTCCTCTGCATACTGTCGCGTCTCTGTTGAGGACTGGCGGCACAAACGTTTCCGCATGGTATCGATTAGTGCCTGAACGTTTGCGTCACCTGTAAAGTCAACAGGCGCGTCCTGCGGCAGTTTATCGCGTGGGATGCCGGTTCTGTCTGAGCGCTGAGACTTGATGTACTTCTCGAACTTGTGTCTGCTCCAGTGGGTAGCGACCCAGCTTTTGATTCCGTGCCACGTCCACTTCACGGAAATGTCCCGAATCGGGCTGTGCTCTGCAATGAGGATCTTCCGTTTGAATTCCGTACTCGGCTCATGGTCGAGCGGCGGCTTGCCGACCGTTGACCGGCAATCGGAAGCGACCTCTATCCAGTCACCCTTGATTTTCGTGATTTCAGTTTTCATCTATACTCCAGCTGCCTCCTCATTCTGATTCCTTCTTCGCTCTGCATGATATCATCTTCGGCCTTTTCGTATCCGACAATTGAGCGGTCCCATGCGACCGGCTGAATATCGCCAAGGTCTATACGCAGGCCATCCGGGTATCCGTAGTAGAAACCTCTGACCCGAAGCTTTTTGATACATAGCCCCGCATCATACAGACAATAGTCTCCGATTTTACACGGGGTTGTGAGTTTCTGCCCACCATTCAGCGTCTTCATTTGGTCTCCTTGTCGCATGGGCTTCGCAGCCACTCGACGTATTTGTCTCGGATGTCTGGGCATTCCCAATCGGTTATTCCGAGGCGGCAAAGCATCTCTGCTACTATCCCAGAAACAGCTTGGTACAGAATGTCAGCAAGCTGAATGTCATCTGCTTGCCTGATGTATTCGCCATTGGTTAGCGGGTCGGTATCGATTCCTTCCTTTGCACGGTTCGCGGCGCATTCACTACCGCGATATTCCGCAGTGCAGTTCTTGACTGGGCAGTTATAGCAGCCAGATTCCATCATGGGCAGCATGGCTGTCCCTCCTTCTGTTTCTCCAGATACTCTTTCAGCAACTGGCATTCTTCCATACAACTCTTTGACTCCACTTTCCCGTTTTTGTATCCTACGATTGACCCCCATCCATGGTCACATCCATCGCACGGGTTTTTGCCTATTGGCTGTACAAGAGATTCCAATCGTTTTACTTCTGATGCAAGTAACTCAAGTCGTTCTGCGACAGCTTCATGCAGTTTGATTCTGCACCCTTCCACATTCACGAACGGACACATCTGTTCGCAATCAAGTTCCCCTGTCGTGTCATAGCAGCAAAGTAGTCCACGGATAATATCGTCCGTTCTCATTCTTTCACCTCATAGCAATCTTTTAAGCCTGGATTCCGTCGGCAGCACGAACATTTCTGGTGTCGGCCATTCCACCGGCAGCCGTCGCATTCCCCAATCGTAATGCAGCCGAAATAGTCAGGATTTTCGTTGATGATCCGATGCAGTTTCAGCAGCGCATATCCGGTTGTGGGCGAAGACTTGTTTTCAATCAGTGCCATGTCCAGATACGCAGTTAAATTGCCAGCGTAGATGTATTTTGTCAGCATTGCCGTGAATCACCTCCACCGTCATATTGCAGGAGTTTAACCTACCCCAAGCTTCTTTTTCTTCCGATAAAGCGTCTCTTCCCGGATTCCGAATTCTTCGCAGATCTCGGCAGTCGGGACTTTCAGCCGAAGCAGCTCTTTCAATCGCTCTACGTCAATTTTCTCTCTTGCCCCTTTTCTGGCCTTCTCGGGCTTACCGCCGGACAGACAATCGCAGCACTCTGTATTCGCATAGGGACAATGATGGAGGCAGAAGTCGATTTCATCCTGCGTCTCCTGTGAAACCCGCACCGGCTGGTCATCTCTGTAGATGCTATTCCATGGTGCGACGGCCAATCTCAGCACGTCTTCTCGCAAAAATTCCATCGGTTTCTGCCTCCAATTCAAACTTCAACAATTCTAATTCCATGTATCCAGAGCATCAGTTTCCGCTTCAGCACGAACTTTGCATAAGGTGCCGAAGAAGGATTCCTGTAGCCCTTCGAGTCTTCCACGACTGTCTCTCCATCCTTTTCGTAAACGAAATCTGCAACATATGTCACCTGCCGTTCGAGAAGAATGCGCTTGTCTTTGATTCTCGTTCCGCGTTTCCCGTACTGCTCGACGGTTTTATACTGTGCCGGAATCAGGAGGTATTCCTTCTGCCATTCCAGATTTTGAATAATTCCCTGCTTTTCCAGAAGCACAAGCTCGTCGTAACGGTCCGCCTCCCGCTTGCTGGCAAAGGTCTTGTCTCCGCGAGTGACCTTCTGGTTTCGCAGTTTTGGCGGTTTGACGGGTTTTTCCTTTTTCCGTGGCTTTCCCGGCTTTGCAGTTTCGGCTTTCGGCTTCAAAACTGCCTGCCGCTGCATTTCCTGTATGAGCTTTTGTTCCGCTTGACGTCTGTAGGGTTCCGGCAGATCAGATAGGCTAATTCCTTTTCCCATAGAATCTGCCTCAAATTGTCAGTTCATAGTCGTCGCCGCCGGCAAACTCTTCGTTCTCTGCTTCCTGCGGTTCTTCACCCTGCATAGCCTGACAGAGTTCCCAGAATGAATCTACAAATGCCGTATTGAACGCCTTTGTAAATTCCCCTCTGGTGTGAAGGTAGCCCTTGCTCATCGCAGTCGTGAGCGCAGTCCAAAGCCGGTCCGTCATCTCCAACTGATATCCATCACTCTGGATGGCGATCTGCTCAATTCTCAGCTCTGCCCACGTCTTTTCTTCGCCGTCTTTTGTTTTGTACTGTTTGTTTGACCATCTGCCGGCGATTAAGACGTGATCGCCCTTTCGAACACGCTGCGCGATACTGGTTTGCGGGCAGTCCCCTATGGCGAGGACGTTCATGAACTTCTTGTCCTCGTAGGCAATGCCGAACGTGACTTTTGGCATGGGAGGCTTGTTGTCTGACCCCTTTGTGGACTCGATCTTTGCGTCCCGCGTGACCTTGCCCCAGATGAGCATGGTTTCGCAGCACTGCCGCTTTGGATCTTTGGGGTCCTGGATAATCGCACTGCTGATCGGTCTCATCGTTCACCTCATCCGAAAAAGCCATCGTCCGTGTAGGACGTATCAACTGCCTCGGGCTTACTTTCGGTTGCCGCCTTCCGGCGTTTGGCTGGTTCTGCAGGATGTGCCGTTTCCTGCTTTGTCTCGTTGCGGCGGTTCAATTCCTCGCTCACATCATCTGCGTCGAAGAAATCGTCATCCGAAGCCGCGCCGATAGCAGGAGCTGCCGTAGCCGTTCCGACTACCTCGCCGGTGGTCTTGTCCACGTTGATGATTGGCATGTCAGGAATCGCGCCATATTCGGAGTCGTTGTCCATCACAGAGCGAACCTCATTGGACAGCGGCGCATAGCCGGAGTTCAGGAGGCTACGGAGAACGGTTTTCTTGCACATTCTGTCCTGACCGTATCCGACGTCATACCATGGCGAGGATTTCCGAATCTTGGTTTCTTCTTCCGCCGTCATTTCACCAGCAACGAATCTCTCGTACTTTTCACGGTCGAATGCCTGCGAGTATTTTTCAGCATGGAAGATCAGTTTGTTCATCGACCAGAACTCAGATCGGAACATTCCATTCTTCAGCTTGAAATATGCGTAGTATCCGATGATCTGCGCTTTCTCGCGTTCTTCGTCGGTTCCATAGACATCGAAGTTGAATGTAGGCTTTCCTGTCCTGTGATCTCTGCCGGTGTATTCGCCTTCTCTAATGTCCATGCAATCGATATCTTCGTACTGACTAGTTTCCAACGCCAGAGCGATCAAGCCCTTATAGCCGATTACGAATGTGCATGTCTGCCCATATGGCACAAGATAATAGCCAATGTTGAGAATCAGGCCCATTCCTTCGCCGCGAAGCGCCGCCGCAACGATAGTGCCAGGGTCACATGCTTTTAGCTGATCTGACGAATTAACGGCAGAAATCAGCGTGGACGTGAATCTCGCCACGACTTTTGCGTCTTTCAATGATTTCTGAATGAGCCCCTGCATCGCATTGGATGTGATAGCATTTGAGAACGTCTGCTTCTGTGCAGGCGGCGTAAGTCTAGTTGTTGCGTTCATATTTCATCCTTTCTCAGTCTCCAAACTTCGGTACGCGGCAGAATCGAATGCCGTTGGCATTCAGCCAATCCCGAAGCTTGAGTTTCTGTTCATTTGTGACGTACACTCTGAAATCGAGCACTTGAAGCTGCTCTTCCTTTTCATGTTTCTCAGAAACATCGGGAAGCTTTTCCGCATTCAGAAGCGCTTCGGCACGTTTTGCCGCATCTTCTTCCTGCTTCATCTGCGCATAGCGTTCAGCCTGTTCTCGCTGCGCCAGGGCTACAGCAGCCTCATGAGCCTCTTGCGCTTCACGTCTCGCACGTTCAGCTGCTTCTTCTGCTGCCTTGCGAGCCTCACGTTCTTTCTTAATGCGATTCAGTTCATTGCCACGCCGCATTGCTGTTCCAAGGTCGAGCGTTTTCTGGTATTCAAGCATGACTTCGCTCTCAAACTCGCCACCTGCTTCCGTAATGGTGGCAACATTATCGGCAACAGCGTTCACAGCCGTCTGGATGTCCGTCTTAGCTGTTTCGATGGCGTAGGTAACATTCGTCCAGCGCGGTTTTTCAATCCGTTCAAAGGCGAGCCACGGCTGTGTGTTCACAGAGTTGAAATAGGCTTTCAGCCACTCGCGTTTCTCGGTTTTCCGTTTTTCCTCAAACGACTTGACCTGTACATCGATGTTCTTTGCGGCCTCATCGCACATGCCGGAAAGTTCTTTCATCTTCGCCTCAAAGTCGTTGTACGGTTCCAGATAACGCTTTTTGACCGCAATACGCTGTTCCGAAATCGCCTTGCTGATTTTGGAAATCTTGGCTTTGTCGGCCTTTGATGCACCGATGACATCTTCTGTGACGACCATCGTCTTGTACGCCGCGAGGTTTTCAGACAACCAAGATTTCACTTCCTCGAAGTTGAAGTCGAGGCTCTGAGGGACGGCCTTATCGAGGTCGGTTATCATCCGGATCTCGGTGGTTTCCATCAAACAGTCACCTCCGGCGTGTCGTATTCTGTGATTTTCTTCAGCGGGAAATAGTCAGGGTTGATGTTCTCGGCCGGCAAGTCGACTGCCGTAACGATTGCCCGGTTCTTCCCGCCTGCGGCCGGGACAATCACGCGGTCTCCGACTTTCAGCGGCATCTCCGTGTCGTAGCTGTATCCACGGCCGACGTAAGCCTGGGATTTCTCCCGGTAAAACTTTACCTCCACAATCATTTCGTTCCCTCCATTTTTAAATATTCAAGGTCATTGGCGGCATCTGTCGCTTTTGGATGTACCCCCAGAACGTGTCCGCTTTACCAAGCAGCCACGTAAGATCTTCTTCGTAGTCCGCACGCTCGATTCGGCGTGTTCGTATCGACCAGTCCCCACGGATATCCTGCAGCGCTGCAAAGACATCTACGAAATCCCACCCGGTCGCCAGTAGCTGCCAGTTAGTTTGCGCAAGGTAGTAAATCGGCACGTTTCCATCGGCCCACTTCTCATAGTCAGCTTTTTTCATGAGCTGTCCGGTCTTGATTTCCAAGATACCTCGGCGTCCGTTTTCGTCCGTCAGGTCTCCGTCAAGGGTCGCCGTCAGCCAGGGCCGCTCACTCTGAGCCAGAATGTCGTATGGGAAGTGCTCGACCTGCATTTGCGGATTCATGGCTGCATACAGGTTTCGAAGCGCAGGCTCCATTCGTACTCCGCGTTCTACAACTGCACTGCTGGATATGTCCTTCTGCTTCTTCTGGCCGGTCTTGACCCGCCAGAGTTCCACAGGCGACATCCAAGGAGATAGCCCGCATACTGCCGCAGCATCCGAGCCGCCGATTCCAAGTTCCTGCCGACCTTCTAGCCAGCTCTCACGGTCCTCAAAGTGTTGGCGGATTAGGCTCATACCTGCACCGCCTCTCTCATGTCCTCCCACGGGATATGCGCTTGCCTGCAGATCATGTTGAGCTCGCCGAGTGTGAATGTTTCAGGGTCGTTCAACCGTCTACGAGCGGTATTCGCAGAGCAATTCAGCATCTTCGCCACTTGCGGAGCCGATGCATATCCTTTGATGACACGAGCGACTTTGATAAAGTCAGGCTCTTTCTTCTTTAATCTCGGCATCTTTACCCTCCAGTTGCAGCCCGATCTTTAGCGCTTTTTTCTTTGAGCGCGATGGCTGAACATCCAAAATAGGCTGCGATCTTATCCAGCATGAATGGATGTGGGCTACTTCCATTCAGCCAATTTGCCACGGACGATTGGCTGACGCCGAGATCTTTTGCTAACCTGTACTTAGTCACACCCTTCGTTTCCATCATTTTTTGCAATGTTTCAGAAAAGTTCACAGTTTCACCTCCAAATTGGCTTGACAAGCGCAAGTTGGAGCAGTAAAATCTGAACGTCCAATACAGATCTGCTCCATTTTCATTCCAAAGCATTTTACGATGTTTTGGTGTTTCTGCGTTTGCTCTGTACTCCAAAGTTTACACCATTATTGTCGCGAATGCAACCTTTTTGGAGCAATATTTATAGCCAAACTTGGAGGTGCATTTTTATGAATTTTCCACAAAACCTAAAGAAACTGATGACTGATCGCAAATTATCAGCCTATAAAATGGCAAATGACTTGCACTGCTCGCAAACCACGATCAGAAATTGGGTCGACGGAAAAACGACTCCGCAGCCACGCACAATTATTCAGCTTTGCGAGTATTTCGATGTTTCCGAAGAAAAACTGCTTGGAAGTTCTCCAGAACAAAAAAATAGCCCCGGCATCAAAAACGATGCCGAGACCGAGGAGCTCTACGCTTTATTCAACCAGATGTCTGAATCCAGTCGGACCAAATATCTTGAACTTGCTCGCATCTTTGTAGACGCGGAGCACAAAAACGGAGAAATCTGAGGAACCGTCTTTTATCTTTCACTTCTTTCAACAGCTCTTTGAATCTTTCATCCAGTTCGTCCAGTTCAATTTCATTCTGCATCTTATCCGATTCCGCCACTTATTTCACGTTCCTTTCCAATTCTCACGTTTGTTTCGTGTGTCCTATTTTAAAACGAATGTTCGTAAAAAGCAACTGCTCATATTGCACAAACATTTCGTTTATTTTTCTACTATTTGGATTCCACAATTTATTTGACGGAAAGTTATTTCGTCAGCCCCACCGCCTCTGGCACAGGCGGTGGGGTCTTGCAGCAGACCATATTGCTTTGCCCACTGGATCGCTACGCCTACATCGTAGCAGACAGGCAGAATTTTGAAAAGATGGAGTTCTGCGGTTTTTACACAAAATTTGCGATTTCAGCATTTCAGTTTTGAAATTTTATCGAAAATCATGCGAATTACCAGAGTGTGGCGTAAAGCCCCCGGCTTTGGCCGTGGGAAATGTCAAGATGGAGGTTATATCTATGAGTGCAATTCAAGAGTTAGCCCCGTATATTGCAAAATATCAGCCAAGCATAAAACGTGCAAAGATGGAAAAGGGATACACCTGCAATGACTTGGTTGAGCTTTCCGGCATATCGAAATCCGCAGTAGATCGCTTGTGTGATGGAACGCAAACTGATCCGAAACTGTTTAATGCCGTTGCTCTCTGTAAAGTGCTTGGGTTATCCATCGACAAACTCTTCGGTCTACCATCTTCTGAAGATTCCAGCGCAGAGCTTCGAAAAAAAGTCCATGAGATGGAACTGCAAAACCACAAGTTGGAAATGAAACTCTCCGAGACTACCGGCGAGTTGAACGTGTCCAAATCCGAATTTTCTCATCAAAAGGAAAAAGCTGACATGCTTCAAACGCAGTTGAAAGCACGTCAGCCTGTAATTTACACCCTCCTGTGTCTGTGTGCAGCCATGGCCTTCTCGCTACTTGTCTATATTATCCTCGATATCAATGCGCCGGCCGTTGGTTTTATTCAACACGGAAAGATCAGTGTCGTTGCATGGATCGTGATTGCGATGATTTCTGTATCTACTGTTGCTATTTCATGGTCGATCATTAAAGTTATTCAAAAAAAATGAATTTATCTGTCCGCACCCGGTACATATCGAAAGTCCAAATGGAGGTAATATTTTGAACAACGATTCTTACAAGCGCGATCAAGTGGTGCTGGACAGCCTTGATGCAAATATGCACGAAGCCCCTAAATACGGCATCTGTGCTGACACATTTTATGCCCTAAAGGAAGAGTTTCTTCGTGTCATGCAGGAGCGTGACGAAGCCATTGCGAAGCTGCAGGCGCTTCAGGAGGGCCAGCCTCATGAAATGTAAATCTTGCGGCCGCGAAATCGAAGATAATTCCATGTTCTGCAACTGGTGCGGCGAGAAACAGATTAAAGCACGTAAAAAGAAAGACGAGATCAAGATCCCAGCTCCAAGGAAGCTTGCGAGCGGTAGTTGGCGTATTTATCTTGACGCAGAGAAGCAAAGCATTACGGACACCTCAAAGGAAAAGTGTATTGCCAAAGCTAAGGCTATTCGTGCTGGATTCCTGGAAAAAAAGAAACACGCCCCCAAACTAACTGTCGAAGATGCAATCAAGAAGATGATACACGATAAAGATGGGGTTATTTCCCCTTCCACCATACGTGGCTACGACATTGCTCTTCGTCATGGGTTCAAAAAATATATGAAGTGCGATATCTCTTCGCCCATTGATTGGCAGGAAGCGATAAAGGAAGAGGCAGCGCTTGTTTCCGCAAAGACTGTCTTTAATCGCTGGAATGTCATATCAGCCGCTATGCGGCACGTCAAAGTAACCCCACCAGATGTCACACTTCCGAAATTCAAAAAAGGTGGTCAGCCATATTTAGATTTTGAGCAGATTCGTGCCTTCATCCCTCTCATCCGAGGAACTACCTGCGAAGTCGCAGCTCTCTTGGCGCTTCACTCCTTGCGCTTATCTGAACTCGTAAATCTTAAAGGTCGCGACATTGTTGTTTCAAAACGCGGAACTGCCTTCATCAACGTCTCAGGATCTCGCGTTCTTGACAAGAATAACAAACTTATTGAAAAGGACACTAACAAGACATACGAATCGACAAGAGAAATTCCGGTTGTGATTCCGCGTCTGCTCGATATTCTTCCAGATGTCGCTCCGGATGATTATATCGTCAAGCTCACTCCGCAAGCGATTGGTAAACAGATCAACAAGATTTGCAAAGCAAACGACCTTCCATTGGTTTCCGTTCATGGTCTACGTCGGTCTTTCGCATCTCTCGGTTATCATTTGGGATGGCCCGAACTTCGTACAATGAAATTTGGCGGTTGGACTAATATCAAGACCGTTCATGAGCATTACCTTCATGAGGCACAGAAGGACATGGACAAGAGTACGAAAAAGATGCAGAAGTTCTACATCGACATTGAGAAGTGTTCAAAATAGGCCCAGATTCCGTGCCGATTTTCGTGCCGATTTTGGCCAATTTTTTATTGCGCATATGTTATCTTTCGTGTTTGAAAAGTTCAGTTTTTAGAGTTGTAATTCTGTGGGAATATCCCGTGAAACCCTTGATACGCAAAGAAAAAACCTGCAATCCCTTGAGATTGCAGGTTTTTCTTCTTGGCAGGGGATGAGGGATTCGAACCCGCAGGCAGTCGGCTAAAATGGCTTTATTTTTTTAAATTTCCGTGGTGTGCCGATTTTCGTGCCGATTTTTACAATTTCGGGAGCACAACATCGAAGTCCGTCAGAGCTTCACGCCGAACCGATTCTTCGTCCTGAAAAACACCCATCCCGACGAGCTGCCGCATGAGGTCTTGTATTGCTTCTGTGCGGATCACCCGTTTCTTCTCTGCATAGTAGAACTTTGGGATTTCGAAGTAGCTTTCGAAGAATGCTGTCACGCGTTGAAGGTAGTTACCGCCCATCCTTCTTCCCTCCGCGTATAGCGCAGATCAGCGACCACTCACCATTGGGGATAATCTGCATCGGATGTCCATACCCACCGTAGGCTTTGGAGCGGTCGAGTTCATCCGGCGTTTGAGGTTCGAACACAGTTTGATACTCTGCAAATTCTTCGTTCCATGCCTTCCCAAGCGCCTCGAAGAACAGTTTCCTAAGTCGTTTGAACTGCCGGCTCCGTTCCAGGCCGTCCATCTCTTCCCATTTCATCGACCGCTGCTCCCGAAGCCGTTGTCCCCACGTTCGGTCTTTTCAAGTGACTCCACTTCCAGCAGTTCGACGCGCTCATACGGAATGATTATCAGCTGTGCAATCTTGTCGCCTTCTGAAACGCAGTACATTTCGTCGCTGGTGTTGACCAGCGTCACCATGATTTCGCCCGTGTAGCCGACATCAATCGTCCCAGAGCAAAGGATACCGTGGTTGCGGAGCAGGCCGCTCTTGGCTCTGATCGCTCCGAAGTAACCCTTCGGAATCTCAATATGGATTCCAGTTGGGAATGTGCATCTTCCACCGGCCGGGATGTAGTTTCCTTTGGACGCATACAGGTCCATTCCTGCATCGTCCTGATGTGCATATGTCGGTGTCTTCGCCCCCTTGTCTTTCACGTAACGCACACGGCTGTCCTCAAACTTTGCATTTTTGAGTATGCTCGCCGCAAGTTGCTCTTGTATGCCGTGCATGTCTTCGTGCTGCTGCATGAGGGCTCCCTGCAGAAACCCGCGCCAGTATGCGCAGGATGTTCCGTTTTGGTTTGGTTCCGCGTCTATGTGCCTCATAGCAGTGCCAACCACCGTTATCTTATCTTCGTACATTACCGTTTCCCCTTCCCTGCGTAGTTGAACTTCTTGATATACGGATTCCGGTCAAAGAACGGCGTAAAGTTCTTTCCGTATGCCTTTTTCAGAACCCGGTCGATTTGCTCCTGCTTGTAATCTGCTTCTGCGCGGCCTGTCCACGCATCGCCATATTCCTCGTCGAGTTCCATCACTCGACGGGCGATCTTTTCCAGGCGCTTTTCACCGAAGCCTTCTTCGTATAGTGCAATGCCAAAGAAATCAGCTGCCTTTTGGAATCCGGTGTCTACGCCAATCTGCAGTTCAGTATCTCTGGCAATTTGAAGTCGCTGCGCATAGGTAAGTCCATTAGCCATCGTTTCCTCCCTATTACAATAAATTTGGACAGGAAAGCCGGGCAGCCAGTCCGGCTTTCTTTCCATCTCATGCCTAAGCTACAATAAGGGGAGCAACTGGCTGACCAATACCTCCTTGGGCTTCCATGTCCGATACAGAGACTGTCAGCCATCCCCTTATTGCAGCGTTCGATTTGAGCAGGTTGAGCCATAGAGTTCGCGTCACCCAATAGATTGAATCGGCAATGAGAAAAAGATGGATTCCGGTTGCGATTCGCAGATTGGAGGAATGTAAATGAACTCTGTTGGCATCGACATTTCCAAAGGCAGAAGCACGGTTGCCGTCATGCGCCCCTTCGGAGAGGTCGTCATCTCGCCCTTTGAAGTCCATCACACCGATAGTGAACTGAGCGCACTGGCAAGGCGGCTCAAAAGCCTGAACGGTGAGACTCGCGTGGTCATGGAGGCCACAGGAAATTACCACGCGCCGGTGGCAAAGCTGCTTCACGACGCAGGGCTGTATGTTTCCGTCGTCAATGCGAAGCTGGTGCATGGCTACGGGAACAACGAGTTAAGGCGTGTCAAGACCGATAAAAAGGACGCTGTCAAGCTGGCAAACTACGGTCTTGACCGCTGGCTCACTCTGCCGAGATATGTCCCGGAAGAAGGTGCCCGGTTGCTGTTGAAGAACTGCTACCGCCAGTACCGGCAGTATTCCAAGGTGCAGACGGTTCTGAAGAACAATCTGATCTCATTGCTGGATACAGTGTTTCCAAACGTCAACCGCCTGTTTTCAAGCCCGATCCGCGGGGACGGGAGTGAAAAGTGGGTGGATTTTGTGGCTGAATTCTGGCATTGCCGCTGCGTCAGTGAGAAATCCGAAAAGGCATTCGCAAACAAATACCAACGTTGGTGCAAAAAGCATGGTTACAATTTCAGCGTGGCAAAAGCACACACCATTCACGCCGAAGCCAGTGGACATATTGGCGTCATGCCAAAGTCCGAAACGACAAAGCTGCTCGTGGAACAGGCTGTTGCGCAGCTCAGAGCAACCTCTGTTGCCCTTACCGCTCTCAAACGCGAAATGCTCACCTTGGCCGCACAACTGCCGGAATATCCTGTCGTCATGGGTATGTTTGGCGTGGGGCCGACGCTCGGCCCGCAGCTCATAGCGGAAATTGGCGATGTGCGACGTTTTTATTCCAAGAAAGCACTCGTGGCCTACGCCGGCCTTGATGCTCCGCCGAATGACTCTGGAGACGTGACTGGCAAACACAAATCCATGAGCAAAATTGGCGCGTCATCTCTGCGACGGACACTGTTCCTTGTTATGAGTGTCTATTTGCGGAGTGCGCCGCTGGATGAACCGGTCTACCAGTTCATGGACAGAAAACGCGCCGAGGGCAAGCCCTACCACGTCTACATGATGGCTTCGGCAAACAAGTTCCTGCGAATCTACTACGCCACTGTGAAAGCCTATCTGGAGTCGCTGGAACACACCACCTGATCTTTCCATAAAGTATTGGCTGGCTGCCGTTTCAAATTTGAGACGCGAAGCGGCTTGGTTTGGTGCAGTCTTTTTGCGCACTGCATTACCTTGAAATTTCTACTTGACTTTTCTTAGCAGGTCTCTGTATAGCAGGAACGGATTTTTGCCCCGTTCCAAAATGTGAATTCAACCGTATAGAAGCGGCCCTTCGGATGCACGTATATGACTTTCCCGAAGAGCAGTTCTTTGTCCGTTGGTCTACCGATTGTTTTGTCCGGCGAGAAGTTAACCAGACGCTTTACGGTTTGTCCGACCTGTACCACTTTTCTTTCCTCCGTCCTGCGGCCGATAGACGCGGCCGTCCTTGTAGGCTTTATATCCCGCTTTCATCATGCTTCGGATGGTGTCATCGTCGTAGATGCAGGACTCATGTTCTGTCATCATCATGCCTTTACCATCCAGCGCGCGGACAATTTCAAACTTCATCCCGTTCGTCCTCCCGCACACTTTCAATGAGATCTCTCATCGTAGATTTCTGGTAGTTTTTCTTGATGAATACCGCAATGGGGGCTTCTTCCGGCGAATCTTCGATTTCTTTCAGGCACTCATCGTGAACATACGTCGAGAATCCATCGAACCATACAGTGTCGTTGAGATAGATTTCACCGGCGCACCAAGCGCAGCTGGCAGCAGGTGCTTCTTGCTGCACGTCAACATACATCATTGCTTTTCACCGAGTTCTCTTTCTGAGATGGATTGACGAGCATCATGTTTTCACGCATTTCATTCCTGAGTTTTGTATATCCTGGCATGTCTGGAGTATGTTCCTCTGCACAAGCCTGATGTACACAATATCCTGAGATGAAATAACTTCCATCGTCGAAGTAGAACGATTCTTCGTCTGATATTTCCTCGCCGCACAGTTGGCAGTGCGTGCTAAAAGCCTTATCCCGATATTCTTTTAACATCCGTCTCTCCTTCCAAATCTCCGACGGCTCCCATGCGAATCGATTGTAATAGTGCCTGGACTTCCTGCGGTAATTTTGCCTGTTCGCGTTCTCTCTGCTGAACCGTTCTAAATGACCTTTGAATATTTGATGCCACAACGCTTTGCAATGAATCTGCATCCAGTAATGCCCATTCACTAAGCTGTTGCGGACTTCCGACAATACGTTGAAGCGTAGGACTCAGTTTATCAAACTCTTCCTGCGCACCATATATGCCATTCCGACACGCAGCAGATATTTTCGCCCACGCTTCCATCTCGGAAAGGTCATCATCTTGCATCAGTTTTCTCATCTGTTCCTTGATTGTGCCAATGTTAGGAGGGAACTCCCGATTGCTTGCCACTATAATGGATTTCACTGCTGCAGCAACGAGCCTCGGGTCATCATCCTCAAACATTGAAGTCCACAAGTTGATTGTGGCGGTGATATCCGAGTCTGACACATTCCTGTAGAAGTTTGGATAGGCCGTTCGTAGCACAGCAAGGATTCTTCTTGTTTCGTCTCTTGTCATACGTCCTCCCGCAAAAATGGATTGCTACTAGATGCTTCGCGCAATGACTGGTTTGTGTTTCTTAAATTACACTGACTACCACCACGGTCCTGTGCCCTAGCCAACCACGAAGTTATGAACGCGCGGACTCCGCGCCGGGTTTTTCGTTTCGTCGTGTTTGATTCGCACCAACCTGCCATCTTGCGAAGTTCTTGCATAACGTCAACGGCAGGGTAAAGTACACTCCACTTAGTCACATCTTCTTCCGTGATATCGAAGAAAGATTTGTCGTTCAGAATTAGAGAGATTACGGGCGGCGTGGAGTCGGACTTTTCCAGCTCCGCGCAAGAAGTATCGTTAGATACTTCTTCTATCTCTTTCTCTATCTCTATATCTATATCTTTCTCTATATCTACGCTGCAATTTTGTTGCAGTTTGTTGCACTTCTGCTGCGCTTGCGTTGCATTGTCGTTGCATTGCAACGCTTTTCGGCGTTCCCGGCATAACCTTGACCTTTGCGTACTAGCTGCTTCAGATTGTGTATTTTCTACAGCATATGGGATAAAAAAGTGAATATCGTCCGACGTCTCCAACAGTCCACACGACAGAAGATATTGGACAGTTACTGTTACGTTTTCCGGTGTTTCGTCGAGCTCCAATGCCAATTCATCGGCAAACGACTTTTCCAGTCCTGTAAACGTGATGATCCCATCGTGTTTCATGGCAACTAGCTGCATTTTGAGGTAGATTATCGTGTATGTATCTCCACCAGCCAGTTTTCGCAACTTTTTGATTCGTTTTGAACTGAAAAAATCGTCTTTCAGTTTCAGCCAGTGGTATCTTTTCTCGCCCATTCCACTACACCTCAAAACGGAAGATCATCCGCATTCTCGTCGAGCATCGTGAATCCGTCCGGAACATCAGATGCCGGCGAAACTTCGGCTCCGCTGGTCTTCGCTGCTCCATCCGACTGTCTGCTTCCGCAGAAGTAAATCTGGTCCGCCAGTATCTCAGCGTTGCGGCGCTTGTTTCCTTCTTTGTCTGTCCATGTGCGGATCTGCAGGCGTCCGTCAACGACTGCCATGCTCCCCTTGTCGAGGTATTTCCCTGCGACCTCTGCTTTCTGATTCCATGCAACCACGTCGAGGAAGTCGGTCTCCCTCTCCTGTCCTTGGGCGACGTAGTCGCGCTCAACCGCAAGCGTGAAACTTGCTACCGGCTTGCCACTCTGCGTCACTCGCATTTCCGGCTTTTTTACAACTCGTCCCTGTATGGTGATTCTGTTCAGCATCTATTTGCTTCTCCTTTGATTTGATCGTTTGCCCGCCTCACGCCGCTCGTGGCCGTTTGAGGCGAGTTCTGGTTTTCCGTGTCTCATTTCACGTCAAGGTCATTTTCTTCCGCCATGCGGCCTCCAGCGGTCTCACGGTGCTAGTGTGTGACGGTCAAAGCCATCAAAATCACACCGACCATGATTGCACATCCTCCGACGAGAGCATATCGTATGCGTTCGGTTGATGTGCTGCATCGTTTTGCCACACCGCAAAAGACGCATCCTCCGAAAAGGCAGAATACAACTGCAAGGAGAATCAGCACCCTGGAAAGTGAGTTCATTTCACGCACCTCTTTCCTTCTCGAATGAGCTGTCGCTGACGTTTTGTAAAAGATGCCGTAGGCGCAAGCTTTTTTCGCTGCTGTGCGATTTGAGCTTTGATCGCGGCGTCTTTCTCTAAGAATTCAGCATAGTCTTTACATTTCCCGTGGCAGCCTGGTTGATGTTTCGGGCAATCTTTACACGGGGCGGATATGATTGCTGCCATGCCAGTCCCTCCGTTTCATCTGCAAAAGTACATTCCGTCCTGATAAACTACGATCTCAGTCCCCTGTATGTTTTCCGACTGGAAAATCACGTCATCAGGAAGGAGCTTTTCTCCGAGCAATACACGTTCGGCGCAGCGATACGCGCGCTCAACGGCATCTTTTTCCTCCGGGTTCGATGCTCTGTCTTTCCAAACAACACCGGTTCTGTCAAACACGTTGTACTGAAGCGGCTGCGTCAGCACTTCTTCCATGGTGTTTGGATATCTGGGGTCATTCATGCGGTTCAAAATCACATTTCCGACCATGATACGAGTTTCGTCGCTGCAGTCGTCCCCGCCAGCTTCAGCGTAAATTGCTCGTGCCAGAAGCTCTAAGTCATATGGGTCATCTGTGATAAACCCGCCGTTTCCACCAACACCATCTTTCGTATGAGGTGGATGGCAGAACTGCGAATCGTCAAAAGCTTCTTCGTCATCCGCTTCCTGCGGGGCCTCCTGAATCGTTTCCTCCGGTTCTTCCGGGTCTTCCGGTTCATTCAGCGATTCTTGACTTGCGGCAGCCCTCGTAGCGTCCACCTCGGATGCTACCTGATTTGCAAGCGCTTGCTCAATGTCACTCTGAAAAATTAGAAGCGTAACCGATATGAGGACGAGGATCACGCAGACACAGAAAAGGAATTTCCTCATGCTACCGGGCCTCCTTCTCTGGCTTCTGCAGTAAGAAGCTTTTGCTTCGCTCTGTAATATTGGCTATTTTGAGCGGACAGCCCTGGATGCGCTGCATAGTATGCACGTTTCTTGGCTTTGATCTCTTCCGCGTGCTCTGCGTAGTAGCGAAGATTATACTCGCGTCGGTCCCGGTTCTTTTCACGTTCTGCACGACGTTCGGCAGCTTTTCCGTCGTACCAGCCAATGTGTTTGTAGCTCGCTTTGTAGCAGCTTTGACAGCAGTAGTAAGTAACCGCTTCCTTCTTTCCATCGCGTTCAATCATTCTCATAAACGGTGAACCTGCGCTCGTAACTACCATCTGGCCGCATGTTCCGCATGGACGGATGATCGTCAATCGACGGTCAGTCTTTTTTCTTACACTCATATTGCTGTACCAACCGTTCAAGGTAGAACTGTGCTTTTTTGAGGTCTTCCACCGGCTTTCCCTTGAACGGATGCCGCCAGATGTACTTGACTGTCTGCCACGCCAATACCGCCGCTACCGGGTCGAACCATCCTTCAACCATCGCATTCAGAGCGTCGATGCACTCAATAGAGCCTTGATTGTAATGCTGGGGATGATCTACGGCATTTTCGGCCGGTTTTTCGTCAGCATCTTGATTCATGAATGCGTTGACCTGCGCCATCGGCTTTTCGGCTGGTACAGGGAGAACCATTTCTTGGCTCCAACATTCTTCGCAAGTTTCTCTTTGGATTTTGCTTCCACTGCAAAGATCAACAGGTACTGGAAGAATTTCATAATTACGCGGGCAACCAACAACTCCGCCTCCTGAAGTTTTTAAAGCTGCATTTGGATGGTTTTTCAGCACAAACTCACGTTGTGTCATTCCTTCACGTCCTCCGTCCTGTAATATCTGCACCCGCAGTCAACTGCCCCGCCGAAGAACTGGCTCGACGCATTGCAGCAGGTGAAATCATCCCATGCGTCGCATCCCACACACGATCTCTGTGTAGTAGTCGGCTCTTCACGCGCAGTTAATGGCGCTGTTCCTTTTCGTTCTGGCATTTTCCATTGTCCTTTCGTTCGAAATACTTACATCCGCAGTTGACGAAATCCGCACAATGTGGGCTGTCTCCGTTACAGCAGGCCCAATTAAACGATTCCCACCACTTGCAGCCTTCGCAGGTATCGTTCATTGTGCCTTCTCCTTGACGAAGTACCGCTTGTACCGCGTGGCATCTCCAAAGCGGTCTGTGGCCGTCTCCCAGACATCCTCAACCTCATAGCCAAGTCTGTGCTTCAAATCCCAAATCCGCGCGCCAAGACGCGTTGTGCCAAGTTCTCTGGTCGCTTCCAGCTGCGTGATAGATCCATGCTGTTTGCAGTAAGCGATAATTCTTTCGCAATCGTTCATGCTGTTCTCCTTTCTAAACGTCGACCCAGTTCCGGCAGAGCATGGCGAGCGAAACATAAGCGACGGCTTCGTCTCCAACCTCTACCCAAAATTTCCCGTACATGCTGACAATGCTGATCTCGTAGACTTTTCTGTGCTTCAGGCCGTGATATCCTGTTTTTCCGATGTATCGCATTCGGATTTTGCTGTATTTTTCGTTCATCATTTATCACTCCCTCTATTTTCAGCATACTCATGCCTCCAAATGATTTAGGTCATATGAAAAAACATCCATATGTTCTGCACATACGGATGTTTAAGGAGTATTCATAACTTTTTCTCTATTTTCGTGTCACAGGTGTTTGCTCAACGCCAGAAAAATTTTTTTGCATTGCATCCCATCGCACGTTTTTGGAATCAGATTACATCGAACAGGCACAGATTGTCGTTCTGCTGAGACTCGTCGAACTCCTTCAGGTAGCCGACCGCATCGCGGAAGTAGTCATTATTGAGCTCGATGGTGTAGCCACGTCTGCCGGCCTTGATGGCTTCCAGTGCAACGGTCCCGAGTCCGCCGAACGGGTCAAGCACCAAATCCCCCGGATTACTGTACCGGTTGATGAGCCTGTCAACGATATCTAGCTGAAGTGGGCAAACGTGGTTCTCTTTCCGTCTCTGGCTCTGCGTCGTGTTGAGCGTCCGCATTCGGTTGATATCGTCCCACACTTGGTCTGTCCAGCTTCCGGGCGCAACTACCATGAGCGTGGCCGGCAGATGCCCGTCCCTGTCAAGTTCTTTCGCCAGTTTTACATGCTCGTCGTAGCTGTACACTGAATCACGGCTGTATTTCCGATAAAGCGCCTGCAACTTTCCAGTGTCGGTATGCAGCAGTTCGTCTTTCGTAATCAGACGATTTCCGGAACTGCGCCAGAACCCGTGTGCATCGATCTGCCATTGAGCGCGTGTGTATTCGTCCTTCGTCTTGGATACGCGCTCATCCGCATATGCTTTGGAGCGGTCGGTTGGAAGCTTCCGGAATAGCAAGATGTACTCCGGGCAGCCGACGCCCATTTTTGTCCCGTCCTTGCACTGCTCAGACCATCCGAGCCGGTACGTCTGGTTGTTCTCTCGAACGACGTCCGTAACGACCGTAATCATGCCGAAGTACGCAAAACCGTGCTTCATGTAATGGCTGATACACATGGCATGAAACGGCTCCATCGTCGGCATACCGGTTCCGGTCGCGTTGCCGAAAAGAACGCGGTCTTTTACATGGCAGCAGAAGACACGTCCAGGTTTCAGCACGCGCAGAAGGTTCGGGGTCAGATAGTCCATCTGTTCAAAGAACTTTTGCGTATCTTCGTTGTGACCGAAGTCGTTATAGCTTGGTGTGTACTCATAGTGATTTGAAAACGGGATAGACGTGACAATCAGATCGACGCTGTTGTCCGACATCTTTGCTGTTTCCTCACAGCAGTCGTTGTTGACTGCAATCCAGTTTTCGCCTTTGATCTCCACTCTCTCAACTCCTATGCTTCTTTCCATTTCCTGTTTCATGCGTTCGCCTGATAGACCATATTTCTTGACAATATCTCGCATCTGCTCCTGCATGTAGTCGTGTTGCTTCCATTTCTTTTGAAGCACGTCCCAGATTGGAATCTCAGCCTCCGTGTAGATGATGTCTACAATGACCTTCTCCGTCTGTAAAAAGCGGTAGCAGCGGTGAATGGCCTGAATGAAGTCGTTGAACTCATAGTCGATCCCAACGAAAATCATTCTGTGGCAATGTCTCTGGAAATTGCATCCCTGTCCGGACAGCTCCTTCTTCGTCGCAAAGAGCCGGATTTTGCCGTCCGAGAAGTCAATCACGCGGCGCTCACGCTCGTCATAGTCCATCGTTCCGTAAATCTCTACGGCCTCTGGCATAACTCTGTGAATTTCGTGCCGCTCCGCTTCAAGATCGTGCCAGAGGATAAAGCTTGCGCTTGGGTCACTATCGACAATCTCTTTTGCTAAACGGACTCTTGCAGCTATTGTCTCACGTTTTTCGCGTGATGCCTCCTGAAGGTTTGTGGCAGAATCGTTCATCATCTTCACTTGACCATCCCGGTCCGTGATCTTTCCGAATTCGTCGTGAACAACATGCGTTCTGACTTCGAGTCCAGGAAGTTCATATCCCTCGTCAGAATATCCGAGGTCTGACGGTTTTCCAAGGAACAGCGCCCATGAACTGACCCACAGCCAGAATTCTTCTTCACGGTGTGGATAAAGGGTCAGGTTGTTGGACTTGGTGCTGTCCCGCTTGAAGAACCGTGTAAGGGCCTGTCCGGTGTCCATGACTTCGAGATATCCTGCATAGTGGATGATCTCTTTGTACTTGTTCGGTGCCGGAGTGGCCGTTGCTACCATCTTGTATTTGACACCCTTGAATTTTTGGAGGAACGTCTTATAGGTCTTGCTCCCAAACGAGCGCAGCACCGACGCTTCGTCAAGGCTCGTCGCCGCGAAGTACGCCGGGTCGATATCCCCGTCCCGGACGCGCTCATAGTTGGTAAGCATGATCTCCGCCCCAGCGTTCTCGCGTACCTCCTGCATCGTCCGTACATAAACCGGCTCTTCGTATCCCAGAATATTCACGGCGTCCCGTTTGAATTCCTGCCGCACGCCGAGTGGGAGCACGATCAGTGCCGGCTTTCCCTCATGCTTCGCCGCGTGATGGCAGAATTCCAGCTCCTGCGCGCTCTTTCCCAAACCGAAGCTTTCAAAGAGCGCCCGCCGGCCGCCGCGCAGCGCCCAACGTACTGCGTCTCTCTGGTGCGGTTTCAGCGCTTGATTGATATCTTCTTCCGGAACGGAAAAGCCGCTCACCGGAGCCGTCTCGATTTTTGATTTCAGAAATTCCAAGTATTTGCTGTTCATCTTGTCTCCTATACAAACACAGTGTCATCCAAGACTTGCGCATTGTCCGTGATTTTAACTGTCATATCGTCTGTCAGCGTAATAACGACTTCCGCCTTGGATGCTCCAAATGGAAGAAAGCCAGATTTATACTCTTTACAGACCATCCGTTTTCCGTCTTCCATTGTGAACTTATCCCCGCTTGAACCCTTGTACACGCAGTCTGGATTGCACGTTGCGAGCTTTGCGTATCTTCCGATAAATGTCGGGGACATCTCTGCATACTTCGGGAACTCTTTCACGAAGCGTTCATATTCCACTGGAAACAGTCTTTTGAATTGGTGCAGGAAATTCGGTACGGTTTCATCCGCATATCTCGTGATAATATCTCCGCACATATTTCGTGGGTTATAGCCAAGTATGCTATCCAGGTTTTCCGGTGTCAGAAGTGACTGTTCTACAAGCAGATGGTCATTTGTGAATATCGCCGTTGATGCGTTCAGTCGGCTTCCGTCCAATTTGAGGTCAACGTAAGGAAGATTCAGATACGCCATATCTCCAATGCGAATTACATACCAATAGGATGGATATCTGAGTTTACGATATTCTGGCGAATGCCGCGCTGCGTCTGTCACAGTGTCATAGCGTTTGCTCTGCTTTGTGCCGCCATCCACTTTTTCAACTCTGCCAAGTTCACACCGTCGGTTGAACGGTATGGTAACGTTCAGGCATTTTCCCTCGTGGTATGCGGAGCATTCCTGCGCGTGATCGCAGTAAATATATTCTGCCCGAAGCCGGTTCTTTCGTTTTCCTTCTCCATATAAAGCAACGTTTATGAGCGGCATTTATTGTCCTCCTTTTCCAAGAGAGCAGAACCCATCCTCCGGCATATTAAGGCCGGTCGCGTCACGAAAGCCGCACCTAACATATGTCCCACACCACGAAATTTCTGCCCGGCGGCCATCACAGTCCCTGCAGCGTGTAACCTGTACTGCGTCCACTGCCGGCAGTCGGCTGATCTCAGCAAATGCCGCAGCATAGTCTCCGGATGTCCGGCGCACGATTTCGAGCGCGTCTTCCCTGTAAATCAGCTGCTTGTCCATCATGCTTCACCGTCCTTGATTTCGGCCAGCCAAAAATCACGGCGACATTTTCTGCATTCTTCCTCGTCTCTCACAAGGCAGCAGAGAGCATCGTCGTCTTTATTGTGACATCTTTTATCTACGACGATCGGACAAATAGGGGACATCCCGTCAATTTCAATTCTCGCATTCGGGAACATCTTCAAAAACTCGCTCTGCCTCGTTTTAACAGGATGTTCTTTTGACCATTGCTCAACGATAGGAACCAAATCAATAGCCTTTGCACATAATGTTGCGCAATATGCAACTTTGTTTCCAGGGCAGTTCATGCACCTACTCATATAAAAATTGCACATCCTAGTTCGTTCTTTTAAAAATTCAACAGCATCCATATCTCCGTCCTCCAATTATGCTTCTTCGTCCTTGATTTCGGCCAACCAAAAATCACGGCGGCAATCAGGGCAGAATGTAACAGTTTTTGTGCATCGACCAGTAGTTTCATCGCGACACAATGGCTCAAGCTTATTAGGGCAAATCTCAAGAACGCCCTCATAAAGCCTAGCATCCGGCCACTGCTTCAAAAACTCACTCTGCCTCGTTTTAACAGGATGTTCTTTTGCCCACTTCTCGACCGCAGCAACACATTCCTCTGCGTTGTTGGTGAGATCGTTCATATGGCATCCGCGTCCAATATCGTCAAGTGGACAGCCTACACACGGTTTTCCCGTGATGTTGTTCTTAGAATCAAAAGAATCGCACATTCTCTCATATGCTTTGAAATACGCCACAGCATCCATTTTCTGTCCTCCTACATCCAGACCATATCGCATTTGTTGTCCACGCAGTCCTGCAAGATTGCCTTGAAGTCTCGGAACATTGCGCAGTCGCTTCGGCCGGCATAGCCGTAGCAGATGTTATCGTCGTAGTCCCCGATGACCTTCAGGATTTCCTTGCAGGCTCCGTAGCGGATTTTCCCATCGCAGTCGTCTTCAAGCAGAAAATTCACAACTTTCACCGGAATGTTGTTTTCCGTAATTAGCCTGATTGCTTCCGTGTCCCATTCCGTATAGAACTTCTTTTCCTCATCCGGTCGCATGAGAGGCAGCGCATCGTATAATTTCTTGTAGTGGCTGTAGAACGGCCCTCCCATGAGTTCGGACACTTTGTTCCGCAGCCGCATGAATCCGCTATACCCGAGGTCAATGTCCCGACCGGTTTTCTTGCATTTAATCGTTACGCCCATTTTCACGTTACTCCTTTGGATCTCCGTAGTTGCAGAACCCGTCTGGCACTGGATCATCTAGGCCGCGCCTATTCGCGCAGTACGGGTCATTTTCGTTGTTCCGGTGGAAATCTTTGCAGTCCTTGCACCGCGTTACCTTGACGGCATCAACGGTCGGCGCATTATCAATCGCATTATGAATAAGCCGGATTGCCGTGCCGCCAGTTACGCTCCATTGCTCATCTGATCGTTCATATGGCTTGACATGCTCAAGCACCCAATCTGCGTCAATCAGGCGCACTCTCGTCACCTCCGCCATCTGACTTCTTGACGCTGCCGGAATGGATCATCGTGAATATCGAAAAAAGCGCGATCCACCAATGTCCAAATCGTTCAGCCAGCCAGCACCAGTCCATAATATTGATGATGTTGTAAGTGAGGCAAGCTATCATTCGTTCACTCCGTCCTCCATTTTTGCACCGCAATGGCAGTACGGTTCTTTCTGCTTGCATGTTCTTTCGCATCGGTCGCACCTATACACCACATAATCGTGCAAAATAGGTTCGCCGACATCGTCATACTCAACAGGCAAAAGCGTCTGTCTCTTTTCTTCCAGCCACCGTCCATGCACCACCGGCGCAACGTCGGCGGCGGGCTGGCGGAGCAGGAGCGTTTTCACACGCTGAGGTGTCCAGTTCGGATTTTCCGCGTTGCAGGATTCAAAGTCTTTCAGCGCCTCAGTTCTGCTGATAAATTCTTCAGTCGCAACGTTTTCCATCGTCAAACTCCCTCCAAGTGTGATACAGTGCCCATGCCAGCGGGTCACGGATGAACGGCATCTTTTTTGCTTCCGCGTATTTCTTATCAAGGATGCTCATGGCCTTCTTCCACGCGCGATCTCCTATGTGCAGTTCGGCGGGGAAGTATATCCTTTCCAGTCTGTCGATGTCCCAGACGTGCACGCGAGCAGCCCCGCGCTCGTTAAAGAGCGCGTAGACGTCCTTGTCTTTGATGTAACCAATCATTTCAAAGTTCCTCCTCTGGTACCCCGAACATCTCTATGATCTTTTTCATGACCTCATCGATTTCCGGCTTGCCATCATTCAAATAACCTACAATGGAATAATTGGACGTTGGCTGGAGATTCCAGTTGTTCATTACTGCATAATCGGCAATATCCTTGAGCAGCGTGTTCAGGTCCTCCATTGTGGATAGGTATTTGGAATACGATTCGCGCACCGTTTGCAGTTTGTTCTTGACCGCTTCGAAAAGAACTTCATTTACAGATTTAGACATATGGTGTTCCTCCATTTGCAAGTATTTCTTTCATTCCATCCGGAAGAGCAAACGATCCAGGTATCAGATCGAGGATTTTCTTCCGTAGCAGCACTTCTGCCTCCCGCTTGGTCAACTGCTTCTCGCGCTGCTTAGGTGGCAGCTCCCCGTTCTTGGCCGCAATGGCAGTCGGGTTATGTTTGTGCTGGCCCATTCTATTTCTCCTTCATCAGTGGTGCGTCCTCAAATTCCATTTTTCGATTGCGGCCGGCCGTTCGTCTTTCACGACTTTCACTTCTCCATAGTCTGAAAATTCAACTTCTACCGTGTAATCGTTCTTTGGAGTTCCGACGCCGCACTTTGTGCAATGGATTCCAAACTGCCAGCCGCGCCGTGTTCCGAACTCAAAACTTGCTTTTCTGAAGAATTTTGCTTCACCTCCGCAGAACGGGCATGGTTTAAGGTTCGTCATTTCCATTCACTTCCTTTCTCGCTTTTACAATTTCCCGCCTGGAGCTGCGCCACATCATCAGGAGCATTTCCTGGAGCGGCCTTTTTCTGTCGATGCGGCGAACACGCTGCACCACTTTCAGAATGTACGGCAGGAATTTATAACCCAGTTTTTCGGGGCACAGAACGCCAACGCTGTATGGCAGTTCGTCCCGGACCTTTTCGTAGACTTCCAGCGGCATGACGTAGTAGTTGAAATCCCCGATCAGATTGTGACCGTTCTTCGAGTGGAAGTCTTCGACGGAGGATTTGATCTCGTAGCAGTACACATCGCCCTTCTCGATGCCGGACACGCTATTGTTGACCGGCTTGAACTGCATATAGTCCACGCGAATGGGAGAAACGCTGCCGTAGTCGAACGTGACTTCCTTGGCCCAATAGACGCGCGGGTCGTTCTTCGGGTCAATATGTTCTTCCAGCAGTTTCGAAAGCCACTTCGTCGTTTCTGGTCTGTTCATTGTTTGTCGGTGTCACCGGCCTTTCTTGCATTTCTTTTCGCCACGGCTCATATTTGGGCTGCGTAGTGTTTGAGGTATATGTCGATGCCGCAGCTTCGCAATGAGAACACTCCCCGTCGCAATATTCATATCCCGCGCCGCACGGGTGGAGCGCGTAATCACTTCTGAGATATGTCCGCATTTGCTGCCTCTCTTTCTATCCTTTCGCAGAGTTCATCTGCGATGTTAAGCCCGTACATCAGCTCTTCGAATCCGCATCCGGAACCATCACTGAGCACGTCGACATCAACTCCGTGACGTTCCAGCCACTCAGCCACCTTCCGGTTGAGTTCTGCAGCTTTGTAGGAATAGTGTGCAGTAAGCACCATCCACTCGTAGATATACTTTGGTATTTTCAATGCCATTAAGATCTACCATCCTTTTACTCGTTTCAGCTCGTGGTCTGCTTCCTCTCTTGTGAGGAATACAGTTTTGCCGATATTAAAAACGTCTTGCAGCAGGAAGGCGTCCGGCTCAATGTATGGCTCGCTTTTATCCGGATATGTTTCAAATGTCCACTTTATTCTCCACACTGTATCGCCCACCTTGCGCGGCAGGATGATGCACCGGCCTTCCTTCACAGAACGGACACCGTTTCACTTCATCCAATGTGACGCCGCCTCCTTTGCTTCCTCCTGACTAAGAAAAACAACGCTCCCGAAGTTGCTTAGTCTCTCATAGTCTCCGCCATGTCTTCCCTCCAGATAAACTGCATCCGCCATAACATGTAGCGGAATTACGGGCTCCGTGTCCGCAGCCCACACCGTATCGCCGATTTTGCACGGTCGGATGACAATTTGATGGTTTCTGTCTGCCTCAGCCAGCTCGCGGAGGCGATTTGGGATTTTTCCTTTGGCTCCATCCAGTGTCCCGACATAATACGCCATACTGCTTTTAATCGTCTCGTAGCACTCACAGCCAGTGGCGCTACTCTGCGCCATCGGCTCGCCGCATTGTCTGGAGCACGCCCAATAATGGATGCACTCTTCACAGGCTCTTTCAAGATTTTCTTTAGGTGGCATGTTTTATTCCTCCATTCCTTCAAGAACCATTTGTCCCGGCAGCACGCCGTCCTCCAGACTCCAGTGCAGGACGTCTTCGCCGGTCTGCCAATCGCACGGCAGGCCGCGGCTGCGGCGCTCCTCGATCATCCGGCCATAAGCCCGGATGTAGGCATCCCGGTATCCGGGGTAGCGCGCGAGCTGCACCTTCCGGTGCTTGCCCGCCATCGGGCAATTGATGCAGCCCACGCGATCTTCGCCGCAGGCGTAAAGCGGATTCATACAGATCTTTTCTGCTGCGCAGTAATCCCAGATGGATTCGGTCGGCCAATCGATAATCGGATTGACCGTTCGGGTCCCCTTGAGCTGGCAGTTTTCCATCAACATGCGGCTTTCGTCATTGTCGTTCATCAGCGTCAGCCGCTTTTCCTTATTCTTATGAAGCGCTTCCATAACGCCGCGGGATTTGCGCTTTTGCGACTCGGCCCACCGGACGCCGGTCGCGATCCACCTGCCACGTCCGCTGGTCTCTTTGAGCGCCGCGCAGCAGTAGCGCATAATGCGTGTCGGCGGCACCAGCTTCAGCGGGATTAGTCGCCACATGGTCATGTACGTCCCATCCGGCTGCTTGTGCTTATCGATATCGCACGGTACGCCCGCCAGCTCCAGCCTTCGGAATGTTTCCCGCACATGCCAGACGGTCTCCGGCGCATCAGCTGTCGTCAGCGAGTGCAGCACCTCATACGGGATTCCTGCCGCGCCCGCCAGATGCAGAAGAACGTCTGAATCCTTGCCTCCGGAATAAGTGATAACAAGCGGCTGCTTGTACAAGCGCAGGCTCATTTCTGACGCCATTCGTAGCCGCTCCATCGCTGTTTTCTCTAAGTCCATCAGTATCCCTCCAATTCAATCCGTATCATTGCGCTTCCGGAAACAGATCTGCTTCCCAAGCGCGAAAATGTCGGATTCGGCCACTTCATCCGACCAGCAGAATGGCAGGCCGAGTTCGTATGCCTTCATCGTTCCGAAGAAAGCACACTCCCGGCAATCTGCCCCAGGTACTTGCTTCAGCAATTCTGGAACCCTGTAGATCTCGACATCCCGGAGTTTTCCATCGATCATTAGTTTCTGCGTTTCATAGCGCTTTTTTATTCCATTCATGTTCCCTCTTCGATTGAAAGCTGATTCTGCCGGTAGCATTGGAATAGCGTCTGACCCTTATCGTTGAGCATATACGGAAGGAAGATCTCATCCATCTGCACCATCTCGGATTCCAGAATCGCCATCTGTGCAGCTACCCAGTCCTTCACGATGCGCCAAGCGACACGCTCGGCCTGATCGCGGTCGCATTTGACTTTCTGCTTTGTAAGTACATTCCACACTGCGTCGACGTTTGCTGGCAATTTGACTCCGCGCGGGCCATTCGGTGTATCAATCAGGAAGGACAGTGCTGTGATATGCCCGTCATTGTCGTAATCCTGCATGATTTTCTTCGCACCATGTTTGACGAGCTGCCCCTGAATCTCACCAAGCGTCGCAAACACATCGACCTTCGTCGTGTAATTCATGATGGGCATGGTTTAATCCTCCCCGGCCGCAATAGGAAGTGGCATCCAGTGGGTGACATAATATCCGGTGAGTGGAGCATCTTCGATTCCCAGAAGAGCATTGGCAAGGACTTCACTTTCTTTATCTCTTCCGATGTGCCATATCTTTTGTTCGGTGTCAAAAACTGCGGGCGAAACGAACTTCCTGTCATACGGTTCATCTGTGAATGGATTACTTACTGACTCCATGACAGTAACAGTGCAGCTCACCCACCCATATGCAGCTTTAGCCTTCGGAAGGTCGTCTTTGACACTGATCCACGCCGGCATGTGGTCCAGCAACTCGTTATATGCCGTTGTTAAGGCACCTAACGATTTGTCTAGTTCCGCATTATTAGCCGCAAGCGTCTCAATTTCATTGGCTGCAGCTACTGCCAGCGAGCCGCCATGCCGCCTCAGTTCCTGCAAAATCTCTTGTTGTGTCATTTTTCAGTTCCTTTCATCGACTGGTACAAGCCGCCATTCCCACCAGCCGTTTTGCTGGCTCCGCTTACGGCTCAGATAGTATTTTCTGGACAGTTCCCAAAGTTTGTGGATGCACTGTGACCCGTACTCTTCGCACGGAACATCACCGTCGCATTTCTGGTACTGTTCACAGTCTGGGCAAACGAACGTCTGGCAGACGTCGGAGCAGGCATCTCGGAAGTCATCTTCTGTGATTCCTTCATCCGGGTCGATGTAGTCCGTCAGCCACGAAGATAGTTCGTCACATTCTGCGTGGGTTAGGAAATCGTAGATGCTGCCTTCGCATAAGTAGGTTGCCGCCAGATACTGTTCGCCCTTTTTGATTTCGTAGCCGCATAGGTTGCAGCGATGTGGTTTACGTGCCGTGCGTGTCACTGTTTTCAGATGCTCTATGCTCATTTCTTCTTCTCCCATTCCCATCCGCCAAACATAGTCATTTGCTCCATGTCCGGTTCCTTTGTCTGCGCCGACCTACGTTTTTCTGCCGGCCTGTATTCCCGTTCTGGGTTAAGAACGTCTATCGAGCAAAATTCGAAGTGTGGGCAGTGGTTCAGCCGCGTTATCTGACGGTCAGTTCGAATTTCGTCTTTTGGCTCGCACCAAATCATGTCATCACCTTGAAGGTAAGCATTTACGCAGTAGCGGCAGTATTGCTTCAAGTATTCTCCTCTCGCATTTTAGGTCTCTCCAACGGTTTAAAAATTGTAGGTTGATGCGATTTACGCCCGTTTTCTGCACTCCACACACACCACATCACGTCCATAAGTGGTGCGCCTCCGTGTTCTTCCTTGAAGTAGAAGTTCGGCCTCCATGTAAGCGGCAGCACATAATCCGGTCGTACCTCTCGGAACAATCTCAGCCTTTTTGATGCGTGCCAATATTGTGATTTCAACAGCATGGCGAACGGATGAACAAGCTCGTTTGCGTGGCGAATAAACTGCTCCGAAATGGCAAACGGCGGATTTGTAATAATCCAGTCACACGGCAGCCATAGATCTGCGTTAGGTGGACCATCGGCTGCTAAGAAATCTGTACCTGTCATAATGTCAGATTCATAAACCGTATGCCCATGCGCAGAAATTTGCCTCGCCATATCACCTTCACCAGCTGCAGGGTCCCAAACACGGAAAAATGACGGAATATCTAGGAACCGTAAAAGTGCTTCTGTGACATCTGGTGGGGTAGGATAAAGATCTGTCGGGCGGCGCTCTCTTTCACCATTCCCACCGATCATCTGCGTCGCTCGTAAACTCTCCATAGCTACACCCCGTCACTTGAAAATGACCATTGCGGAGAAGAATTGTGACCAGCCGTATCCAGTTTTTGTAGCGCAGTGCTGATATTGGATTTCGACTTCCTCATTGTTGTAGCCCTCAAGCACTGCATTTAACTCCCTTGTAAGCTCCCTCGCATCGCTTGCAGTAAAAATTTCAACTCTCATTTCTTCTCCTTTTTGTTCAGCAGATAATCGGCGCGTAGCGCCCGCGCAAATCCGGTATCCAGGGACTTCCCGTTGTGTGTCGGTGTCTTATCCAGCGCCGAGCGGCAGAGCTCCAGACATCGCTCGCAGACTGCGTAACCGTATGCAGGAGGATTTTTGCCGCACTTCTTACAGAGTGAGACACCATCCATAAGGATTCTTGGTGTCGTGCCGTTGCGGTAGTGGGAAGCATTCGCGGCCCGGCGCTGCCTCGCTGCACATTCTGCGCATGTTCTGTAGCCAGGGCGCGGCTTTCGCTTTCCGCACAGCGTACACAAACCAGCAGCAGCACGTTTCTTTGCCGTCTCGGCCGCTTTGGCAGACTGTTTTGCAAGCCTTTCCTTCGACGGCCGGTAGTGGCTGGCGAATGAGTTGTTAATGCAGTCCGGATATGGACATGTGAAGCAGTCGCTCCGTTTACATTTCATCTATTTTCACCCTTGGTATCACGGCGACGCACTTCCCTAACGGGATGCCAACAGGTTCTTTACTCCATACAGGGAATCGCATAACGGTAAGTCCTCGGCAGATGGGTTCTGGCACCGCACATACATATGCCTGAATTTCGAGCCGTACTGTACCGTCTTCATTTTTGGACGTAGATACCCAGTCATTTGGAATGTCCCTATTCAGTTCAAATTCACACGTCGCTCCGGTCATGCGTCCGTTGAGCGAAGTCGCATCGGTGTTGGACTTTGAAAAGACAAGCTCCATGAATCGGGAAGCAGCATAGCGCTGCGGAAGAGTATCGCGCTGCGGAAGAATATCGCGGCAGTTTTGGACATCTGACCATGCGAAAATTCCAGTTTTGTCCGCAAATGCTATCCTGTTCATTTCGTTGCCCCTCCATCCCACAGGAGCGGTTTCCCTTCAGCATCGAACATCACGCAAGCGCCACCGTAATTGCTAATCAGATACATCACGTTTGTTTCGGTATCTACGTACACGGTAAGAGGGGACTTGTCGGCTTTGACGACCCGTTGAAATCGTTGCTGACTGTGCTCCACTACGGTTTCTGTTTTGGTGGCGTTCTTATCACATTCACCTGCCACCGCAAACGCAACCGAGACCACTAGCATTGCTATAATCAATATCACAAGCAGAGCGACTGTCCTTACGTAAATCTTCTCACTGAGTTTCATGCGGATTCCTCCTGATCGTAGATCGTGCCACACCGATGAAGCTCATTCTGGTCGTCCACCGTAAGATTCGTGGCGTACCGTCTGTCTTTGCAGTCCCGGACTGCAAATGAGGCATCTGCCGTGGTAAACTCAACGGAGTACAGATGATTTGGAACGCCTTCGACGCTCAAGATGTCACCCTCGAAGATTTTCTCGCCATTTCTGTCAACAAGCCCGATGTACTGTCCGACAGTTTCCGGAATGACCTCTACCGCCGTATTGAACGGTTCCCCGTTATCGATGAAGAATTTCCCCTGGCACGGACGGCCACTATTCTCTGCGCGCCCAATCAGATATCCATACACCCACTCGCCGCTTCCTACGGCTTTTCCACGAAACAGAATTTCTCTCAACTATGAATCCCCTCCTGTTAAATCATCCGACCTCTTCGCATTCGTCCATCCGGACGTTGACGCGCTTTCCATTTACGTTGATTACGTACCCAATCCTGTCTGGATTGCCCTGCCCTTTGTATCTCTCCGCCCGGTACTGCTTCCCAACAACCGGCCGGCACACCGGAAACAGGTCAATCACTTCCGTCACTTTTATGTCAACCATGTCATGAGGCAGTTTTCCGCGATTGTTCATGTCGTAGCTCTGACGCACGCGCCCATTCGCAATCCGCCATTTGGCCGCGCATGTATAAGAGCAGAAACTATGCGCCGCAGCTTTCTTACCGCGCTTCCTCGTAACAACCGTTCCACAGTAGTCGCACGCAAAGGTGATCTTAGCCATCTGTCTTGGCTCCTTTCTCAAGCCTGTCAATCATCTCGGCCGTACAATCGACGCCGCACATCAGCGTTCCGATCTCCCCCGTTGCTTCCAGCCCTCGCTCTTCAAACCAATCTTCAAGCTCCCATCTCAACTCATTCGCCCGCGCAGCCATGTCCGCAAGCTTATGCAGTTTATATCTGATTCCCAGCGGAATTTTCATCTACCCAGCTTCCTTTCCTGTGAAAAGATCTCAAACGACGTTCCCGTCTCGCCCACTTTGATTCGCCCCTTGCAGAAGATCCGCAGATATCCGCACGGCAAGCAATCAATCGACCACGCCGGCAGCGCCATCTTCCGATAATCGCACGGCCCGAACCATTCTCCATGGCCTCCAATTCCCTCCAGCTCCAGCGTCTCCGAGCACCCGGACAACCGCACGACCGGTTCATCCCCAATGCACCCCACAAAGTCCATCACGCCCCACCGGCTGAAGCAGTTATCGTCTCCATCGACCGGAATGATGACCAGACTATCGAACGCCGGACACTTACTATCGAATCTCTCACTGCGAGGGACCGCCTCGAAGTCTTCCTTCTTCATTTCTCGAATATCCATGCTATATTTCGCCTCCCTCTATTTTCAGCATACTCACCCCTCCAAACGATTTATGTCATACGGTTTTACTTCGAATAGTTTTAAAAACTCCACGTTTCACACGAAACGCCGAACTTATAGTGCAGCTTCGCCGAACCGCAGCCGCTACCCACCTGCTACCTATCTCAAATATTTTTTCTTACCGTCCGTAGGACACCTGCTTCGTTGCCGTAAGGCAACCGCGCAAATTTTTATTTTTGGGGTATGCCCCTATTCGATTCCAATTTTTTGCCCCAGGTTTGGAAAATACCCCCCTCCCCCTATGCTGCATGTAAAAAGAAAGCGCCGGCCGAAGCCGACGTCGTATGATCTTCATTATGTGTCCGTGCAGGAGCCAGCCCCATTCGGGGTTTTGAGCCAAGGCAGGGATTGCAGGGGCTTTTTCTATTGTTGAGCGGTTTTTCTTGGCTTGGGGTGTCGAGGTGTGGAACGCCTGGGCGGGAGGAAGTGCTATACCCTGTTCTGGAAATTGGGGCGCTCCTGGACTTGTAAAATGGGGGGTATCCTGCAAACCGTGGCGGGAATCCTGCATTTCTCGCCGGGTGTCGTTTCCTTTACTACCTGTAAAGGAAACGACAATGGGGTTATTTTGCAAGATTTCCGTCATAACTTGCAAGAATGCGCACTTTTGGCGTTCGTTTGCGTGATACGTCCGGCCCGGTGGGCTTGATTGTCGGGCAGGGGCTGACGCGAGAACCGGCAGGGGCTGAGGATTTGCCCGGGAGTTGTCGCCTGAACAGACGGACGCCGGGAACACTTTCCCCGCCCTTGTTGTGCTGGGCTGCTTGGAGTCCTTGCGGTAGAGTAGCCGCCCTGTTTGCATGGGCACGGCTGGGCTGGCTGGTGCTGGTTGGTGGTAGGCTGTGGCGGGCTGGTAGGTGGTGCAGGTGGTGGAGCTAGACTAAACTAGAGTGTACTATAGAACGCCTGGGCAAACAACGCACGCGCACGCATGACGCGCGGGCACGCATACGCGACGCGGGCGCACGCGCGCGCGTATATAATATAGAGTGGCGGCGGGAGTCTGTGCGGGGCTGTGGCGGGGTGATAGACAGGGCTGCGGGGCTCTGGTGACGTGCTAGGGGCTGCGCGTGCCCTGCGTAGGCGGTTAAGCCTGCGCAAGGTAGCGGGCGCGGATCTTATCGATTCGGCGCTGTATCGTGCTTTTGCTGGTGCCAAGGGCGGCGGCAATGGTGCGGACGGTGTGCCCGTCGGCCAGTGCGCGGACAATGCGCCGGTCGAGCTCGTCGACGGCTGCGGCCTCGATAGCGGCGCGGGTGATGGCTGAATCTTCGGGGCTGCTGATAGGGGCGGCGGTGACACTGGGCAGCATATCAACTATACTCTGCGCGTTGTCGTCGCCATCGTTGTTGTATCTGTTGTCGGGAATTTGGCAGCAATTGGACGCGTGGCGGTACTCGCTGCGGGCGATGACGTGCGCGGCCTGTGTGCAAGCGGCGTACAGGATATGGGACAGCGGGCGCGGCTCGTCGCTCTGCTCGTTGCGGGTGAGGGCAGGGGCGACGCGGGGCCATGCGTCAGCGGCGACGGTCTGCGCGTCGTCCGGGCATTTGATCCACGCGGTATCTGCTGCGCGGCCGGTGGCCTCGGCGCGGTGCTTGACGGTCCACGCCATGCGGATTAGGGCGGTAAACTGGGCCTCTCCGTCCATGGCTTCCCACTCGCGGCGGGCGCTCTGGGCGGCTTGGGCGGCTCTGTGCGCCTCTTTCAGGCAGACGGCAAACTGGGCGCGGCTGCGCGTCTCCGGGAACTCCGCGACGGTGGCGCGGTACAGGCTCCACGCCTGCCGCATGATCTGTGATTTACTCATGGTTATAGTCTCCTTTATCCGATTTATTTGATGGGGGCGGGGCCGTCAAACGTCAGCTGCACGCGGTCGCCGCTGCGGTAGTCTCCGGCGTCGGTGTACCATGTCCAGCACTCGCCGCGCGTGTCCTTGCCGGTCACTGCGTCCGTGTCGGCGCTCATGCGCTCCACTGCTACGATCTGGGCCGGTGTGGTGTCCGTTGTCGGTTGTCCCTGCTTGGGGCTTGTGCAGGCGGTCAGGGCGGCCAGAAGGGCCGCCGCGCCTGTGATGATCTGTATCCGCTTCATGTTTTGCTCTCCTCTCCGACGGTGAACTCTCCGGCCCATGCGCGGATGATTGATCCGGCCTCGGTCACGGCGGTGATCCAGCCGCTGACGTTCGCGGCCTTGCGGCAGCGGATGACTTGCCCGCGTCCGGCGTTGTAGTCGATTCGCAGGCCCTCGGCGGCTGCGGCGCGGATCTCGGCGGGCGTGTGCCACTGCGGGCGGTCGGTGGGACTAATGTTAATCTTCATGTTGTAGGCTCCTTTCAGTTCTCGGTGAAGTACCGGCGCAAGGTGGAATCTTCCGGGTTTTCTGAATCCATCCACGCATTAAACGCGCTGGGGTTACGCTTTTCAAGTTCGTCCATGATCCATCCGCGCGTGATCGCGGTTTCCGGTGATGTGCTGAGGGATTCCGTTGTTTCCCACGCTTTTAAAAGCTGCTCGTTCGTCAGTTTGGCGATGATTGCCGGGGCTGGTGCGGTTTCGTGTTTCACTGTTCAAACTCCTTTCTGGTTGTCCCGGCGGCGGTTGCCGCCGGGGTGTTCGGTGATTAAATGATGTACAGTGTGCCGTTGATTTCCACGCTGACGGCCTCTTGGGCCATATCCTGCTTGATCTGCTGGGCCAGCTTCAGCACGTCGGGCAGGTACTCGCGGAGCTGTTCGGCGGTGCAGGCGGCGTAAACGATTGTCACGGCCTCGCGGACCAGCCCGGCGGTATCGCTCAGCCAGTAGCCCGCGCTCTGCTGGGCCGTCGCGCCGCCGAACATCTCGCAGAAACGGCTTGCGACGCGTTCAACCTGCGCGGCGTTGTCGGTGGCGGTGGCGGGTCCCTGCGTGCCGGGAACGTACAGGGCGACGCGCTGCGGGAGCGCCACGGCTCCGGCCTGCTTCATAATCTCGGCGGTGTCCTGCGCTTCCTGCGCGGGTGCTTCCTGCTCCTGCGGCGCGGGCGGCGCGTACTTGCTCATAGCCTGCGCAAGCTGGTTGATGTGCGCGGGGTGGATTTCTGCGGGCTGGTAGATGCTCTTTGCTTCCAGCTCGTCACGGGTCGCGGCGGTCTCGATGGTGGCGGCCCACTCGCGGGAGCTGGGCCAGATTCTGCCGTCCCACTCGCCGACGGTGTTCACGATTTCAGCGATTGCTTCGCGGGCGGTATCGTATCCGATCTGCTCCACGATAGCGGCGACGGTCTCGGCGGGGGTCCGGTCTCTGGTTTCGCGGTAGATGTTTACCACGGTTTTGATGTTCGCGCGGGTGGTCTTGATCTGCTCGCGGCGGGCGGTGATCTCGGTTGCATTCATTTTCATATTGGTTTCTCCTTTCCCTTGCGGGGCGTTCGTTGTTTCATTTGATGGCTTGATTATAGTATAGGTTCAACCGTATGTCAAATTGGTTAAAAAGTTATGTTTAACCGTATCATTGTATAAGTTTAACCGTATTCATGTGTGAAATGTTAGGATTTCTCCGTTTTTTGGTCAACCGTATGTAAAAGTCACGATTTTATGAAAAAATCGCTAAAAATTAACCGTATATTTTGTGCATTCTGCCGATGGTACAAAACAGCCCGCGCCGGTAGAATAAAAGGCAAGAAGCAAACGAAAGCGAGGTACATTAAATGCCGATTGCAAAGAATCCTAACGGGGCCCGGACCGACGCCGAGCGCCGCGCTCAAAACAAGTGGGATCAGGCGAACCGCGTGACGCTGGGCGTGCGCGTGGGCAAGGCGGACGGCGAGGCGTTCCGGGCGTGGTGCGCGGCGCGTGGTATCACAGTTAACGCGGCGCTCTCGGCCTATGTTGCGGAGTGCCTGCGGGAAGGCGCGGACGGCGGCGCGGCTCCTGCGGCCGAGATCGTCCAGGCGGCGCAGCCGGTAGCAGAGGCGCAGCCGGGGCAGGTGCTCGACGGGGCCGCGCTGGAGTCGGCCAAGGTGGCAGCGGCGGCAGCCGGTGAGACTTTGCCCGCATTTGTGGCGCGGGCCGTCCGGCAGGCGGCGGACGCGGACGCGCGGGAGCGCCTGCTTGCGGTAGCGTGTAAAAATGCAAGTTTGCCGTCGTCAGCAGACGCAAGCGCGGCGGCTGAATCTTGCGAGACTTCCGCGTATGATGTCGTGGACTGGGCCGCACGCACGGACCACCTGCGCGCGCTGCGAGAATCCGCCCGCGCGTCCGCTGGAATTCCAAGCTCTGAACAGACGGTTCCCGGAAATTCTGGGGACCTACCATCTGAACAGGAAGGCCAGAAAACTCTGGGAGACTGACGGCCTGAACAGGGACGCCGGAAAACTCCGGGCCAGATTGACGGACACCGAAAAACTGAACAGAACGTCCGGAAAACTTCGGGGTATAGCAGCGCTTGGCGAAAGCCGGGCGCTGCTTTTTCTTTTGCGTTCTCCGAAAATTTTTTGCCGATGGCCGGGACAAATCAAAATTTCGCGTAGATATAAAGATAGAAAGAGCCGCGCACGAAGCGCGGCCAATGAAAAGGAGCGAACAAAATGATTATTGATTTGATTCTCGACCGAGTAAACGGCAAGCCCTACGTCCCCGCCGACTTCTACCGCAGCGTTGCGGAGTATGGGACGGTCTTCCCGGAGATCGTCTTCCCCATCACGGCGGCGCTCGACGGCGGCGCAGAAGCCGACGTGCAGCGCGTCCTCTGTGAGTACATCGAGAGAAACGACTACAACCCGGAGCTGTGCGGCTACGTCCGCAGCGTGAAGTGGCTGGAGCCTGACACGCTACCGTTGAATCCGATCTGCATTGACTGCAAGGTGCGCGGCGTGACTTGCGACGGTACGACTTGCCAAGCGTGGACGGGCTGCATCTACCACGAATCAAATTGAGGCAAGCAAAGACGGCGCGGCGGGGTTCTCCCCTGCTACGCTGTTTTTTGTGCCTGCATATGTGTGTATAAATATGCAAATCCGCATAAACGGGTAAAAATCAGCGTGAAACAGTAAGCAACCCGAACCAAGCGAACCAGATGAACCAGAAAAACCAAGGGAAATATTGAACCGGACAAAACCAAGAAAACTGATGGAATCAGGAATCGGGAAAAACCAAAAAAACTAGCTGAATACCGAAACCAGCTAAACCGAGAAAACTAGAGACTTCCGGAGTTGAAAATTTTTCTGAAAGTTCTGGGACATTCCAGAAAAACCGGTAGAATTAAAGATAGAAAGAGTTCGTTGAAAAGGAGCGTTCACCATGGCAAAGGCGAAAAGTCGCGAGATCCCCTATCGGGTTTACAAGAAAATGTTCTCTGACTGCAACGCATATGACTACCAGAACGGCAAAATCACGGTTGACTTCCCTGTCGACTATCTGGAATCGAAGATGTACATACCGGACGGCTGGTACTCTGGTGCAAATTATGTTTCTAAACGGATTGGGCGCACAACCGCAGGCCGTGAGGTTTGGGTAGAGATCGCGGAGCATTCGGACGGCGGCTGCAAGTATTACGACGCCGTTGTGACGGTCGGGAACACGTTCTTTGGCGGTTCTATGCGGACACGGGACTTTATACGTTCGTTTGACGCCGCCATCGCGTGGGCAGTTGAAACAGCCGAAAGTTTTTTGAAATAAGCGCACACAATTACAGCGCCGGATGAAATTCCGGCGTTTTTTCTTTATCCAGTGCGGGACAAACGCCGATTTCCGGTAGAGGTAAAGGTAGAATATCAAAACTAATTTTGGAGGTATGAATATGAATAAACTGTATTTTGTGGAAACGAACGGCGGCTTCATGACAGTCGCAACAAGCGACGACGGACGCGCCTGCTACATGTGGCAGGACGGACGGGAGCAGAATTACCCGACGCAAAATCCCGTGTGGAACGAATCCGTCAGAACCGAGCGGGAGCAGATCGCGCTTGCGTGGCTTCGTAGCATTGCGGATGTGAACACGTTTGACGGTCTTTATGCCAACTCCGACGTGATAGAAAGCGGATACGTCGGAGTTTATACCGTGCAGGAGTTCCGGGAGGATCTCAAAAAAACCGGGGACAGAATCATTGCAAGCATCGAATTTTAAGAAAATATCCGGGGGACGCGAAAAATCCCCCGGATATTTTCTTGCCCGTCAGCGGGACAACCGCAAAAAACCGGTAGAACTAAAGATAGAAAGAAAAAACGGAGGTACTTACTCATGACTAACGCAGCAATCATTCTTGACGAATCTATCCGCCTGATGAACGACGGCATTCTCAAAGGCACGGGCCGCTTCCTCGATGTTGTGAACGAAGACGGCAGCACCTCGAAGCTTGAACTTCCCGAAGAGATCCATACCTTCAACGCCTGGAAGCAGCGTGGGTTCATCGTCCGCAAGGGCGAGCACGCCGTCGCGTCCTTCCCCATTTGGAAGTACATTAACGGCAAGCGCAAAGAAGCCGAAGAACCGCTGGATGGCGACGACGAGGCGCGCGGCTACTGCCGACTGAAGCTTTCCCATTTCTTCACGGCGGCGCAGGTGCAGCCGCTGACCGCATGAGTCGATCTGCTGAAACGCTGGGCGAAATTCGCCCGGCGTTTTTCTGTTTTTCGCCTCTGCTGAATCAATTTCTTGCCTACCATAAAAGCAGAAAATTTCTTGATTTTCTGGGACAAATCCGTTTTTCCGGTAGAAGTATAAGTGTAAAGAAAAAACAAAAAACGGAGGCGCAAAAATGAAACACTATTACAAATCCAGCGGCCTGCAGATGTTCCTTACCGGCGCGGCCATCGCCGTCATGTTCATCATTATCCTGTGCGCTGACTCGCTCATCGAGTTCATTCTGTGAGGGGGGGGCGGCATCTTGCAATTCATTGCGAACTACGACGCAAAAAACGTCTTCGGCTGTTTTGAGAACGTCGAGCAGCACGCCCTTGCATTTTCCGAAGAAACCGCCTCGAAACTGTTTGATTCAGGCATGAAGATCTTCCGGGGCGACGCAAGCACATTGAACGCCCTAAAGATCTGTTTCACTGGTAGCTTGACGGTCTGCATATACCGCGAAATCGCAGACATGGACAACGGCGTTTTTCGCGTCCGCGTCTGGGACAGGCCGAACAGCTACGACGAAAAAACCATGAGCAGGCAAGCGCTCAAAAAAATGGTGCTTTTCAAAATTTCGCAGGAATTTGCAGAGCCTGCCGAGCAGTCGGCGTAACCAGAACAGGAGGAAAAACAATGTTATACAGCGAGATTATCCGTAGCATCGACGAAATTTTAAGTTATTTCAAATTTCACAACAAGAACCTGACAAATACGCAAATTGAAAAACTGTATGAACTGCAAGATCTGATTCACGAACTTCGCATCACGCAGGAGAGAAATAAATGAAACGAAACCAGTACCGCAAAACCTTTGAATTTTTCAGCACAGAACAGCAAGCCGCCGCATTTGTGGCGGCTTGCAAAAAGCAGCGCCGCAAGGCGCACATGACGCCGTGGCAGTCCGCCGACGGCAGAGAAAATAAGTTCATCGTATGGTACTACATTTGATGGAGGAAAAATCATGCAAGTTTTCGTAGTGGTTCACCATTGGGATACGCCAGACAATGAGGGCGTGGAAGTCCTGGGCGTTTTTGAAAAGATCGAGAAAGCCCGCGCGCAGATCGTGGCCGGAGCTGGAGCCATCCGCGCAGAGTACGACGAAGATTTCTGGGACGAGGATATGTCGTGGGACGAACCCATGAGCATTCACCTCGGCCGGTGTGGACGCGACTATCTGGAACAGTCCACGGTCTACAGTTGGGAAATCTCCGAGCAGGAAGTCGAATAAAAAAATACCGGCGCAGCGGTACAAATGTCGCTGTGCCGGTAGATATATAGGTGTAAAGAAAACCAAGAAAACAGGAGGTTCACAAAATGAAAACCGCTGGATACTGGCCTTGCAGAAACGAGATCATCGCCGCGCACCTGTCCACCCCGCACAAATACGAGCCGTTCACGGAGCTTTTCGACGTGGACCAGCTCGACGCCATCCGCGACAAATACGGCGTGGACCTTTACCGCGAGTGCTACGCCGACGCGCTGCACGAAGTCATGGAAGCCGCCAACATCACAACATATCTCCGCGCCCTGGGCGTTGAGTGCAAGCCGATCTTCACCCCGGACGACTGCCACGTGAACTTTATCGCCGTGTTTTCCCTCGGCAACACGACCGCCCAACGCATCAACGAGATCGCCAGCAGAGCCGATCTTTGCGTTCTGTTCCAATGTCCAGTCCACTAACAAAAAACACAAAAATGAATGCAAGCGGGACAAAACGTACCTTCCATGTAGCAATAAAAGTGTAGAGAAAACCAAGAAAAACAGGAGGTTTCATACAATGACGCAACTCGAAATTTTCCAGAAAATCGCCGACGCTGTGAACGCAGCAGCCGGTTCCAAGAATCCCAAAATGACCATCGTAACCGAAAGTGAGTTCGGCGGTGTGTACTTTTTGCACATCAACGCACATTCCGCAGATATCAAGCCTTATGCGCAGTACAAAGACGCGCTAACGATCTACTTCAAAAAGCGCGGTGGCCGCTCAGTCTATGGAATGCGCTTCTATGGTACAAAGCCCGTGGCAATCTTCTCCGGGTGGCAAGAGACAACATGGGAGCAGCCCAGAAGCTTCCTTTGCTTTGACAAGAATATGTTCTACGGTCTGGTCGATGGCTTCCCGAAGGAACAGAAGATTTCCGAAGAATCAGAGCGCGTTCACCTGCCCGAGATTCAGCAGAAGGGTAAGGTCTACAAGGTTGTCAGCATGAACCCGGATGACCCGCAGCCGCGCATGATTGTCGAAATGTATGAAACTGCCGAACACTTAAAAAAAGCATTTGAGACTTCCGGTGAGTTCCGCAGCGTATCGTGCCGGGCAGAATTGCAGGGCGCGCCGAAGCTCAAGAACTTCTGCGGGCCGATGTACGATGGGGAGGACGATCAGGGCCGCGCTGTTATCCGGTACGAGTCGCAGGAAGTCTACGATATTTTGAGCCTCTAGGTTTTTTACGTAGGCTGGGACAAAACCGCTTTCCCCTGTAGATACATAAGTGTAAGCAAACGGCATTCCCGCCCCGGAGGTCACGAGGGCAAGGAGGAGAACGCATGGTAACAACTTACGCCGAATGGAAGAGAGCTATTCTGAAAGAACAGGCCAAGCTCAGTGATGTGAGCGAATATCTCAATGCTTCTGGGAAAGAACGGATCTGCGTATTCGATACGCTTGGAAACCTCTCAGATTTCTGTGCCACGCCGGAAGAACTGCTCGACTGGATTGAAACAAAGGAAAATCTTGATGCGGAAGAAATTGAACATCTCGAAAGCAATCATGCGTCTGCTGCGTTGAACGCTCTTCGCAAAATTGTAAGGCAGTAACAAGTTCCCGCCCCGGAGGTCACGAGGGCAAGGAGGGACATCAAATGAATCACATCGATAAAATCGGCCGACGGTACACCGAAGTCGTGGCCGAGTGGATAGCCAAGGGCTATATCATCGATCTTGCTTTCGCACGAAGCGGAGGTGAGATCAGCAAGCTCGACATGACGAACGGCGCGGAGTTTGTTCAGATCATGGTCGATAGATTTGAAGAGTGGGAAACCAATCTTACCGGCGTTGAGATCGTCGTCAGTAAAAGAGCGGACGCCAACAGCCCCTTTAAGACCGCATACGTGGAGCGGTTTTACCGGGTGGGAGAAAGCCGGCGAACCGGTGTTTACTTTGGCAGCGCTGAGGAAGCCACGGCTGCAACCATTATCAGGCGGAAACGTGCTTTGGCCAGAGACTGCGACATCGAAGAGAAGGATATGACCGCCCAAGCAATGGATATTGCGAAGAGAATTATTCGCCGGAAGTTCGGTGTCACTCGCCGGATCACGGAAGCATACGTGAAGGTCACAAGATACGCAAACCGCTACTTTGTCATCTATCGAGATCGTACCTATCGGCTGAAATAAAACAAACCAAGGAGGAGAACATGAAGGACTATCCGTACATTCGCGCATATGGGTTATTGCTTGGCTCGTTCCAGTCTTATATCGACAGTGAGGTTGAAAAAGCCAGACGGACCAACGCACCGCAGACCGCAGTTTCTCAGTATCAGGATGGAAGTTGGGCAACTTTCGAAGATATCACGTTTAGTGATACACGCGATAGGATTGCGTCCATTGTCGCGGAGATGCAGAAGGAAAATGCAGGCGAAATGCCGCCTCAGAACTGCGAAGGAACGCCGCTTTCCAACGATAAAAAAACGAAAATTCACATCAGCTACTTGGGATACTACGCCAGCAAACTGAGCGAAATCGCAGACAGTCTATCCGACTCGCAGAAAAAATACGATGTTACCGCTGACCGCGATCAAGTAGAACAGATGAAACGTCAGTTGGAGCGGCTGCAGGCCGTGTTAAACACGCTTCCGCTTGCGTGAAAAACCATGCCTGACCTACCGGGCATACGGGGAGAAAGGTTTTACCATGAAAAAAATTATCGCTTTGTTTCTTACCGTTATTACTGCCGCCGCCGTCCTCTGTGCAGCACATAAGCCGTTCACCACATACGCGCACACTGCGCTTATCACGGCGCTGGACTATGATACCGATACCGTAACCGTCACCGACTACTCCGGTCTAACGTGGACGTTCTCCGGCTGCGAGGACTACTGCGTCGACGATCTGGTTTCCCTCACCATGTCAGACAACGGAACCAAGGAAACTGTACTGGACGATGAAATCCTGTCCGCCACCTATGCAGGGTATCTCCCCTACTGGTACTTATACGGCGGTGACGGATATGCTGCGTTCCATGGAATTGAGAAGGCGGGAAAGTGATGGAGATATAGATATTCCGGACGGCATAGAGAAAATCGCAGGGGGAGCAAACGTTTCCCTGTTTTTTTCTTTTTCTGCGGGACATTTTCTTTTCTCACAGTAGATATATAAGTGTAAATAAAAAGCCGCCCAGAGGGCACGAGGGCAGAAAGGACATAACATGGAAAGTCGCATCAGGATTAAGGCAACAATGCCGGAGATGTACACTTTTTTCAAGGAAGAAACAGGTGTGCGATTTATGGAAATCCACGATATGCGGTATTCGTCAGATGAAATCGATCACATGCAGGCAGCCGAACGCAGCAAAACCGTATTCGAATGGCGTGTAATTCTTCGGCATCCCGGAGAAAAAACGGCACTCCGCGGTACATTTACGATTCCCGGCATAACGAAGAAACTTGGAAAGTTGAAAGCGGAGTGCAAAGTTTTTTGATACTGCATCCGATGAACGATTGCGGAGAACTACTCGCTCTTTTCTTTTTTATATTTCTCGGGACAAATTTAGATTTTCAGTAGATATAAAACCAAGAGGACAAAACACTACAGAACATGGAGGAAATCAAAATGTATTACATCATCAACCGCGAGACAGATAAGCTTGAACTTCACTTTTCGAAGGAAGAGTATCAGGCCATGCCGGACGAAACGAAGTCCACGATCAGAAGCAACTTCCTTTTCTCCCGTCGTGGCGGCTGCTGGGTAAGCCGTGCAAAGCGTCCGCACCTTTCCTATGTTGAGCGCATAGCAAAAGACCTTGGTGCGGAGTATCAGGGCAAGACCGGCGAAGAACTGACCTTCGAAGAAAAGATGGAGCGGCAGGCAGACCGCGCAGCGGCCAGAGCGGAGCGCATGGACGCACGATCTGACGCAGCTGCGCAGCGCGGCGAAGCCCTGCAGAAGCCCGTCGAGAATATGCGCGGCGATATCGCGTTCTTCACGCAGCCGAACATCAACACGTCCGCAGGCCGCGCGTTCACCCGGCAGCGCGAGCGCATGTTTGCCGCGTTCGACCGTGGATTCGAAGAGTTCAAAAAATCAGAGTATTACGCCCAGCGGGCAGAAATCGCACGCAGAACAGCAAATCTGGAAAATTCCAAGGATAAGGCATTCTGCGACCGCCGCGTGAAAGATGCACAGAAGAACATCAAGGCCATCCAGAAGAATCTCGACCACTACCATGCCATGCTGGAATGCGACGGAATGGGAGAACAGCAGAAGCGCTTCGATGGTACGCCTATCGAGCGTGCAGAGATCGAGCGCTGGATTGAAGACGCAGAAGAACGTCTGGAATCCGAGATTTCCCGCCTCTGCTATTATCAGTCCTGCATCGACGAGCTGGGCGGCGTGCAGTTCAGCAAAGAGAACATCAAACCGGGCTATGTCGTGAAGATCAAGCATTACAACGACTGCACCGTCCTGCGAACCGGCCCGAAAAACATTATCTATCGCACCCCGAACGGGTTCAATCTGACTGCCGCCTACGCTGAGATTTTGGAGATCGTCAAAGCCGAGGAAGAGGTAAAGCCGACGCACCCGTTCAAGGTCGGCGAGGAATTCACCGTCAGCACCCTTCAGGCCGGTGCATGGGTTCCGGACACGTGGGAGGTCATCAAAGCCACGGCTGCAACCGTCACGTTGAAAAACCAGGCTACCGGTAAGACCCTCAACAAAAAGCCGCGAATCGGTTGGACGAGCAGTGGAGAGAAATGGAAGATTTCAGTCGGTGAATACTCCACAGACATCTGCAAGGACATTGAAAAGTAAAAATATCTACCGGAGGCGGGACAAAGTTCCCGCTTCCGGTAGATACAAAAGCAGAACAGGAAAACCAAGAAAACTGGGAGGTACATAAAATGGGCTGGACTTGGCAGTATGCGAAATTCTACGATAGAAAGGGCAACATCGACCGCAAAGCAGAGTGCGACGATCTGTACACATGGAACAATGAAGAAACCGGGGACAAATGCCGCGTTCTGAAATCCGCAATGGCGGGCGCGACGTGGTATGGTGCTTGTGAGAGAAGCAGACCCGGACAGGAACCCTACGTTTTCGCTGGCGTGTGCCTGACGAGCGTAGACAGCCGCGAATACTACAACTTTGGTTACAAGGACATGGATGAATCCATGGGGCCGTGTGAACGTGAGTGCCCGGTCTCCATCCTGAAACTGCTTTCCGCACGCGATGACAAATGGGCGATTGAGTGGCGTGCAGCCTGCCGGGAGAACGCAGCGAAAAAGTCGGCTGCCAAGAAAGACCCGAACAGTCTGCAGAATCTCCCGCTCGGTGCAAAGATCACAGTGCAGAAACGTGGTCAAAACATCGTGCTCGAAAAAGGAAGAATCAGCAACCACAAGAATCCGGTATGGATCTCGCGGACCGAGAATGTGTACTATCCCCTGTCCCACATCAAGCGGTACGGCTACACACTCTGCAATCCAGCCTAAATTTCCAAGTCATGTAGAAATTTCAGAATCCACATGTTAGAATGGGATGAGATTGGGGGGATGCCGATGTTCTATAAAGCCGGCGAGTACCGGATAAACCAAGAAAACGAATTTATTTCCGCCTCGACTGGATTGCCGCTGAAACCAGGCGATCTGGTGGCGCTGGAGGCTTTCTGTGACGCGAATGATATTTCGCCGATAAAATCCTACAAAAAGGAAATAGTTTCACAGAACCGCGAGGTAGTCGTTGTGAACGGCGTGAAGAAACTGTACAAGTCTGCCGTCGTGCGGATTTGAATCAACTTCGTGAGGTCACGAAATAGATTGCAAGCAGGTTGCAAGTTGGTTGCAACATTCCAAGCGGTAATAGGAAAATAGCACGCGAAACGCACGGAAAACACACGAAAAACACACGCAAGTTGTAAGCAAGTTATACGCAAGTTACCATTTCCGCGAGGTCACGAAAATGGTTGAGAACCAAGAAAACCAGAGCCATCCACGTTCGGACGGTTCTGGTTTTTTGTTTGGAAATGCGGGACAAATACAGATCTTGCGTAGAAATACAAATAGAAATGTGTCACTTAAAAAAACTGTACAGTATCTCCTTATCCGAGTTGTCTCGTTTAACCTCAACATGGATTACTCTTGGTTGAATCGAGGTAACTATTACGCGATATGTCATACCGACATCCAGCTTCGGAGCATACACGGCAGTCCAATCTCCCGAAACATGGCCGACCGGCTCCCCAGCTTTCGTCTTTACAAGTATTGCATTCTTGTCAAAACTGTTGTTCGGTTCGCGTTCGAAAAAGAGTGTATCTCCGGTTGATAGCCTGTGCAGTGTCTCTTTGTTTGCACTGAATTTCATTCCTACAATGCTGACATCTTCGGATTCTATTTTTGTCTTGATATTATCCTCCCATTCCGGTATCTGCCGCGCATATCTAAGTCGCAAGGACTCGTACATGTCATAATCGATTGGCAGGATTGTGAATTCCGGGTGGTTTTTCTGCATGGCCGCCACTTTGTTTCTACTATCTGCATCCCAAAATCCCTTCACTTCAACAATGATATTATTTGGCAAAAAGAAATCGGGAACGTAGTATATATCATCGCCCATCGCATAGTATTCTCTCTCATAGTCGTAATGAATCCCAATTTTTCTGAAAATTCTAGCGACGTTTGCTTCCCAAGAGCTACGAACCATATGGTCGAGGTCCAACCGAAAACCTGATTTATACCGTGGTGCTTCTTCATTCCCATATCGCGCAGGAGCTGGTTTTATTACGCCACGTTCATCCACGACCTTGATAAATGGCACCCCGTTTTTTGTTAAAATCGTCGATGCTGTTTTCTTTGGAAACTCCGGACATGCGTATTTGCGGGAAAAGCAGTCAGTTTCAACCTGCAGGAGATATGCCCAATTCTCCATTCCTGGGACGGGAAGAATCTCAGGCAGCTCTTCAAAATACTTCTTCAAGACAGCATTCACTACGCCCAAGAGTTCTTTCCGAAAACAAACATAATTATAGACTTTTGTTAAGTCGGTGATATAGGCAATAATATCTTTACTTTCCCATTCCGGTGATCCCCAAATCGTCCCCTTCACCGATAGTTCAAATTCATCATGTTCCTTTCTGTATGCGCGGAAAATCTCTCGGTATTCATCGAAAAACCAATCGTCTTTTTCGCCTCTTCGTTGTATGTCAACATATCGGATAATTGCCATCTCGTCTGCATTTTGAACCACGTTCAAACACTTCACACCTTTTCTATCCAGCAGATCAAGATACTTTTCAAGCAGTTCATTCGGGACACGCTCTGTGTGCTCCCAGATATAATATTGCGCAGTTTTCAGCCCATAACTTGATTCAATACAGCGCGCCAGTGCTTCACCAATACTTTTTCTATCTTCCATAATACTTTCGTCTCCTTGGTGTTATAAGGGTGTTGACAAGTTGATAAAATGGTGATATTATATTTTCGAAAGGAGGACAGATAATGCCGAAGCCAAAAGACAATACAGAACGGGTCAATGTATTCTTTACCCCGGAAGTTCTGAGCAAAATTAAAGAAGAAGCTCAGAAACGAGGTATGACCGTCAGCGGATTTATTCGATACGCTATCCTAGAATATTTGAAATCCAGTTCTGAAAAATAAAATACCGCCGCGCTGGCAATCTTGGCGGGTCGCAGCGCAACGGTACGGACGAAATTAACGCGACTTCACGCGCAATCTCTGTATTTATTTATACATGAATTGTCCGCGGAAGTCAAGTCTTCGGCGGGATTTTTGCGTCCATTTTTAGGAATTTCAGAATAGTTCCAAGAACATCAACAAATCCATTGAATTCTGAACATTTTTCATGAAAACGGTATGACCTAATTCATTTGGAGTCCGAATTATACTGAAATTAGAGGGGTATTCCCTACACAAACACGATTAAAGGAGACGAGAAAATGAATAGCTTGACGGAAATCAAAAGAGTTCCCTTCATGGGATGTGAGCTCATGGCCGCAAAGGCCGACGATGGAACCATCTATGCAGGAGTTAGCTACATCTGCAATGGGATGGGGATGAGCGAAGGACAAGTCAAGGCAGAGCGCGTGAGAATCCGCAATGATAGTGTCCTCTCAAAAGGGGGACGAAATTTCGTCCTCCCTTCCGGTGGCGGTTCACAGGAAACGCTTTGCCTCGAATTGGACTACCTTCCCCTATGGCTTGCAAAGATCAGTATTACTCCAACGATGAAGGCTGAGAATCCTCAGCTTGCCGAACGGTTGGTGCAGTACCAGTTAAAGGCCAAAGATGCACTGGCAGCGGCGTTTCTTCCGAAGCGTCCCAACACAATGGCCGAACAGCTGCTTGCGCAGGCGCAGCTCATGGTCGAGCAGGAGCGTCGGATCAAGGCTCTGGAAGTCAGCAACGCTGAAAACGTGAAGACGATGGAGACGGTCAAAGACGCAATCGACATCATGGTAGCGCCGCCCGTAACGGCTGGCAACTGGCAGAGCCAGATGAACCGGAACGTCCGCGCATTCTGTATGCAGACGGGCCTCGACTTCCATAAGACATTCCAAGAGCTCTATACGGAACTGGAAGTATCCGCCGGGGTCAAGCTTGGTGTCCGCGTCAAGTTCGCACGGCAGCGTCTGCAGGTCAACGGCGCAACACAGACCGATATTGCGGCTGTCTCAAAACTCAGCATTGTCGCACAGGACAAGAAACTGCGCGAGATTTTCAACAACCTGTACAACCGCATGGTTGCCAGATACACAATCAGCAAAACTAGCACGCAGAAACGTTAAAGGAGGCCATCGCATGGAGGAAGAAAAGAAAGCATTTTTGCTTTACCACGAGGGTATCGACGATATCCTCGCCCTTCCAAGGGAAAGCGCCGGTGCAGTCATTCAGGCGATTTACGTCTACGTGAACACCGGCGCACTGCCGAAAGACTTTACCCCGCTTGAAGAAATGGTTTTCCGGCATATGCGGCAAGGGATAGACCGCAATGCGGAGAAGTGGGAGCGCGAACGAAAGAAGCGGCAGGACAGAGCCAGAAACGCGGCCAACGCCAAGTGGAAGAAGTTCGCAGAGGAACACGGGACAACCACTGACGAACTGCAGCGCCTTATGGACACAGCTGCTAAAGCATGCAATAGCATGCAACCGCAGAATGAGCCATGCCATAGCATACCAGAGCATAACAATGAATGCGCAAGCACACCAAAGCAGGATATTTTATGCCAAAGCATGCACGAGCAGATTAAGCATAACACAGAAAAAAATAATTCTGCTAATAAAGTAAATGTAAGTGTAAATGTACCTGTAAGTGTAAGTGGTAATGGTAGTGTACCTGTTAGTGGTAGTGTACCTGTTAGTGGTAGTGTACCTGTAAGTGTAAGTGTCAATGATCCTGTACCTGTTAAAGAAGAAGTGGGAGTGGAAAAGGGAAAGGAAGAGGGTGCAGGGGGAAACCATTGGGAAGAACCGCGTCCTTCGCGTGCTGCGCCGATGTTGCGTATGAACGCCGTGATCGTACCTGACGAACCGCCGAAGTCGAAGGACGGGTTGGTTTTTGGAAGCGAAGAGTATATCCGGATATTCAACGAAGAGTCCGACCGGTTTGCTCTGCCGGGAGAGAAGCCGCGTTATTTTGCCGACTTGACCGGGCCAATGCTGGTCAACCTCGAACGCTGCGAGCAATCCAGGCTGCAGAGTGGCCGCCCGAGGGAACGGTCTTCCCTTGTGAGAGATGAACTGATCGCACATGGTTTTTGGTGAGAAGGAGGTTTTGCGCCATGAACAACAATGAAATTCAGAAGGAGTTGTCCCGTCTGACGAAGCGCTATGCAGATGTCGGGGCCACAGAAGAAAAAGTCCTTGAACTGTTCGAGGCAATGAAGATCCGTTTCGCTGGTCGAGGCGACGAAGCTGCCGTGCTGGGTGTCCGTATGTCGCTGGGCGAGTATTTCCACCGGGAGGAAATTTTCTCCCTCGATGATGTCTGCTGCATGGTCGCACGACCGAAAGAGGAAGTCATTGCACACATAATCGCGATGGGGCCAGAGGTCATGCGCAGGCACATTGTCACCGTAGAGCCGTCGCCATATTTGGTCGAATACCTCAAGCGAAAGCACGAACGCGAAAACCGGCAGGACGGCCAGCAATGATGTTTCCAAAAAGTGCAGAACCCGTGAGACAAATTTGGATTTTGTGTAGAAACACAAATAGGGGGCCACACCGCCAAGCCAATCTCAAAATTCTGATGATGAAAAGGAGAGGTATGAATGAATATCAAAGAAATCTATGAGCGGTCTCAGAATGTCGACGGCTGGATTCTCGGCATTGATGGCAGCGCAAGCACGGTGGATCTGAGCAATCCGGCAATCATGGCCGGTGTCGGGAAATTCCATGTGAAGACGATCTATCCAGAATTCGACGGCGGCAAAATCATCGTCGAGCTGGACGTTGCGACCACAGTCGAGACCGATTAAAAAATATTTTTTCGGCTTCCTCGCGGCACTTCGGCTGCGACAACTCCAAATATTCTTCGACAAGTTCCGAATTTTCCTTCTCTTTTGGAGATATCTGAACTTCTTCGACAGTTTTTATATGACCTAAATCATTTGGAGGCATGAGTATGCTGAAAATAGAGGCAGGTAACAAACGAAGCCAAGCAAACAAACAACAACAGGAGGAAAAAGCAATGACAAAAACCGAATGCGCAGTCTATGATCTGCTCAAGGAAATCGGCGTACCGACTCACAAAAAAGGCTACGCCTACATTCAGGAGGCAGTCACCAACAAGTACGATGGAAAGTACGAAGACTTCTCCATCACCGGGCCGAAAGGCATCTATTGCGACGTCGCAAAGAAGTTCAGGACTGAGGCCAGCCGGGTGGAACGTGACATTAGATCGGCTATCGATTACGCGTTCAACTACGGAGATCCCAAAGTGCTGTACGGCATCTTCGGAAACTCCATCGCTCCCGGAAAGGGAAAGCCAACAAACGCCATGTTTATCTTCCAGTGCGCAAAGGAACTTGAGCGGCGAAAGTCGGCTTGACAGAAAATCCCCGCAGGCAGCGGGACAAACGCAAAAACTCGGTAGAACAAAAAGTGCAAAGCAAATGCAAAATCAAAATCAGAAAAGGAGATCAGCCACAATGAAGAAAGAAAAATGCGCCGCTCTGGTCTATGTCCCGGAGCTCACCCCGGAAGATGTTTTCAGCCACTTGGTGTGTCACCACGCAGACGTTGTACGCGCCAGAAACGCGCAGCGGGCCTACAAGCGCCAGGTTGAACGCAAGCACCGCTGTATTGCCTCTATTGTGATCGTCGTATCCTCGCTCGCTACGGCCGCCACGCTGCTCATCAAGAGTGGAGCCATTCACTTCCTGTGATTGGAGGCCGCGCGTGTACAAGTTGTATGACAGTTATCCGGACTCCCCTGCCCTCGTCGGTACGTTTGATAGCGTCGACGAGGCGCGGGAAGCCGCACGGAAGCTAGACGAAGCAACGGGCGGGAAATTCTTCCCGAGACTCGTCAAGGATGGGAAGGTTATTCAAAATTGGGGGTATTGAGGAATGACATATGCGACGCTGGCAATCATCGCCTCTCTTCTTGAGAAGGAGAAAAACATCCGAGAAAAGGAATGCGAGCTCCTGCGCGAGAAGCTGAATTCTGCGCGTGACAAAGCGGACTTTTCTCCGGAAGATAGCGAGCTTTCTCGTGAAGTAGAGTTTACCAAAGCCTTATACGAAAAGGCCAGAAAAGGGCTTCTCAACCATGAACGCGCTTGCGAGGACTTTCTTGAGCATGATTTTCGATAGGAAATTTATTTGGAAGTGGGACAAATCCATTTTTTCGGTAGAAACATAGGTGTAAGACAAAACACCATACAGGAGGCCAAAAACAATGAAGAAAGTCAAGGAATTATGGAACGAGTTCGGCGATGTGCCGATGAACCCGGAAACGGAGTGCATTGAGGAAGCATGGCACGGGTTCCCGGCCGGAACAAATCGGGAGGAAATTTGGCACTGGTTCGAGGAAACGTTCGACGTTCGCGTCGCTGATCTGATGTACGGAGGTATCTGAAATGGGACAGCGTTCACAGATCTATGTCCGCGCGTCCGGGCAGCTCATCGTTGCAAACTACTATCAATGTAACTATGCCGAGCGAATGATTTCGCGTGCTAGATACGGCATTGAGTGCATCGATTCGGTCAAGGACTACAGCCACTGGATTTTTCTCCGCGACGTGAACGTCGAACATTTGCGCCGTATTCTGGACGTAAACTTCGACCTCAAGGACCACCAGACTTCGAGCAAGATCATCGAAGAATGGAAGGACGTTTTTCCAGACAAGCCTTTCAACGATGTCGTGTTCAACTGGCAAGACAATAACGACGGTCAGCTGTTCATCGACTTCACGAAAGACGGAAAGATCTCTTATGCGTTCCGGAAGACGGAAGACAAGGCGTGCGAAACTCCGATGTCTGCTGCCGAATACATGGAATGGGATCGTCGGAACTGGCTGGATTGCGAGTCCATGACGAAGGCCGCGAAAGCCACCTGCCGCCGCAACATTGCAGCTATCGATAAGATGGCAAGACTTATGACCGCAGAGGAATTGAAAGAGTTCGTCCATCATGACTACGGGTACAAATCCGTTCAGGAGGCAGACTGACATGACCTTTAGAGATTTCTGTACAGGCTTCCGCGATTACTGGCCGAACTTCGTTGCAAAGCACTGGAACTTCTCACAGTGCAGAAACGGATACAGTGCCGGGTACACGCCGAAATATCCAGAAAAGACAGCAGCGGATTTCGACGTATTTTATAACACTTGCGACGGCTCATGGACACTCTACGCTGAAACAGCGTGCGTCCCGATTATAAGAAGGTTTGAATCCTTCGACAAACTTGCGAAGCAGGCTTGTGAACCCGCAAAATGCCCGTAAGTTCCCGCAAGATACCCGCAAAAAACGTAGATTTTCCGGGACAAATCCGGAATCCAGGTAGAACAGTAAATGTAAGCAATCACACAACAACAATTATTTTATGGAGGTAATTCAAAATGGCAAAGGCAACTAAGGAAGCACAGGAGACCAAGGCGATCAGACGGTACATCAAGCTCACGTTCATCGAGCCGGTGCTGGGCACTTGGCCGAGTAACGAGAATGTGGCTCGTGACTTCATCGCGTCCAAGTCTCCGGACGCAAACACAATCGAAGATGAGGTTGCAGCGATTGGTGCGGAAGCTGTGGCTGATAAGGCAATGACGGTATTCCCCCGTGTCGATGGCAAGCCCGTGTTCTATGATTATCAGATCAAGGGATTTTTCAAAGACACTTGCAGCGCCCTCGCCCGTGCCAAGTACACAAAGTCCAGCGGCCTGAAAGCATTCAAGAAGGTCATCGACGGTCTGATCTTCCCCTTCCCCCGCGCAATTTCCATCAACGTCAACGGAGAAATCGGCGAATGCCAGCGTGCGCTCCGTGCGCAGACCGCGCAGGGTGAGCGCGTGAGCCTCGCAAACTCCGAGGAAATCCCGGCCGGCAGCACGATTCAGTTCGGCGTAGCACTCGCAGACCCGGCGCACGAAGCACTGCTGATGGAGTGGCTGGACAATGGATTCTTCCGTGGTCTCGGTCAGTGGCGTAACTCTGGCAAGGGCCGATTTGTCTACAAGATGCTCGACGAGGAAGGCAACAACCTCGGCGGCACGGCAGAAAAATTTGGTCGCATGACGGAGGCGGCGAACTTCTTCCCGGAGGAAAAGGCGGGCTGATAGGCCCGCCGAACGGGGCGACGGAAATGCGTTGTTTGGCGCGGCCTTGATTGGCATCGCAAAGGAGCAGCACTACTCAGCGAAGCTCAGCACAGCAAAGGATAAGCGAAGTGATGCAACGCCAGGTGGAGTGGGGCTAGGCATAGCAGCGGAGAGGTGGAGCGCCGCACAGTCAAGAACTGCATAGGGCAGGCTGAGTTCTGTTTTGGAACCAGAAGAACAGCAGAGGCTTTGCGGGGCGATGCGTATCTCGGCAGCGCAATGGAAAAGTGGAGACTGGCGTAGCGCTGAAATGGAGCAGCTGGGAGATGTTTCGCATAGTGAAGGCGAAGTATTGAGAAGCAGTGCCACGCGATGGCTGGGCATCGAAATGAGTCGCCTCGATGCGCCCGGAAAAGCAACGGCAAGGTTGGGTTAAGCAATGCGTAGCGGAGGCAAGGCGGAGAGTAGCTACCTACTGCTGAGGAATGCAAAGGATTAGTTGAGAAGCGAGTAGCCACGCAAAGGTAAGGCTAGGAAGGGCTAAGCGTAGCGACGCATCGGCACAGTGTATAGTGTGGCCGGGCGCTGCAATGGCAGAGCGAGGCGTGGCCTTGCGGAGAAAAGCAGTGGCGAAGCAACGCGAGGAAAAGCAAAGATTAGCAACGGCATAGTACAGTATCGAATGGTCGGGTTATGCAAGGGAATGGCAAAGAGTCGCACGGACCGGCACAGCGCGGCATGGCATAGCAGAGGCATGGAACTGCGAGGCGATGCACGGGTTTGCGAAGGGAAAGCGGTGCAAATCGAAGTGCGGAGCGGCAACGAAAACGTAAAGGAATGCCACGCAGTGTGATGGATAAGGATTGCATGGGAACGCTCTGAAACGCGAAGGTGAGGCGTGACCTGGCAAGGAGATGAGCCGCGCCGATATGCAAAGGCAAGGATGGGTAATGCCAAGAAATGCAACGGATGAGCAAGGATAGGCACAGGGCAGCGATGTCTGGCAATGGGAAGGCGACGCCCGGTAACGTGACGCTCGGCCTCGCCAGGAGCGGCGAAGGCACAGGAGGATCATATGGAAATCACGAAGGATATTCGGAAACAGTTGGACGAATTGCGCGTGACGGGCTTGGCCCGCTACGCCGCAATGAAAGAAGCAAAGCAGGCATATGAAGACGCAAAGGCGCGCGAGCGAGCGGCGTATGAATATGCCGCAAGCCACGGCGAGTTCTACACCGAAGATGGCAAGCGTGTCACCGGAGAAAAGGACGCATTTCTGATGGACGAGTCGAAGTTCATCAATGAGTTTGTCCCTTTGATTTCGCAAGGGTACAAGGAACTCTTCGGCTTGGAATATCCCGTTGGATACACGCCGGTTTTCGAGCAGTACCAAGACCCGTACATCTGCGCTCGGAGAGAATATTGGAAGATTGCAACAGATTTCCTGCGCATTTCCGGGAAAGAAGACTACGCAAAGAAAGTCGAATCTGCGTTAGAAAATTATTTGTACCCGACATACGTTGAACAACTCGAAAAAATCAACCAGAAATTTCTTGGCGTCGAATAAAGTTCCGGATTTGTTCTGGTTCTCGGAGTTTCAAGAATGTTTCGAACCAAAACGATATGACTTAAATCATTTGGAGGCCCGAGTAAAATAAAAAGTGTAAGGGGGATTTCAAGTGGCATTCCCAAATGGATATGAAAAGTTCCGCGAAGCGATGATTGCTTACGAAGACAACCTGAGAGCGATCGGGCGCGCAGAAACAACCATCGAAAACGAAGAGCGGATTTTCAAATATTTCTCCGGCTTCATGCTGGAAAATGGCCGGTGGGACAAGCGCGAAGAGAGTTTCATAGACATTCAGGCGTGGCGAGACCAGCTGCGGCGTGACGGGAAAAAGCCATCGACAATTAAGCAGTATCTGAAAGTTCTGAGCAGCTTCTACAAGTTCGCCTCTTCCGCGCAGCTCGGAGACAAGCGCTGGTACGATCAGAATCCCGTTGGTGCCCTACTTTTGCCGGACACCAAAAAGCGGGACAAGCGCCCGTATGACGAACTTCTCACAGACGAGCAAGTTCTTCTCCTGTGGCGGAACAATCCTCCGCAAAAGCTCAGACGGCCAGAATATTGGGAGCGGAATTACGCCATCGTCGTTCTGCTACTGACTACAGAGATCCGCAACAGGGAGCTTCTGTCGCTCACGCCGAGCGACCTGGACTGGGAAAACTCAGAGCTGATCGTCGAGCATGGCAAGGGTGATAAATACAGGTCCGTGGACTTCCCTCTCCTCGCGCAAACCGCCATGCGGATTTATCTGAATAGTGGAATCCGACCAGAGGCTGCAGGAGACCATGACCCGCTCTTTGGGACAGAGGCAACCAGAGACTTTCAGGGAGCCAACAAAGGCGCGGAGTGGCACGCAGGGACGCGCCAATGGCTCTCAAACGTGGTCCGGCGTCATGTGAAATCCGTAACCGGTGTAGATGACATCCGATCCCACGACCTGCGGCACGTCGGCGCGCGGCTTGACCTGAATAGCGGAATGAGCATTGAGGAACTGCAGTCCAAACTCGGGCATGAGTCAGTTTCAACAACACAGATCTATTCCGGCAAACTCACCAGCCGCAAGAAGCGGCGCATGACAAAGATAGTGCTGGAAGAAAAAGACCGTCAAGCTCAAAGAAATATCGAACGTTTGGAGGTTAACGGAGATAATTTTTTCGGGCAGCTCCGGTTGAAGCAATTCCAGCAGCCGGAGACAGCGTAGGCAAAACCAAGAAAACGAACAGTCAGAAGGCCAGCGGTAAAAACCAAGAAAACTAAAACTCGCCGGGTTCCGTTCAACCCGGTACACGATGGGAGCAGGTGCGCGGGATAGCTCACGACCATACCGTATCGGTTCGAATCCGATTCCCACCACCAGCCGCAGTTTTTTCATTTGTTTTCCTGCGGCACGGCATATGGCCTCCTTTCTGATAAAGAAAAGCGTCACCCACGTAAGCGCAGGCGCTCGCCGGAATATTTCGGAGATTCCGGTGCTCTGATCCGGGAAGATCAGCTGTGGGTTTCGGTCAAGAGCGCGCCCGAAGCCGTGTAAAACGGGGTGCAGCACCCAGCATTGGTGTAGCGGTAGCACATCAGTCTTCCAAACTGAGAGCGCGAGTTCGAGTCTCGTATGCTGGTCCATGCGGTAGAGTGTAGCGCAAAGAAATTTCACAAGAAGTAGCGAGGATAGGCCGTCCACCGGATTTGCAACCGGTGTGCCCGAAAAATTACACTCGCTGAAGGTAGCTATGGACTGTATCATTTCTTCGGTCATGCGCGGCCGAGCACTCTATCGCAACCACATGGGTATTGCGGCGGGCCCAGGGAAAGTTTTGAAGTTCCAAAGGCTTGGTGAAACGATATATCCGGCCAACCGCTCGGCCTGTAGGTAGTGCAAGTACGACAGGGCGCAGAATTATTACAGTAGCTGGCTCCGGCTTAATGTGTAAAAAGAAACGGATGCGACCGATGCACCGGCGCAGGGCTGAAAAGTTCCGTGGTCAATCCCCTCTTGGCTTCCAGACGGCTCGCTGTGAGGCGTGAAAGATGGAAGAAAAACTGGTGTGGCGACGCAGACCAACGGCGCAATGCCGAGTCTAGGCGTTGAGTAATGGCGGATCTGGGGGCCAAGAGTGATTGGCTGTGACAAAATGGAGGAAACTTATGAACGGAGAAATAATTCCTGTTGTTCTTCTTGGAAGTCTCTTCTTTGTACTTCCACTTGTCCTTTATGTGGAATGCGAAATCAACTGTGATGTTTTCGGTGACGAGCACGACGGCCATGCGCACCTGACTTTTAAAGAATTCTACGCTTACTATCTCATTTCCCCAAACAAATGGGATATCGATCTGGATTCGCTGTATTACAACAGAGGGGAAGATTTCATCCGGAAAAAGGTCACGTTTCTTCGTGTCAGAGACGTCATTCGATACAGAAGGTTTGCAAAAAGACGCCACGATCAATGTCTTTGTGAATACTCTGATATTTCAAAACTTGCCATCATAAAGGGCATGAGTGAAGATGCCGGAAAACTGCAAGAGTCCGCATTGAATGATATCGAAGAAGCAGCAAGAAGGTACATAGAAATCGTCCGTAGATGTGTAGAGGCGGACCAAAGATGAGTGATAATGGCACAGCGTACTGCATCAGGTGCGGTAAGAAGACAGAGTATTCGATAAAGCTTCAGCGCGTGAGGGTGAATGTTTGTGGGGTGCGTTTCAGTTATATTGAGAAGGACCCCTGTTGCACGAACTGTGGAGAAAGCGTCTACATCTCGGAAGTCGAAGATCAGAATGTTGATGCCAGAACGCTCGAATTCAACAAAGCGAGGGAAAAGCTCAGACACAAGATAGATTCAAACGGAGGTAAATCATGAGTCTTAATATTCGTTACTTAACCAACGGCACAAAAAACGTCTACGTTGTTATCGACAGTCGCCCGATTACTGTCAACTGCTACGAAACGCGGGATGAGATTCCGGTTCAGATCCGGCACTATGCGCCCGAAGGAGAGCCGATGTTTGTCGGTCCTGACGGAGCGCGGCTTCTTTTCGCAATGAAGGCGCTGTATCCAGAGCTGATGTGCGAATACTGCGGAAAGCCCGGATATTCAGGTGCTGTTTGCATATTTGAATCGTGCGTCGAGCCGTGGAAAACGTGCAAGTACAGGTACACGGGGTCAGGAGCATGAACGATATCAGGTCGGTTGATTTCGGCGACGCGCAGATTAAATCGTTCCTGTTTGAGGTGTACAGTGCAGGCTTTGGAGCCGGATATTCCCGATGCACAGACATACACACTGGTTTCAACACATGGTATCGTGATGTAATTCAGAAAGACAATCTGCCGGTCTATGCGGCACTTGACAGTACCAACAAGGACGTGCGGGATGCAATCGATAGCGTATGCTGTATCAATCAGATTCTGTATTCTGGCCGCTATGAGTCCATCCGGCCGCAGCTTGAATTTGCAGAAAAAGTATTGAAAGATTTCATCGCCAAAAGGCGTTGAGATACCATCCGAGTTTGGCTAGTTCGCACAAGCGTTCCGCTGTGTAGAAAATCGGAACCCATGAAAGTCCTCGTTGCGCTGGTACGCCAAACACAACAGCGCGGGCAAAAATCATTGGTGAATATCGCGCGTAACACGCAACGTTGACTGCTGTTCAATAATTCGGGAAACAGACAAAGAGCAGGCTTGGTTAAAGGCTCATAGTGCGGTGACCAGGAAACAGCCCACAAGCCCCTGCCTTTAGGTATGGGGTAAAGGGCTGCAAGTCTACTTATTGTTGGAGATGAAACATGGAATATTCCTACAAATTTAGGCTGTGCCCAAATGCGGCTCAGAGAAACTTAATACAGCGCACTTTCGGCTGTGCTCGATTTGTGTATAACCACTTTCTTTCTGAACGCATTGCGCAGTATCGAGAAACTGGGAAATCTCCTACACGATTTCAGCAGGATAAGGAACTCACTGTACTCAAGCAGAAACTCGAATGGCTGCAAGAACCAGATAAATGCGCGTTGCAAAATGCTGTGCGGAATTTAGACACCGCATATAAGAACTTTTTTCGCCGAGTAAAGAACGGCGAGAAGCCCGGTTTTCCAAAGTTGAAAAGCAAGCGCGACCATAGACAGAGTTACACGACGAATTGCAACATCAAGCTTTTTGAGAATGCCGTCCAGTTACCGAAACTAGGTCGTGTTAAGTGCCGGGTTTCTAAAGAAGTCAAATGCCGTATTATATCGGCCACGGTATCACAGAATCCCAGCGGCAAATACTTCGTATCGCTCTGCTGTACCTACATCGAGAACGAGCCGCTGCCGAAGACCGGCGCTGTGATCGGCGTTGATTTGGGCCTGAAAGCATTCGCTATTACGTCGGACGGCACGGAATATCCAAACCCGCGATATTTAGCCAAGAACCAGAAAAAACTTGTCAGATTGCAACGGCAACTCTCCCGAAAAACAAAGGGGAGTAACCGGCGCGAAAAAGCGAGGATTCAGGTTGCGCGGCTGCATGAGCGTATCGCAAACCAACGACTCGACATGATGCACAAGCTGTCAACGCAGTTCATCCGAGAGAATGACGTGATCTGTATTGAAGACTTAGCGCCAAAGAACATGGTCAAGAACCATCACATTGCGAAGTCCGTCAGCGACGCATCGTGGGGCGAGTTCAGGCGGCAGCTGGAGTACAAGGCCGCGTGCTATGGAAAGAAAGTCATAGCGATAGACCGGTTCTTCCCATCTAGTCAGCTATGTTCCTGCTGCGGGTATCGGAATACCAGCACAAAGAATCTGGCAGTGAGGGAATGGATGTGTCCGGAATGTGGGACGCGCCATGACCGGGATATCAACGCCGCAAAAAATATTCTAATTGAGGGATTGCGACTACTGGCCTAGCCCAAACATACGGTAGGGCGGGACACGCCCGAACCTATACGCTCGGGGAGACTATGTAAGACGCCACTACGGTGCAACGGTCGCTGAACTGAGAATCCCCCGGCTTTAGCCGTGGGGAGTGTCAAGAAACCAATTCCGCACAATATAGGGTGACGGTCATCCTTGGAGGTGCAGCAGGGTTTGAGTCCCCAAACGGTCAGGTTCGACTCCTGATCGTGCATGGTGCAAAACCTCCAGCCAATACGGAAGATGAATTCGAGCGGCCTCGGAGCCTGTCTTGAAAACAGTGCGCGGCGAAAGCCGTGGGGATCGACACCTCCATCTGCCGCCAATATGGAGCCGTAGCGCAGTTGGTAGCGCGCCTGATTTGGGATCAGGAGGCCACCAGTTCGAGTCTGGTCGGTTCCACCAGTTGCCGGGTCGCGCCCGGCTGATGTGGGCGGTTCCCGTCTCACCCCACGAAGAATGACAATGCCCGCTGAAAACTGCACGGTAGGTGGATCGAGGTTCGAGAGAACGTAGAGCCCACAACGTAATGGTTCCGGGAAGATTTCCGTGATGTGAGAATCTAAGCGAGAAGACGGCCAAAATGGATGCGTGGCCGAATGGAAAAGGCAGCAAGGGTATGCGGTGCAGGAAAGCGCGACACACTCAAACCTATTGGGGTTGAAGTAGCTACCTCGGACGGGAACAAAGCTCGTCGCATACTGTCTGCACCATGCGGGGTTCAAATCCCCGCCGCATCCACCAAAGCGCCCTTTTGTGGGAGTCGTGGCGCTTTCTACAAATAAAGTTCAACCCTCCGCGGCCACTGCGTCAGTGTGGCAACACGCGGCATTTGGTAAAGGGCAGCGACGAGCAACTGGCCCGAGGCAGTTCGATTCTGCCGAGCCGCACCAGCGAAGTCTGCAAATCTGCATGGTTAGTATCAGCTGCTACGGCCGATGTAGAGAAAACGCCGTTATAATGACGCAGATAAGGCGCTTCGCACCATGCCCGCCATCGGATGACTTCCCCGATGGAATGAAACCTCCGCATCTGGCAGTGGTGTCGTCGGGTTGATATAGCCGATAGCGAAGTTTGGGAGTAAACAAGCGAAATGGGAACTCCCCACTCAGATCGTCCATCATGAGGATAACAAGGTGGAGACTTTAAGGAATCATCAAATCATGCTTTAAGCGGAAATGCCGCTTACTCGACCGGGGCCTGCTCTGGTCAAGGTTACAGGTTGGTTCGGCGGGACGCCGCTGCATGAGCCTGCATACAGGGGTATCGCCAAGCGGTCTAAGGCATGGGACTTTGACTCCCATATGCGCAGGTTCAAATCCTGCTACCCCTGCCATAGCCGCCCGTTGGGGTTCTCCGCGCGACAAATTAACATGGTGGGAATCATACAGCTATCCATTCACGCACGCAATAGCGTGATCGTGGAGCCTAGCGCCACCGGCTAAAGACGCTGACCCACAGCGTCCAAGGAGAACGAGGCAAAAATGCAGCTATAGGGGCCAGAAAGCGGGATAGTAGCCACGCTGCAATATATGATGGTGCTACGAAGCTGTAGACGATGAACGCCTGGTAATACAGGACGGCTCAGCCGATAATGAATGAGTAAGATAGCGTCTACGGAAATAGGAGCTGTAGTAAATGGAGTGAAATTAACAGCCATCATATCCCCTGCGCTTGATGCGTGGGATGCCGGAACCAACAGAATATAGTGGTGGAAACCCACCGGGGCGAGGTAACACTCGTGCCGACAGCGCAGTAAAAGTCGTTTGCGTGTTTCGGCCAAAAAGGTAAAGGTCAAGCGGATATAGACCTTCGTAGAGACGGCACAAGTCCATTTCGGAACGTCCCGTTCAGCTTGCCGGGAAAGACTCACTAGTGGTCGAACTGGATGAATCCGCACTTGTTCGTAATGCTTGGGGCGAACTGAAATCCGCCAAGCTAGGCAGCACCTTTGGGAACGCTTTCAGGACTGCTGATACATAAGCGCCGGTGCGCAATCACCTAATTTGCCGTTGGTTTGCGCGCAAAACCTCACGTCCGGTACGTTAAGCCGGGATTGATGGGCCGTTAGCTCAACGGTAGAGCAAGCCGCTCATAACGGCTCGGTCGTAGGCTCGACACCTACACGGCCCACCATTCATTCTTGAGAAAGGAGGATTACACATGAACAAGGAAGAACTCGTTCAGGCAGTTGCCAGCAAGACCAACATGCCGAAGACCGCCAGTTTGGAGGCCATCGATGCCGTTTTCGCAGCAATCGAAGAATCTCTCATTGCGCACGAAGATGTCACTATCGCTGGTTTCGGAAAGTTCACTGCGAAGTACCAGAAGGCCAGAACCGCGAGAAACCCGGTCACGGGTGGACCGGTCGACGTTCCGGCAAAATTCTCGGTCAAGTTCTCGGCAAGTAGCGTACTGAAAAAGGCCGTCTCAAAGTGAATCATGGGGCTATTTTGCCCCTCTACATAATATAAAAACTACGGAAAGGATACAATTTCATGTTAGATATCAAAATCCATCGCGGCGATATTTTCTGGATTCGTCAGGACTATAGTGCCGTTGGCTCCGAGCAAAAAAAGAATCGTCCGGCGATCATTGTCAGCAACGACAAAAATAATACATATTCCGAAACTGTAGAGATTGTTTATCTCACAACCGCTGAGAAAAAGCCCATGCCAACACACGTTGCTATCGAAACGATGGGCAAGCAGTCTACTGCACTTTGCGAGGCCATCTACACAATCGATAAGGGACGCTTGGAGAACTACTACTGTACATTAACGACCGAGGAAATGAAACTCGTTGACCAGGCTGTTCTCGTCTCCTTGGGGCTTACGGCCCCACCTATTTGTACCGTAGCCGCATCACAAGAGCCAGAACCCGAAAAGGTCTGTGTTCCGATCAACCCGCCATTTGGTTTGGAAGATGCACTCCGCGCAGTGCAGAAGGAACGCGATACACTGCTTGCGCAGAAAGAGATCTACGAGAAAATCTGTGCCGCCGCACTGCCGCGTTGGCCGAAGGAGGTTGAGTTGGGCGCATGATTTATCTTGACCACGCAGCTACTTCTCCTGCGCTTCAATGCGCAAAGGTCGCCTTCAACGCGGTTTCAGCAACAATATGGGGAAATCCGAACTCTCTGCATTCCTTCGGGCAGGACGCCAGAAAGATGCGGGAATCCTCCAGAGAGACTGTGGCGCGGTGCTTGGGGTGTGAGCCGGAACAAGTGTTCTTCGTTTCCTCTGCAACAGAAGCTTGCAGGATTGCAATCACGAGAATGACGGAATCATGCAAAAAGGTCCATGTAACGAAAGTAGAACATGCAGCCGTAACCAGCATGACAGACCGCAAGGTATATAGTGACCGCCGGAACGATAATCGTGGTTTTGTGCATATCCACACTAACAACGAAACTGGCGAAATATACGATTTGAAAAGTGCTTTTTCAGGGTATGATTTGACGTTCTCTGACTGTACTGCAGCTATGGGGAAACAAAAAATCAATTTCCGTGAAAGTGGCATAAACTTCATATGCGGATCGGGGCATAAGATTGGCGCTCCGGTTGGAATTGGTGTTCTGATTGCAAAGAACCCAGCGGACATCACTGAACGTTTCCATTTTGGCACACCATCTGTTCCCCTTGCTGCCGCATTTGCATCGGCATTGGAGTTCCGCACCAAAGAGATAGATTTGTTTGCTGGCGTAACAGAATTCTTGCATGACCGCCTGATTGATGGTATCATGAATGAAATACCAGACGCGCAGTTCAACGGTTGTCCGTGCTTCGGGCATCAGATGGAGCAATCTCCGTACATCGCAAACATCTCTTTCCCAGGCATCGAAAACCACGCGCTTGTCCTGCGGCTTGCCGCTGATGGCCTGATGGTTTCTTCCGGCGCGGCGTGTTCCAGCGGTGACAATGAGCCATCTCGCGTGCTTCTTGCTTCCGGGTATTCTGAGGAACGTGCACGGTCAGCTATCCGTTTCAGTTTCGATTACAAGCTTGATTTCGATGCAAACGATATGGGCAACAACTACGGGTTGAACCTTGAACGCGATGCAAGAATCATCGACGAGGCCGTGAAGATCGTGGCTCAGAACGTGCGGGAAATGAGGGGTATATAATATGCCGCGCAAAAAGCTCAATTACACAGACAACTATTACAAGCCATTCCCCACTCGTCTTCGTAGGCTCATGCGTGGGGACGCAGGGAAAATCAACAGAACTGTATCGCAGCAAGAATTAGCGGATTATCTCGGCCTGAAGGCAAGACAGTCTGTATCTGCATACTGTGACGGTTCTGGACAGCCCAGTTGGGAGAATATCGCCAAAATCGCAGAATACTTCAGCGTATCTACGGACTGGCTGCTAGGTGTAACAAACATTGAAAGTGTTGAGCGAAACATTCAAGTTGCAGCTTCTACACTCGGCATTTCTGGGAAAGCTGCTGAGAATCTCGCAAGGATTTCAACTGAAACCGAAGATGATAACATATTTATTTCCCTCAAGAAATCAGCGGCACATGATGCACTAAATAGGATTCTGGAATCAGAAGATGTGCTTTGGGTTGCGGAAGCTACAGATCATTTGTTGGACATAGAAAAAGCACGTCCGCGAAATATACTTTAATCCACGCGGGACAAATCTGATTTCCCGGTAGAATCATAACTGTAAGCCCTCACGGGCACATCAAAAAATATAGGAGGAAAAACAAATGGCAATGGATATTCAGGATATGGTGGCTGCAATGCTGGCCAAGGATGAGGCTTTCCACGGAAACGAGCTGGTTCCCGCGAAAGTTGAGGTCTACAACAAACTCAAGGAACACGGAGCTGCGATTGCGAAGGCGCTGCGTACTCCGTGGCACGCGGACGATCTGGAGGTACGGGATCGGAACACGTTCGTCTACGTCGACTTCCCTCTCCCGGTCAACATCCTCAATGACAGCATCCGCAACCGCATTTCTGAAATGTACAAGCTGGCTGATATGGTAACGCTCGCAGATGTCAACTGTCGGCTGCGTATGACCTTCACGGTCGCAAACGTCTGGAAAGAGTGAGTGGATATTATGACGAAACAGGAACGCCTTATCGTATCGGCTTATACTGGCGTGTTGATGTGTGGCTTTTGGGAGTTTCACAACTATGTGGAACAGCTTTTGCAGCGTCCAGTTTTCACGCACGAGTTTGCAACGGAAGATGTGCAAAAAGAGATTAAGGAAAAGGCGCGGCCGGCATTTTTGATGTTATGCCAGGAGGATTAAGAGAGATTTAAATAGAGAATTGGAGGCAGCCATGAAGAAACTTTCAGAGATCATCCCCGGAAAAACTTTTGAGTTCGCAGGTGAGAGATTCGTTGTTTTGCTTCAGGGTGATGGCGCTGCGCTTGTACTGCTGGCGCAGAGCACGGAAAAGCTTCCCTTCAATGACAGAGCGGACATAGAAAAACTCAGCGATTATACCTGCTCTGATTTGAAGGAGCACATTGACAAATGGGTAGAAAAACTGCCGCGTACTCCCGAGGAAGCTGCAGCCATTCTCCCGTTTGAAGTTGACCTGAGTTGCCTCGACCGCGGTATGACTTATGGAAATATCACGGTCAAAGCAGCGCCCCTTACGCTTTGGCAGCACCGACAATTCGAAGACATAATTCCCGAAAACAAGGATGACTGGTGGCTCGTCACGCCGGCGGTCAGCACGCGGGTTCCCATTACGAACCCCGATGTATTCTGCCTTGTGTGGCGTGTCTGGAAAAGCGGAGACAGGGGCATTGGAGTTGCGTATATGCCGCAGGGCGTCCGCCCCGCCTTGCTGCTCAAATCTGATATCAACGTATAGGGAGTGAATGTATGGGAGGTAAACTCCACACGAACGTTGTCAAGAACCGCTACACATTCCTTGTTGTGTACGATGACAAAGATAATGAAGAACTCACGGTCGAGGCCGAAAGTGTAGGTGCAGCAGCGTTAATGTTGCCGCATCATCGGAGAGGCGCAGTGCTTTTGAACAGCACGCCATTGGAAGTAGAGGGCAATAAACATGGATGAAAATCAGGAAATGAAGCGGTTCGCCGACCGGCTCTGGGACTACTTCAAACCGAAAATTGAAGAACTGACAAGATCGAACATTTGGTATTTCCGGGCGCAGGTCACACGAGTGGCTGCAAACGGCAAGATCACCATTCAGCGAGCATTCGATAAAGAAATCGCTCTCCCCTACGTCTCCAGCATGGAGAATGCAGCTGTCGGCACGCAGGTCACTGTCTTCGTTCTCGGAAGCAGCATGACAAACGCTGTTATCGTCGGGGACGGGACGTTGAGCAATCTTTAAAGATTGGAGCGTGAAGACGATTTCTGCAGTTGTGGCGAAGAAAAAACCGGGAGGAATTAACCTCCCGGTTTTTTCATACCTTTTTCACGTATGCTTTGTAGACATAGCCTTCCTTGCCGGACACGGTTCTGACGTAGTACCAGCTCTTCGTCTGATATCCGTACCATGTGACCGTTTCTCCGTATTTCAGGACAAATCGGACTTCACTGCTGGTAGATGCGGATGCACGAAGATTCAATTCACTGGCCGTGACCTTCATCTTTACGCCGTTCGCTGCGGATTTATCCGTCTCAATCCAGTTTTCCGACTTCACGGGCTTCGGCTGAACGGCATGATTGCCATATTGCCGTTTGCTAAGATAGTTGCCCTTACCGCTTTTTAGCCAGATCGCGACAAATCCACGAAGCTTGTTGGGGCGTGCCCACGCAGCAGTTGGTGTGACGTAGCTGCTGGAAGCTCCGCCGTCAAGGTTGATTGCGAATTCGTACTTCTCAGCGACGAACTTGTTTGCAACAACGTCCATCGGGACCTGTTTCTCTGTGACGATGATGCCGAGCACCTTACCCTTCAGCCCCATGGCCGTCCGGTACTTGTTGCCTTCAAGGCCCTTGGGAACCGTGAATCCCTTCACACCGTTCTGGACTATAGCGGGGTAGCCACCGACTGCATCGGGCGACGTGACGGCTCCACGGGCCTCCTGAATGGGCATCTTATAGTCCTTGAAGCCGATGAACGGCTGCCACCCTTGATATTCCATTGTTCCCTTGTGCTTTACGCCGGATGCCGGCGTGTACTTGCCGTAGTTGAAGAGTTCCGCATTGATGACGATATCGGGGAATCTGTCATTCCATGTAGCGCGAATTGCAACACTGCCGGTTGTTTCCCCTCTCGCGTCTGCCATTTTGATATGCTCAATTCGGTCAATACGGGAAAACGGGATCTCGGCGAAGATGCCACCTTGGAACTCAGAATACTTCACTGTCGTTGGGGTTGAAGAAGTTGACGTAGTGGGCTTAGAATCTTCGCTGCCAAGCACGTCCCACTTGGGACGGCCAATTCCACCGATGGAGGCAGAATTTCTGTAGTACCACTTTTTAAAAACGCCGCCGCCATTCGCAATCACAGTGTTGCTGCCGGAACTGGTGTTCCCCTCAATGGTATAGATCCGCGCATTATCGACCTTATACACGATGCCAGTGTGCGTCATGCTTCCGGGCTTTCCAAAGAAGATCTGGTCGCCTTCCTGCACTTCTGCGACAGGAACGGCCTTCCCTGCGGCTTTGTAGTAGTTATACGATTCCGTACAGCCAGCACCATAGCCGCCCTTCGGTTGACAGGTTGCTTTCATGCCGAGTGCAAGACCGAATGCCTTGATAAAGCACCAGTCCACAAACATATCACACCAGGGGAGTCCCTGCTTGGGTGCATGGTAGGTCCCCCATTTGGCATGGTCCCGAGCGTACTTCGTGTAGTTGTTTCTGCCGGCATTCGCAGTCTTGCTGTCGAGCTCTGCGTTCGTCGCTTTTTCCAGATAACCCTCTTCAGTTGCCGCAATGTCGAGCAGCTTTTTCTTTGCTTCCTGAATGGTCATTTGATATTCCTCCTTTTGCGAGGCTAAAGCCCTATTCCTGACTACCGTTCGGTGTTCTGTTCTTATCTTCGCTCTTGGCGCTCTGATAGCCGAAGTAGAACGTCAGAACCATCACTATGATGGAATAAAAGTCCTTCGGCTCTACCTTGTCACGAAGTGCCATTGCAACAAACGCACCCGTGAGTACAATCGTTACGAGTGACTTGACCTTAAAAAGGTTCTCGATGATGACTTGCCACCAGCTGTTTTTCATAATAGTTTCCCTTCTCAGTCTTTAAGGACTGCTTCAATGATTCGTGCGGTTGCATCCAAGCCATGCTTTTCCGCCAGTTCCCGTACAAATATGAGTGCGTACTTGCTTCTATTTTCGTTCTTTGCTTTCCAGAAATAAAATCCGGTAGCTGCAGAAACCTCAACGATCCACCCGCAGAGTACCGTTGCAGCAGCTGCTTTATCGTCAGCAGCCAGGAAAATGACGATAAACACAACAAGCATCAGATACGAGAAAATGAGAATGCGTTTGCTCCATTCCATTCCTTTTAAGACACCACTTCCCATTCGTCCACTTCCTTCTTGATTTTTTCGATGAAAGAATTGCCCTTGAGTGCCTTGTATGCCTTGTACGAATATTCGAAATTTTCGGCTTCGTACTGGCGGATCTTTTGTGTGTCCTTATTCTTGTAATAGGTGTGCAGCATGTCAGAACGAAGTTGACACTTCATTCCGGCCTTGATCGCGCTATCCCCCATGACCCACTCACGGATTGGCTTAACCAGAACCACCAGTACAGCGCCAATCGTAGTAATCCCACCAAAGATGGTCACGATATCTTTGAAAGTTTCCATTGCTTTTCTCCAATCATTCGATATTGACGAAGCAAAAGAGAGCCGCGAACGCAGCCATCTTTTGCTTCGCTCGCGGCCCTCTTCGGCCCTTCTGCGCCGCCCTTTCAGCGCAGGACACTATGGTTTTTTATTTCACAGCGGGAGGTGGAATCCACTTGCCGCAGAAGAAATGAATACAGGCACTGATTCCGTATGCTGTGTCGGTGAATGATCTGCACAGTTTTGCTCCATGGTTGTTGAGCACGGGACCAATCTCACTCATCGTTTGCGCCCTTTCTGGCTTTTCGCCGTGTCACACGTTCAATCTGCCTGCTTGTCTTCTTGAACTGGGTTCCTTTGCAGACCCAGTACAAATTCGTTTCCTCAATTACGTCGAAGGTCTCTCCGGATTTGAGTTTGAGAATGTATTGTGCAGTTTTCCTTTCAGCCATTTCAGCACCCCCTTCCTCACTTCGGCCAGCTCGTGATCGTCGCAATCGGGAAGTCAGCAACCGATACGGCGTTGATTGTCATTGTCCCGTTGCTGGTAAGTGGACGTGTGAATCCTTGAATCAGATGCCGTTCTACCGGTGAAGACGGTTTGTCCGTCCTAACGATTTCAACAAGACTGTTTTCAAATATATGCATCATCTGTATGCACTGAATTGATACTGCTTTCTGCAGAACTGTCGTTCTTTTCAGTTTCCACTCAGCGAGATCTCTGCACTGCGTCGTGGTATAGTATCCGGACGCAGTTTCCCGATAGGTTTTTCTACCTATGAGGTTGATGTTTGTATCGCTGCTCGGGTCAAGATTCTGCGCTCTTCCGGACGCCTGCGGATAGTTATCAGTCTGCTCGCCAAGGACGATATAGTCATTGAAAACCTCCGTGTTTTTGACCGTGTAAGTCGCACCAAGAAGCTGTGCCTCATCCATTGAGAACTGCCAGAGAATCGGCTTGTCCGTATCAACGATGTCATCCTGCGACGGTTCCATTCTGAATGTTCCCGTTTGGTCGTACCCTACCCATGCGTTTACCATCTCCGCCATGCCGAGTGCAACATCCGCGATTGTTCCGTCGTCGCTGTCTACACGCAGCGTGTATGGCGAGTCTGTCAGCGCAGCTGTCGTGCCATCCGGAAGCGCCTGCGTCTTCCCATTGTAGTAGTTCGTGAAAACCGGCGTCACATGGTCAATGGGGTATCCGTTGCCCTTGTCGAGCTTCAGGAGCGCCGCCACGGGTTCAAAGATATTCGTCCCTACCGGAACCTCATATGTTGCTTCAAGCCGCCCAAACAGGCTTCCATCAATGTATGCCCACTTGTCTACAAGCGGGTACGTCATGGTTCGAAGATTTGGGTTCATCGTCTCCTGCGGCTCTTGGATGTAAAAGACGCCCTGCTGGATGTAGTATTCCGAACCATCCGAGAGAATGAGTCCTTCATCGATTGCCACCTGCTGACCGAACCAGATATTGTTGACATTATAGTCATACTCGGCATCTACGTTCGAAAGCGTTATGCTCGCTGTCCTTCTCTGGCCGTTTTGCAGATTGCAGGTGATGCTTCCCTCTTGAATGAACGTGCCATTTCTCCGTCCGAGCGGATTATTATCGAGCGCAAAGGCTGTACTTCCGTCCGGTTGCAGGAAACGAATCCGACAGAGCTTTGTAAATGGCGTGCGCAGCTGCGCAAGATAGTCTCTGACTCGTTCTGCGTGCTCGCCAGCATAAACATATCCGGGTGTCGGATCAGGCGTAGGAGGCTGCGGCGCATTCTTTTGCCAAACCGGATAAAACGTAGCAACTGCGTCTGTCATGTATGTGCCGCCAAGGTCATATGCTTTCTCCCCGCCGTCCGTTGTGGCCCAACCGACTTGGGTGTAGCCATCACGGCCGAAGATGGCTCCGGCAAGTGTAAGCGGTTCACCTTGGTTTTTGGTCACAGATTGCGCCGTTCCCGTGCCGTTCATTCCGGGGAGGTAGGTTATGACATACGTTGTGGCTATCGAGTAGCTTCCATCATCGTTCTTGATGACCTTTGTATCTGATTTAACGACGAACGCAGGCCGGATGCCTTTGGATTCCGTCTGCGCGGCCCATCCGCCGCTACCGGCCGTATCCTGATACCAGACTGTCGTTGCTCCGGTATCGGGCTGCGTTCGTGTCCACCAGTTCGCCGCCGCCCCGTTCAGATAGGCAATGAGCGCTTCTTTGCTGCTGTTTTGTTCGAAATATTCAAGCTTTGCACCGTCGATTGCTTTTGCACACATATGGTATCACCACCTCCTAGAAACACCATGCCGCTGTGATGCCGTCCACCTCGGACGCGACGCTCCAGTCCGCTTCACCGCTCCATCCAGTT